TCTCTATTGTGGTTTCACCATAAAGTATTCGAAAAATTACCTCTGATTGATCATCGTCAAAAATACACTTGATATCAGGAGTGTCTTCTATACCGTAGATTTGGAGAGTGGCTGACATAGACACCCCAGACTCACGCAATTTGAGAAAGACGTCACGAATTGCTTCTGCCGCAACATCCAGTGATAATTGGGTCGTTATCTTTATAAGATGGGTCATTGCGGTCTATTCTAGTACCATCTCATAGAGAATGTAAGACTGCGAAAACCCAGTCCTTAGGTGGCTGGTTTCAGTGATTACCCACAAGTGATATTCATTGCCATCAAAAGAAAGACCATAGTGATATCCGCCCGAGTGCCCACCGGTTCCTTCCAAATATTCCTTAGCCCACTCCATAGTCTTGTCTACTTCTTTCTTCTTGAGTGGTATCTTGATCGGACCGTGTTTGATACCCCAAACAGAGAGAGCATGATGCAGATGTTCACGATACCAAAATTCGTCCATCCCTGGTTGCGTCTTCCTCACCAGATGTCGAACTTTTCTATTCCATCGACTCACAAGTTCCAAGTGAGTTCTCCTGGTTGGAACTCTACCACATCCAGGCACGCTTCTGGTTCCATCAGCTTGAACTGAACGGCATCGTGTTCATTCTGAAATGTGAAATACATCTTCCAAGTCATGGTCGTGTATCCACGATCATCGGGGGCATGGGTCTCACTGATAGTTTCCTTATACCTGATATTGAATTCAGGATATTTCTTGATGAGATCTAGCAGACATCGATAACCAATGTTGATAGACATTTGAATGGTAACTTGTGAGCTCATCTGGAAATGGTAACATAAAAAGTGACATAAATATCACGCATTTTTAGAATACTGAAATGCATTCCGGTGTGAGTATGCCCGGATTTCACTTAGGAAATATATGAACCACTTCATGCTCTCATCTCCTGAAAGGATCCAATCCTGGGGCCAGTTTCGCGACGGCCTTCCAACGGTGGATGAAGAAACCCAATTGAACAATGTTGCCAAATTTTGGGCTCTCTGTCCATTCGCAAAATGGACAGTTGATCCTGACGCTCCGAAAACATGGCCGTCAGTTTGGGAAATGTTGCATCACGGTGACTATTGCAAGAATGCGATTGCTATTGGGATGGAAGCAACTCTGAGATTGTCGGGCTGGGCCCCAGAAAGGCTCAAGCTCACTATGGTAAAAAATCTGGTTGATTGTGAGGAGTTTCTAACTCTGATAATTGATGCCAATCAGGTTCTAAATTACAGTTACGCTGAAGTGATTGGAGTTGAGGATCTAACTGACGAAGTGGAAACTCAGCAAGCGTATAGGTGGAATGGTCGTGCTTATGAACTCGTGTCATAAATACTCACCCAAAATAACAAGAAGAAGAAATGAAAGTAACGAAAAGCAATGGTAGTCTAGAGCCAGTAAATCTAGACAAAATCGTCAACAGTGTGACTCGCGTTTGTGATGGTTTGGTTGACTTTGATCCCACAAAGATCGCAATCAAAACAATCGGTGGTCTATATGACGGCGTTACGACCAGAGAATTGTCTCTGTTGAGCATCCAAACCGCAGTTGGTTTTATCAAGGAAGATCCAGTCTATAGCCGTGGTGCTGCTCGTCTCCAAGTTGAATTCATCAACAAAGAAGTGGCAAACCAAGAAATTCACAGCTTCAGCCAAAGTATCCAAGTTGGCTTCGATCAAGGCCTCATCAGCCCAGAAGCATACAAGCTGGTAATGGATAACAAGCGGAAACTGAACGCAGCCGTGAAGACGGAACGTGACGACTATTTTGAATACTTTGGCGTCCGTACATTGTACGATCGATATCTGTTGAAGCATCCCACAAGCCGTGCAGTCATTGAAACTCCTCAGTATTTTCTGATGCGAGTTGCTGTGGGTTTGGCTGACAATGCGCAAGACGTGGTTGAATTCTACAATTTGGTGTCTTCATTGGAATACATGACGTCAACTCCAACATTGTTCAACTCTGCTACCAATCACAGCCAAATGAGTTCGTGCTATCTCCTGGATTCGTCTATGGATGACCTCAAGGACATTTACAAGCGTTATCAGGATATCGCATTGATGTCCAAGTTTGCTGGTGGTATCGGCGTGTCTGCATCAAGAATCCGTTCATCCGGTTCGTTGATCAAGGGTACTAATGGCAAGTCGAACGGTATCGTTCCTTGGTTGCACACTTTAAGCGGAAGCGTTGCGGCCGTTAACCAAGGCGGTAAGAGAAAGGGTGCAGCCTGTGTTTATCTGGAGACCCACCACCCAGATATCATGGACTTCTTGGAACTCCGTGACAACGTGGGTGAAAAGGAAAAGCGAGCCTACAACCTGAACATCGCTAACTGGATTCCTGACTTGTTCATGCAACGTGTCAAAGAAGGTGGCGTATGGTCCATGTTCGACCCAGCTATCGCCCCGGAACTCACCGACCTGTTTGGTGATGCCTATAACGCTCGCTACTTGGAACTGGAAGCAGAAGGTAAGTTCTCTGTTCAAGCACCAGCTGCCAAGATCTATGGCCGTATGATGAGAACATTGGCTGAGACAGGTAATGGTTGGATGTGTTGGAAGGATGCGAGTAACAAGCGTTGCAACAGCGCAGTTTCTGTTCCCGAAAAGTTCCATATCACACTGGAAAACGACAAGACTATGGTGTTCACGGATGGTGACGTCTTGATGAATACTCAACGTGGTATGGTTGCGATCCGTGATCTGACACAAGATGATGATCTGTTGGACCTGTAAACGAAAAGAATAAGAAAATGAAAATTAAGAAAATCATCAACATCGAAGCACACGATCACGTAGTTCACCTTTCCAATCTGTGCACTGAAATCCTGGAGCCCACTCATGGTGGCAAGTATGCATACTTCACCGTAAAGCAATTGGCAGCATTGACTCCTCAGGATTATATCGATCACAGCATCAACATCGTTGCCTTCAACACTGAGAAGAACATGTTCGAGGCAATCATCGGTGGTGAGACCGCAGTTTGTAACCTGGGGTCTATCAACCTTGCTCGCGGATATGTGAAGAATGGCAAGCTGGATGTGGCAAAGCTCCACAGAAATGTGGCAGTGGCTGTGAAGTATTTGGATCGAGTCATCGATCGTAACTTCTATCCGATTCAGGAAGCCAAGGCAAGTAACAATCGCCTGCGTCCAATCGGACTGGGTTTGATGGGTCTGCAAGATCTGTTTTTCCAATTGCGTCTGCCTTTTGAGTCCGATGCAGCGATTGCCTTGTCAGCTCAAGTTCAGGAAGAAATTTACTTCCAAGCTCTACAAACCAGCATGGAGTTGGCAAAAGAAAACGGAGCTCACCGTGACTTCGAATACACTCATGCGGCAAAGGGTCTTCTGCAGTTTGATCTCGCGGGTGTTGTCCCTCAAGATGTAGCTCGTTGGGATGCACTCAAGGAAGACATCAAGAAGTATGGTCTGCGCAACAGCTTGCTGATTGCCATTGCACCAACTGCCACGATTGCTTCTATCACGGCTGCTGAGGAATGCATCGAAGCGCAGAAGAGCAATCTGATCAAGAGAGAAACACTGAGTGGTGAATTTGTCGTCATCAACAAATACTTGGTTGCTGATCTGAAGAAGATTGGTCGTTGGGATGCGACGACGCAGAATCAACTTATCACCAGTGAAGGTTCACTGGAAACAGTTCCAGATCTGCCTGCTGAGTTTTACGAACTCTACAAGACTGTTTGGGAAATTTCACAGAAGAAGGTTATCGAACATGCTGCCGCACGTGGTCCGTATATCGATCAAAGCCAATCTCTGAACTTCTTCCTGGATCTCAACAAGTTCCCAGAAGAGAAGCGAATCTCAGTTCTGAGTTCCATGTATATGTTGGCATGGGAGAAAGGCTTGAAGACGTCCTACTACCTGCGTGGTCGTTCCAAGACTAAGATCAACAAAGTCACAACCAGCTCGGCAACACTGGATGCTAATCCACCAGAACCAGAAGTCTGTGAAAGCTGCCAATGATCGAAAGTACAACTCAACAAGGGTTGTACCTTGCAGCCTTCTTCAGCGACGAGACCACGCAGCGCATTGAAGAATATCTGATTGGGAACAAGATTCCCAATTCGGTGGCGAGATCTAGCCTACACACCACTATCGTGTATTCGAGAGCTCCAGTTGAGATGGAACCCATTCACACAATTGACGTTTTGATCCCAGCATCAAATTGTCACTTGGAAATCTGGGATACTCCATCAGGGAGAACTCTAGTCTTGAAGTTTTTCAGTCCTTACTTTTTGATTCGATTCAATGAAGCTATGGCACTGGGAGCTTCATATGACTATGACGAATACAAACCACATATCTCATTGAGTTATGATGTGGGACCGGACTTCACGATCGATCATCTACCCACAATTGATTTTGATATCAATGTAGTGGGTGAATACAGTGAAGTATTGGACTCCACGGACGACTAAATATCGGCGAACGACAGCCCCGACAAATAGATTGTCGGGGCATCGTAGCCTAGAATACTTGAATAACAAAAAGAACAGGAGTTAGTTAAATGGCAATTTTGGATCCCGGGTTTCACCTCACTTTAAGACCAATGAAATATCCACAATTTTTTCAGGCGTTTGTGGATTCTCAACAGAACAATTGGTCAGTTCAAGAAGTGAGTTTCAACACCGACGTAGCTGATCTCAGAGATAAAATCACCCCCGCGGAGCAACATCTGATCAGCAGATTGGTTGCGTTCTTCGCCACTGGCGACACCATCGTGGGTAACAATCTGGTTCTGAGTCTTTACAAGCATGTCAACTCTCCAGAAGCCAGAATGTATTACGGCCGTCAGTTGTTTGAAGAACAACTACACGTTCAGTTCTACCTGACGTTGCTTGACGAATACATCAAGGACCCACAAGAACGTGCTGAAGCGTTTGATGCCATCAACAACATTCCAAGCATCAAGAAGAAGGCTGACTTCTGCTTTAAGTGGATTGATACCGTGGTTGACATGGACGAATGCCGTACCAACGAAGATCGTAGAAAGTTCCTCTTGAACCTGATCGCGTTCGCGGCAGTTATTGAAGGTATGTTCTTCTTCGCAGCATTTGCGTATGTCTACTATCTGCGTAGTCGTGGACTTCTGCACGGTTTGGCATCAGGCACCAATTGGGTGTTCCGTGACGAATCCTTGCACATGAACTTTGCTTTCGATGTGGTTGATACCATTCGTAGTGAATATCCTGATCTGTGGGATGCTAGTTTGGAAGATGAAATCGAACAGATGATCAACGAAGCTATTGATTGTGAAGAACAATTTGCAGAAGACGTACTGAGTAAAGGCATGCCAGGCTTCAACAAGAAGCAAATGCGTGAATACTTGGAATTCATCGCTGACATCCGTTACACCAGATTGGGTATGGGTAAGAAGTTCAATACCCAGAATCCGTTCTCTTTCATGGAATTGCAAGACATGCAATCACTGACTAACTTCTTCGAGCGCACGGTATCCGAATATGCGGTTGGAATTGGTGGTGATGTATCTTTTGATTCCGATCTGGATTTCTAATTTTGAGTTCCTTGCCAGTTATGGTTAAAATTGGCTGGTAAGGAATCAATATGACCAAATCAAAGACTTTAATCACTGAAGAAGAATTGGCAATTATGAAATTGAAGGGGGTGACCTTTTCGGTCACTCATGAAGTTTCATGGGATCAATACGAAGAATATTGCGACTGTTTGAAGGATGAATTGTTTTCAAATCATAAACTTCAAATTGAACTCCAGGATATTATCAAAAATCCAAAGGTTTATGCCAATTTCGAATCCCACTATAGATCTGATCTAAGTGAAGCGATTTCCAATATCGAAGTAAGTTATATGGCAGAAGACGATTGTCATACCGTCTTCAGGCAGGAAGTTGCAGCGCACCTCGATGAAATTCGACGTCGTGAGCTTGAATTGGAAGAACAAGCAAAAGCTGCCACTATTGCTAAAAGAGCGATGGATAAGGGTAATATTATTCGTCTACCCAGTGCAGCATCACACAAAAAGGCGGAAGCCATCTTAAAAGCCGCAGGCTTAATCTAAAGGAAAAATATGTTGTTGAATTTGAGTTCCGCCCCTTCGGCGGGTGATATCATTGCAGTGAAGCTGATCAATGGTGAAGAAATTATTGCCAAGTTTGTATCCGCGGAAGGATCCAAAGTAACCGTGTCACGACCAGTTATTCTGGTTCTGACTCCAAGTGGTGGCGGTCAAGCACAAGTGAGCTTTGCTCCGTTCATGTTGGGTATTGATCTGGATAACGAAATCACTATCGACGAATCCAAGATGGTTACTTCCCCGGTCAAGGCGCGTAACGACGCGGCCAAGCAATACATCCAATCCACGACTGGTATCGCTCTGTAATGCCAGCAAAAGCCAGATTGGGCGACCCCACTTCACACGGTGGGTTCGTGATTACTTGTAGTCCAGACACCCTGACTAACGGGTTCGGGAATGCACGAATCGGCGATCTAGTGTCATGTCCTATCCATGGCACCAATCCCATCATTGCCGGTGCATCCCATCATTCATCAAATGGATTCCAGGATGCTCGTATTGGTGACAGATCAAACTGCGGGTCCATCATCATAAGCGGTAGTCCTGATCGGTACGTGGGTAATGACCCAGCGCCAGCCCCACTGTCGGTTTATTGGAGCCAGGATGCACAGTTATTCAAATACAACGAACGTGACCTTGGTGGGCTGCGTGATGAGCCTACGAACTACTTGGGGCATGTATTGCGAGATCCAAAACCCACGCCATTGAGTGAACCCGATCAACGAAAAAACGATAAACTGGTTGGTGGAAAACCACCAGTAGTTGAGGAAGATCCCAAGGAGCCGCCTCCCAAGACCCCAGCCCCAGTGGGTTGCGAAAACGTGGAAGCTGAGTATGCGGCACAAAAGGAAGCCATGCAGCTGAGTCCCAGCTTCAAATTGTCCGATGTGTCTACCAATACTGCAATCTCCAGAAACAAAGTTGTCGCTCAGCGTGGTTTAAAGAGAGATGAAATCATCTGCAACTTGCGCGCTCTTTGTGTCAATACCTTGGAGCCACTCGCTGCTCATGTTGGTGGTAGAGGGAAGATGATTCTCACTAGTGGGTTCAGAACACAACAGAATGGCCGTTCTCAGCACGAGGAAGGAAAGGCATGTGATGTTCAATTTACCGATCAGGGTGGTGGTAACAAACTGAGTGACATGATGTGGGAACGAGCTAAATGGGTTCGTGACAATGTGATGTACGATCAGTTCATTCTGGAGTATCTGGGTAACCGACCATGGTTCCACCTCAGTTACAACAGAACTGGCACCAATCGCAGACAAGTCTTAAGCATATTCCCGGGCGAAAGTTATAAAGCTGGTTTGATACGTAGGTAATTGGAATCAGCACTTTTGTGCGATAAATAATCCCACATACGAGATTCTATCATGGATTACCAATACACACTCCCTCTTGAATATTTCAAACAGTTGAAGACTGGACAGAAAACGTTCGTCTTCGATATGCAGGATGCCATCACCAATAAACAGTTGGAAGATGATCCTGTTTTGGACTTGCGACAGGGCGACACTGTTCAATGGAACATTGCCGTTCCTCCTGGCGTCAGCATGGTCACTTGGGAAAGCACTTACGATGAACGCATCGTGATGCTCAAAACCAACACGTATCCGGAAAAGGGCAAGGAGGAAACTCTTTGGCCTATGGGATACGATCAAATGAATCCCAAGCCACCAGTGGCTTCGCTGGAAACGATCAAGCTGATCAAGGCCACCACGTTCAAAATCAGACCGCTGAAGGACATCAAGATCCTTAATATCAAGGTCTCGTTCCTGATTTCAGATCCAGCGTTGTATGAAGCTTGGCGCGTTGGTGGATCCCCACCAGCAAACACCGACTATCCGGAATTGGTGCATGAGTTTGAGGAGAACATTCTGATCTCCCGTTTCTCTGATATGCCTTCTGGTCCGTATCGAGTGATGATTCCACAGGCTGCCGTTGGGTGGGAGCTTTCTGTAAATCTGTTGTCAGCTCCAAATCAAAATGCCAAGATATATTTGGCATTCGATGCCCCTCCAGTCAAGGATATCGCAACATCAATCACTGACGAAAAGACGTCTCTGACTCGTTTGTGGGCTGGGGAACAAATGAAGGCAATTGCCATGCAGGGCGAACTCACCGTTCCCGTCAGCATGACAGATTTCCTAGCTAACAACTTCATCGCAGATCGTAGTCGTTGGTTATACATCGACTTTGATTTCCCTTCCGGGAAGGCGCTGACGGTTACCAGCAGAATTCACGTCTTTGAGGGTGAATACAACCCAGAGGATTATCCGGATTACGAGCCACCAGCTCTGACTCCATTCCCGAAGCCATTCAAGCCATCCATAGATTTTCCACCACAGTTGCCATATGGTGATGAGTTTCCTCCAAAGAATCCCAACACCCAGTACATGAATACCGCGTTGGATTTGGCGAGCAAGGGTAACATGCTCAAAGATCCTTTGAAGGATATGTGCATTGGAGCCGAGTCAGGGCTTGATTCCATGATTGATTCCATATTGGTTTCACCCTATAAATCATCTGTCAACTTCAAGGAGTTGTTCAACAAGGTCATCAACTTTGGTATTTTCTCTCGTGACATGCAGGCTATCAGTAGTCAAATGTTTGGCAATGCTGGTGATAAGGAATTGATTTCAATGCCATATTCATTCGCGAAGACCGCAGCTCCAGTCATTGGTACTAACATTCCAACCGTCAATACGGTATTGAGTATCGCCCAATACAAACAGACGAGTAACTATTATGGCGAAAGAACTCAAGACGCTTGTTCTGCTATTCGGGATATTGCTGGTGGCCTCCTACAATTGGGCTCTGATATGGTGGATAAGATTGGATCAATCGCCAATGAGATCAAGGGTATCGTAAGCCAAGTTGGCCAATCAATCGCCAAGATCACGTCAATGATTGGTGCGGCCGTCGCAAAGATCAGCCAAGTAATGAGCGACATGATGAATGGTGCAATCAATTGTATCAAGAACATTGGTGATGCAATGGAACAGTTGATCCGTGAAAGTACCGCTGGTATGATCAGATCACTGAACCAATTGAATCCATGTGCCAGTGGCGTATTGCTTGGCGACACTCTGGGCGGCACACCAGGTATCTTGTCTCCAGAAATGGGAGAACTCGTGAGAGAAGCTCCACAACTTTATAACATTGACATAGACTTCTAATGCCAGAAATTGCAATCATCGGTGACGAAGAGCTCCTTCAGTTTTCACCCTCAGCCGCAAGTTGGATCTTGTTGCCAACTATGAATACACCATATGGCCCAGCCACATACTTGTATTCAGGCCGTATCACTTATCAGAATGCCAACAACACATCAGTCACAGTCGATGTAGTCCTAGCCCGTCGTGATAAGGCTTCCACCGGCAGCACGTCTGTCTATCCTAGAGTCCACACCGAAGAACGGATTGAAACAGAAGTTCCTTATCGAGCAATCATATACGCATTCAAACAAATGGGTGTGAAATACCTGTTTAGTGTTGCACATGTTGGACGACTTAAAGAAAGCGTGCAAGTGAATGATATCTACTTGCCAGATCAATTCATTGATTACACAAAGAATCGAGGCTCTCCTTTCTTTGGATCATCAGCTTGGGCTCACAACACTAGCGTTCACAATATTGAACAGACAACGGCATGGACTATGATCAACCTTGGTATCCATCGAGGTGACACTTTCTTTGGTGATGGCGCAGTCGCACACGTGAGTATGAGTGAACCCGTGTGCCCATCTCTGGCATACATGCTTGACAGCGCATACAGAAAGGTAAAACCCAATCTGCGGAATCGCCACAAGACCAACGAAAAGCCCAACATCTTTTCCACTGGAACATCAGCCAGTATTGATGGGCCAGCACTGCCTACCTATGGTGAAACCACCAACTTCAAATTGGCTGGATGTTCCATCATGAGTATGACTGATATGCCTGAAGCCAAACTGGCCAAGGAAGCTGAGATCGCATATGCGACTTTGGGTTTGGTTACTGAAGAAGATTGCAGTGTCCCATATCCGTTGGGGAACAATTGGACTGAGAAAATGAAAACCCGCGATGATATCCGGGAAATCAATTTCCACAACGCCAGGATGATTCTCATCGAAGCTGTGAAAAGATGCAGCCAGTTGAAGCCTGATTCTTTGGCGCACAAGTCACTGGATAGAGGACTCAGAACTCCTGTTTCTGCCATGAGTGCGGCTACTAGAGCCAGACTGGCTCCGATTATTGCCAGATTGGGCGTGACTAGTAATGGTAGTTTGGTGACAACAAAGGCTTCTACCTATGGCACAAGCATAACGTATCCAGCTAATCCAGGACCACCATATGCGCCAGGTAATCCAGGTTCCGCCGCTGCTGCCACTAGGGGCAATGGTATCAAGGTCGATGCTGACGGTATCTATCTCAGTAGCGTCTGGACTAGGTTGAAATACAGAGAAGCACCAAACATGCAAGGATTTCCAAATACTTGGTCTCCTGGTATGAACGTGTTCAGTGGACTCCCCACGAACCCAAGTGTTATCACCGAGAGTATCTACTATCAAAGAGTGCGCCCTGCGTATCCCTACGGTTATTACCATATCACATCCGAGTACAACCAAGCCACCAATACTTGGACGGATGACGTGTTTACCACGTTCGATATGTCATCACCGCAAAGTGTTAAACCTGAGTTGATCTATGGTATGTATAGTGGGCCAATCCCAGCTGGTTTGGCTCCAGCTACGAACCCTGGACCATACAAAGTCTACAAGTCTTTGTTCACCGGTAACCTGTATGCCTACTACACCCTGTGGTCATACGCATATTCAACTCCTGGTGGTGGTAGAGGTGCAACGAATAATCCTATCTTCTGGAAGATCTCGCAGGCTGAATACAATTCCAATGGAACAACGCCAACAGCACCAGTAACACCAGCAGTCATTGACGTGTTTGGTGACTCAATCTCTAGGGGTTACGGCATCACCAAGAACTTGGTTGATACAAATTCTGTCCTGGAACCAACATGGAATTTCATCAATCGTTCAGCCAATGGCGTCACTTTGAAAGCGGTTAGATTTGGTTATGCGGAATCGTACCCCGGTGCTCCGGCATCCGAATTCCCCTTGGGCCCAATGCCACCTTTTGGAACCGTAGCCAAGGCTGGTAAGTACACGGTTATCGCTGTGGGTCTCAATGACGCGATGGGCATCACCTATCCACAAGTCACATTCACAGCCCAGGATTTCGAAGTGGATCTCAGAGCAGTGGTTAATCGAGCAATTGATGAAGGTAGGATTCCAATCATTACTGGTTTGCCTAATATCAATTGGCAGAGTCAGATCTTTGCTGGGAGAAATACCCAAGTCAGAGATAAGGTGATCGCGTTCAATAACGTATGCGCCCAGGTTGCGACCAGCTTGAATTGCAAGTTTGCGAACTTCAACAGCGCGTACAACTCTGACGCACGCAATACTATTGATGGCATTCATCCTACTCAGGAAAACAGCAACAAACTGGCAGCACTACTGAGGACGGCGATCAAGAATTCTATTGTTTGATTGTCTGATTAAGAATCGCATAATGGCAAGATGGCTATAAATACCTAGTCACCTAAGGAGCCCATTATGCGTTTCAATGACTTGATTCTCATCGAATCCGATACGGAGCTTGAATGCTTCCGCTTAGACCTCTTGGACGCGATAAGCTGCAACACGCAGCGAATCAAATCAGAAGCAGAGAAAGTTCTGGGTGTTAAGGTTAGAGGTATTCGCCCTCTTGGTGACATCATGGATGTGGTCAAATTCACCGAAGAGAGTGATATCGAGATCGCTATCTACATCGATTCCATCAGTGAATACGACAAAGAATCATCTATCAAAGCACAAGCTCACTTCGATCAATTGACACTGAGTGATCTTGGTGTCATCGTACCACACGTTTACAGAAAGCATTGATACGCCGTAGAATCCCCTTTTTTCAACAACAGGGGGATATATGTCGGACACACTTCACATCGTGGGAAATGACAAGGGAGCGGACGATCGCGTCTGTGTGATTTTTCTCGGTGATGTAGTCTATGATGGCGTTAGACCAAACGCCCGAGCAATCCACGCCATCCTGGAGGGGATGAATGGCGCGGCTGAATTCATCAAGTATCATTCATGTAATGATGTACAGATGAAGGATCCAATGACAGTCGTGTATCCAGATTAATCTTCTGGAAATTACGGTAGGGGAGCAAAGCTCCCCTTTCTCATGGCTGGCTGAAACATTGGCAAATATTTCCTCTACCATATGACGAAAGTCGTTACACGTCTTTACAAAACAGCAATAAAAATCTTTGTTGTCTAGAAGAAGACTCTTAATATTCACAACGATAAGAAAAGTTGCATATCGACCAAGTAACGATTGTAAGAATGTAGACGTGATAGTTTAAGAATGTTCTTGTTACATTCATTTGCAAATTAAACGAATATTTCACTTGCGCTTATGAATCTAGGTTATATATTTGGCGCTGTGCTGAAACTTACAAGTTAAGCAAGCAAACGATTCACTAAGCGGTCAGCGGGCTTTGTGACATCATTCATCAATTCCGCTGTATTAAAGGATCAATATGAAGAAGTCTCTGATTGCGCTGTCCATCCTGGCCCTGTCCGCAGGTACTGCATTCGCTCACGGTTCCAGTGGTACAGCCACAGGTTCCAATTCCCTGACGTCCAATTCCGCGACGTCCGCTGCTGCAAGTGGCACTGGTTCTGCAACTTCCGAAGCCTGGAATCAAGGCCGTGCAGCGACTTCGGTCAATGGTAACGGTGCTGCTGGTAGCTTGCCTACAACCATCACCACCAACCCAGGAACGGTTACTACGACTGACGGCAAGTACGGTAACGTATCGACCGGTGGTTCCACGTTCACCCTGAACGCTTCCGGAGTTCGCACTACCCAAAGTGGCTCGGCCCTGGCTGTCGGCGCTGCTTCTGGTGTCGCAAGTTCGCAAGCCCAAGGTGTTGGTGAATTCCACACCACGGGTACTGGCCCGATCGGCAGTGTTTCTGGTAACAGCTCGTCCCTGACTGCTACTGGTGTTGCTTCCGTGGGTAACGGTGCGGCAGTTCGCAACGCTGGCATGAGTGGTTCGTTCGGTGCTACTGCCTCCGCAGATATCACGAATACCACTGTTCGCAATGTTACCTGGGGTTTCCCAACGGCATCGCAAAGCGACGTGAAGAACGTGAACACCGCCGCTGGCGCAACCGCTGTATCTAACGGCGGATTTGCTGGTACGGCTAACATGACCAGCGGAACTGCTACTGGTTACATCACCAACATCAGCGTTGGTAACGCCGCTGCAAACGCTAGCGTTGCTGGCAAGGTTTCCGCTTCCCACTAAGCGGCTTGGAGGTCATGGCCTCTAAAGTCATGACCTCTAGTTCACCCACACCCCGTCCCCCTATATTCCAACTCAAGGAGTTTTCATGAAAAAGACAGTTCTCGCATTTGCAATCGCCGCGGTTTTCTCCGTAGGTGCTCACGCCCAGGCAGTCGCCAACGGCCTCGCCGGTCAAGGCCAGACAACCAATGTGACCTCTGGTTCGAGCTCGCAAGCAGTCGCACAAGGCGGTGGCGGTGGTGCTGGTGGCTCTGCGGTGAATGCTGGTAACAACCAGACATTCAACCCCTCGATCAACTTCAACTCGCCTGAAGTCTCGACCGTGAACCAGAACGTTTCCGGCACAACGACTCAAAACCAGAACGTGAACGGCCGTACTGAACAAGTACTGAGTGGCGAACGTACTGAAAAGGTCGTGTACAGCGGCGACTACAAGGTGAAGAACGTCCCGTCCATGAACGCTCCCAACCTAACTTCCAGCAACGACACCTGCATGGGCTCTGCCAGCGGTGCTGTGTCGGTGGCAGGTTTCGGTCTGGGTGGTGGTTCCACTTACGCTGACGAACATTGCAAGCGTATCAAGATGAGCCGCGAACTATGGAACAAGGGCATGAAGGCCGCAAGCCTGGCCATGGACTGCATGGATCCAGATGCAAAGACTGCTCTGGAACTGACCGGCTTCGTCTGCCCACAAACCGAACAAGCTCGTGCAAACCGTCCAGTTGCGGAAGCTCCAGCTCAAGGCACCGTGGCCCCTACGGCGTGGCGCGCTCAAACAGTTCCAGCTAGCTTTGCTGGTGCTAATATGAGCGACCCCTACATCGCTGGTCGCGCAAAGTAAAGGAACACCACCATGAAAACCGTATTGGGCATTTTTATGGCGTTGATGGTGGGTTCCTTGGGCGCCCAAACGATCAACAACCAGCCCTATGGTTCCGGTACTCCCGGCGCCACAGGTCCGGAGAATGCAACACTCGTTGACAACAACGTGTTTCATGCTCCACAATACCTGCCTGGTTCGCCCACGGCAGCGAGCATCTGGCCTCGTGTAGTGGAAGTCCCTTGCACGAATGTCGGTGGTGCGATCCGATGTGATGGCTACGTGTGGCAACCTCGACTTGGCCGTGGTGAATACTTGTTTTTCAAACCAGTAGTCGCTACTCCAGTTCAACCACAGGTGATTCAATCTCCTCCACAAATCATCCGTGAAATCCGTGAAGTGGAAGTTTCTCCAAAGAAGATTCGCGAGTGATCGAATTAAAGGCTCTTGGTTATTGTTACCAGGGGTCTTTGCTTTGGAGTACTCATGGTAACGGTTGATTTAGCCCTAGCTACTATCTGCTTTCTGGGGCAGTGCTATCCTGCCTTAGTTGGTCCCACAACTCCTAGGGGTGAATTCTCCCTCATTCAGCGAACTACTGATATGAAGGGATACGGTGGAGACGTATTGAAATTCCATGAAGACAGGGATTCAATCATGGCGATACATCGCGTATGGACCCTTAGCCCCAGCCAAAGACGCATTGAGCGTCTACAAAGCAGTGATCCGCGTCAGCGCAAGAGTATAACAAACGGGTGTATAAACGTCATGCCAGACGTCTACGATAAGTTGGTAGATTGTTGTTCCAATTCAACTCTGGTGGTAAAGTGAATCATCCTGATGGCAGTAAACCACCCACTGGGTGGTTTGACTTCATTGCCTTGATCTTGGTTATATTCATCATAATCATGGTACTCATTCCCGCACTTGACAGTCTTTTAAATTGGTTGGATTTATGACTTGCGGTGTAAATATCATGGTGTTATACTAATTGAAATTGTTGTAGGTGGGATCACCCACCAGATGGTAAAGTGAAGGCGGCGAACACGGGAGTTCGACTCTCCCCACCTCCACCACAAGCGCTCCAGCACGTCGGTTCGATTCCGGCGCTTACGGGGTCAAAGTTGTTGCGATGTAGACGCGGGCGAGTTCAACTCTCGCTGAGGCAGTTTGGAACGCTAGAGCGCTTGTGATGGGGGTGAACTGGCTATCGACTCGGCGAGATATCGGAGCTTGACAACACGACATGCGACGTCGTTAAGGATGCGAAACTTTTATCTGCAAACGATAATTCCTACAATCAAGCCATCGCGGCCTGATTCATAGTTCGGTCAACTGTGTAACAACATGACCTTAAAAGAGTGGCGCAAGCCACTCTTTTTCATTGGATTCAAATACTTGTTGCGTTTTTCACCAAATGAAGTATAATCAACTATCGCAACAAGGAGATCAAAATGGCCGTAAATCGTCGCAAAATGTTGAGCACTCTGGATAACTTCATCGCAAAGAGCGGAACCGCTACTTGGGCACAGATCAGCGAAGCAGTGAAGGCTGACGGCCACACAGTCACCAATTGGTTGAGTGAAGTCCGGGGCCCACTGCAAGAACTTATCAACGACGGTGCTATCCAACGTGTTGGTGAGGTAACGGGCCCTGAAATGTATCAAGCGGTTTAAATTAAGTTCATCTTACCACATTAACTGATGATGTGTCGTATACTGGCATATCATCATTTCCCATTGGAGCTATCAGTGAAAAAGTTTAAAATTGATTGGACAATCGCCAGCGCCCTAGCTTGTATCGTAGTCGTTCTGGTGCTGTTGGGATTCTCGTTGCATCGCCTGCACACGGTTCAATATCGAGCTGGTCTTGAGAGCGGATGCGTTCAATCAGGGATGACATTCCTTGAATGTCGCAAACTTGTTAGAATCTACGATGACGGTAATCTCCCTGCATATCAGGCTGAGCTTGATTGGAAGGTGAAGCAACTGGAAGATGAACTAGCTTATCTGCAAACCGAGGCCGGTAAGAAGAATCCCTATGGTTGGGTTCGTCCTGAAGATCCAGACTTCGTGAAAATGACTCGTCCTTGGTGGAAATTCTGGGAGTAAGAATGTACTTTGGAACTCAAATGATCCTAGCTATTGCCGCGTTTATCAACGGCAGTATGCTGGTGGGAGTTTTGTGGAACCTATTCATTCATTCTAGGTTTTCTGAGTGGCAATTCATGTTGATTCTGCTCTACGCCATCCCGACTGTGTTATGTCTGGTGTCGTTTCAGATCAATAAAACGGCAACCAGGAAAAGACGGATGACTCGCATTATTTCTGATGTGTCCAAGATGGCTAAGACGATTAAGGATGAACGGGAAAATGATACAGTTTGACTATGGAAAACCATAAATAGACTTGACATTAGCCATCATGTTGATGGCCCTATCAAGGAGAATATTATGGGACGTCCATTGTCAAACGCTTTCTTTGGTGCCGAAGACGGCAAGATCGCAATCCAATTCCACAACGGAACATCTGTAGTCACTGGCTACATCGTAAAGCAAATGGGTTCTACACGTTACCAAGTAACTGTAGACGGTACGACTATGTTCGTAGTATCCCTGGCCCAAACTACTGACGAAGCTGAAACTCTGGTTGCTGGTATGGCTACCATCGTAGCCACACTGGCTGACGACAGCGAAGTGTTCGTCAAGAACCTGCAAAACTTCACAGCATGGACGACCGAAGGTCTGGCCATCAACTGGAACAACGCCAACAATGTTGACGCCGCTACTTTGGGCGTGGTTGGTACAGAACCAGAACCAGAACCAGAACCAGAAGTCACCGAAGTGATGGCTCTCGACACAATCGAAGATCAGGAAACTGGCGTAGCATTCACCGTGAGTGGTTCCTTCGAAGGCGCTGCTCCTACGAAGATGCAATATCGGGTCGATGCTGGTACTTGGACCAACGTGACTGGTCTGACAGTTGAAGGAATTGAATTCTCCTTTGCAATCACCATTGCACAAGCTGGCACTGGCGTAACTGTTTCAGTTCGTGACTTCTCAGGCGATGTAATCGGCGTTAGCGCCACATCAGCTACTTTTGATGTAACTGATCCAGTCTAATCTGTTTGAATCCAAAAAGGGACTTCGGTCCCTTTTTTCATTTGTGGCTTGCGAAATTTCATCTGCGGTTGTATAATAGTTACATCAACGACAACTGGAGATTCCAATATGGCACTGGATAGCTACACGATCAAGTTTTTCGCATGGTGTAATGAAGGCACCTCTGACAAGATCTGGGGTTTCGTGGAATTCAAGAACGCATCCGCGGACGAGCGTACTGAATATGAAAAGAAGCATCCATATTGGTACCCTCCAGAACCAGGCTCCGTCTATAACTTCTGGGGAGCTCGTGGTAAATCCTTGTCGTTCAAGCGTCACTTTGGTTCGTACCAATATGCAGAGCTGCAACGACTGGCTCGCAAGAAGACGCATCCAAGCGGTGATAAGGCTCCCTACAAGGAAATCGCCATCAAGGATATCGAGAGCATCTATCCAGGGTTTGCCGAAGCGTTTGAGAACCAGCTTCTGGCTGCGAAGTGGTCGTCTGCGGTGAAGAGTGACGATACGGAAAACCACTCGTTCATCTAATGATCAGTATCAAGGGCTTTCGTATCACCATCAAGGACCGGGATGATATTCCGATTCTTGATGACACCATGACTATCTATCCCAGAGTTGTGGAATTTGAAATACACAATGAATCTTCTGTGGCAGGGGTTGTGTTTCAAACAGCTTTGACTGGATGCGTGCGTCACTTTGAATCCAGGGGCGAGATACAAAGAGAACGAGTTGGTTTGAATCGAACACAAATCGGATTCGACGAAGATTCTGATTATTTTGAATTTTTATTCAATTGGCGTGAACTGTTGGCAAAAGCGCTTGACTAGTTCACCAAATGAACTATAATCAACTTATCGCAAACGCAATAGGATGATGAAAATGACTGAAGCTGCAAAACCCCTGACTCGTGCACAAACCGCGAAGCTGAATCGTGAGCTGCGTGAGAAGGAACAAGCTGAACAAGAAGCCCGGGAACTGGCAGCTCGTAAGGCCAATCTCGAAGCAAGCAAGAATTCCACTGCTGGTAAGATGCTGGCTCTGATGGTTCGCCTCGGTAATTATGGCAACCTGAACGTCAATGTGGTGGAAGGTGCTGATGGCCCGGAACTGAAGATCACCGATTCCGACTCGTTCAAGTCGAATGCTGATCTGTTCTGGTTTGGCAACCTTACACTCACTTCTGAATCCCACACATTTGAAGAGGTGGTTGAATTTTTGGACAAGAAGGACGCTGAACGAGCAGAAGCGTCGCGTTTGCGTGAATTGGCTAAGAAGACTTGGGATGAGCTGACTCCAGATGCTCGCAAGGCACTGGGTCTGTTGAATCGCCCTTACTAATTGGGTGATTTTATAAAAGATGGTGTGGACCCCACACCATCTTTTTCATTTCATGCTATAATGAACCACATGAAACTCATCACTATTTTGCAAGGCAGTGACAAGTCCTCGGTGAAAGCATTGCCTGAGGAAGATTTTGCATATTTCTCTCACGATGTCGTGGAATATCGAAGCTATCTGCTTTGCGAAATCAATGGTGAGGTTGCCGGGATGGTGGTGTTTGTGGAAAACACCCAATGGATGGAGAATGCATTCGGACTCGGAGCAGTCACGGTGTCTCCCAGATTCAAAAATCAAGGAGTGGGTACTTTCCTCGTTGACGCATTCTTCCACCTAGCCCTGCTTCATGGTAAGCAAGTGCGGAGCACACCGTATGAGCCAGAGGGGAAGCTGTATTTGCGATCAGTAATGCGACGTGCTGCTGCGAAATATGACGTCAATCTTCAGGAAAGTTCCTAATTGTCTCTTTTCGCATAGTGGCGATTGATCATAGGATCGTCACCAGTCAATCTACTGACTGTGGCTGCTTTCCCTATTTCCACCCAATCATCCAGGAATAAAACCAAGTCCATACTGACTACTGTTTGATTCACATTCTGATCACGGTTGTATGGGAGGCGTACCTTTGTAGATGATCCCTCGACATTGACGCCCGTATTCTGGAACATAATCCTGGGTGGGACAGGCAAGGGCGCATCAAATATCATTTCCATGAAAAGGGAATACGCCAAGTATGTGGGCGGGTGATCCTTGTTCAATCCCAACCAATTGGTTGGCTTCCCCAAAGGGGCTATCTTTGAACAGGGATATTCACCAAACCAGGTAACGCGGTAAACAAGATCTACCATTTTGGGAGTTTTATTCGATCCCCACTTTTGCTCATCAGGAAGCAATCGCAAACCACGATTGAAGAATAGCTTCCATTCACCCTTGATGAATAGAGCAACATCACTGGGGGAAGAACATACCCTTCGCATGCGTTCTATGGTTTCGTGTTCACGAACGTCCGGTTTAAAGGGTTTTGGCTCCCCGGGTCTTTTACTCGAGATGAACGCTTCTTCCAAGTCACCGTCGTCGAGGATTTTCCATATTTGAATCTTGGGCATATGAATATAATAGCATGATAATCGCAGTAAATCACAGAAAATTCACTGATAGCCTTTTCAAAAATAATATTGCTAGTTAATAGACAATCGCTATAATAAATACCATGTGACAATGGTGTCACATGTAAACACGCAGAAGTCCAGCAAGTCGGCTGGCAGTAAGACGTGTAAGGAAAATTTATGGCAATCGCTCTCAAGGTGGAAACACCTTCTTCTTCTACCAACTCCACTACTCTGATTGAGTTTCTTCTCGATGAAACTGGTTCCATGGAATCATGCCGAGATGCAACGATCAGCGGCTTCAATGAATACGTTCATGGTCAGAAAATCAACAATGCGGACAACTGCCTGTTGTCTTTGACAAAGTTTGATAGTCGTGGAGTCAATTCGGTCTATATGGCAAAATCCATCCTTGATGTTGAAGACTTGAATCGAAACACATACGCTCCGAATTCATCTACGAACCTCTATGATGCGATTGGTTTCCGCATCAAGGCTCTGGAATCATTCGCTGATGCAAATAACATCCTGATGGTCATCATGACCGACGGATATGATAATTGTAGCCGTGAATATACTGCTGAATCCGTCAAGGCGATGATCAAAGAGAAGGAAGCTCTGGGCTGGTCCTTCGTCTACATGGGTGCGAACCAAGACGCTTGGGCAGTAGGCCAACAATTCGGCATGACTGTGGGTAATACCATGAGCTATGACACGACAAACATCAAAGGTGCAATGGGTACTTTGAGTGCCGCAACTACCAACTACCGAAACGTTCGTTCAATGGCTAGTACGGTTGGATCAGAAGACAATTTCTTCTCCAATCTGCCCAAGGAGTAAATCATGAGAGGCAATCAAATAAACTTGAGAGTCTCCGTGAATGGGAATCCGGTGAGTGAGTATCAACACCAAGGTCTCACCTTCATTGAAGGTAGGCCCGGTTCTGATTTCAAGATCCACATCCAGAACCTAAGTGGAACCAGGAAAATGGTTGTACTGAGTGTTGATGGCTTGTCGGTTACTGATGGGCAACCAGCGGGTGAGCAAAGTCCTGGTTATCTCGTGGAACCATTCAAAGAGGTGATCATTCCTGGTTGGACTTTGAGCTCAAGCCAAGTCGCGAAATTTCTATTCGCGTCAAGGAAAGAAAGCTACGCAAATTCATCCCAGGGCTCTGACGTGAATTGTGGTGTGATTGGTGCCATGGTCTTCTCGGAGAAAGTTGTTCAGCCACAATATATCAATACGGTGTTCCGTGGTTTGAATATCGGCGGTATGGCAAATAGCAACGGAGCATCACCATATTATGGTAGTAATCAGGATTATCTGTCAGTGTCCAAGGGTGTATCAGCACACGCGACATCGGCTACTACCAACAATATGGGAACTGGTTTTGGTTCTGCCGCAGATTTCAACACCACTAATACTGAGTTTGAAATCGATACCATGACTGAAACGGTGGTAATGTATTATGACGATGCCAAGGGATTGAAAGCACGCGGTATTGTACTAATGAATTCAAATCGTTTACACTATCAAACGGCTCCGAATCCATTTCCTGCATCCAGTATAGGATGCAAACCTCCTCCAGGTTGGAGACCATAATCCAAAGAGCCACATTAGTGGCTCTTTTTACGAAGGAAAACAATGAAAAATGTAATCGCAGTAATGGGTGGGGCTGGTAATATTGGCTCTGCAGTAATCACCCTGTTGTTAAGAAATCCACCCGGTGACGTGACGATCAAAACTGGTGGTTTGGAAAACTCCACGATTTTGAGCATCGACGTTCGTGAGAATGATTTTGCTGGTTCCGTCGTGTTGAATGTTCAAGATTGTGATGTAGAACAACTCACTGATGTGTTCAAAGAGCACACTATCACGCACGTCATCAATGCGATGCCGTTCTTCCTTAATTCCAAAATTGCACAGGCGGCGGTAAATGCAGGATGTAATTATCTGGACTTCACGGAAGATGACGCACAAGCCGCTGCCGTTTATGACATCTATGCCAATAGTCCTGAACTGGCTTGCGCACCCAAGTGCGGGTTGGCTCCAGGTTTCATCAATTACTTGGGTCATTCCTTGGTAAAAGACTTTGATTCAGTGGATACTCTGAACATCAGAGTCGGCGCGTTGCCGAAGAATATCCGTTATGAAACCCAAATGTATCAGGATGGCACCTACGCCCTTTCATGGAGTGTTGATGGATTGGTGAATGAATACATCCGTTCTTGTCAAGTGAAAGTCAATGGCGAAGTGAAGACCGTGGATCCATTGATCTGGCCAGAAGAACTGATTCTTGATGGTGTCAAATACGAAGCCGCAACCACCAGTGGTGGAGTGGGTAGTTTGATTCATGATCTTCCTGATGTGAAGAATATCAACTACAAGACAATTCGATATCCTGGGCATTACGGGTTCATCAAGGCTACCATCAAGCGAGTGGGTCCTGACTTCGATGCATTGAAAAAGCGCTTTCTCGAACTCTATCCATACACCAGAGATGATGTCATTGTTGTCTACGGTGAAGCCTTGGGCATGCGTAATGGTCGAAAGGAAATCGAATCATTCTCTGCTCGATATCAACCCGGATTCCTTGATCTGACCGGTATTCAGTTGACCACTGCTGGTGGTGCTTTGGCTACGTTGGAATTGATTGTCAATCATGGTCTCAAGGGTGCGATTCGTCATAACTCCATTGACTTCAATCAATTCAAGAATACACACTACTTCAAGACTACTTACCGTATCGTGTAAAATACGCCCATGAGTGGAATGGGCAAACCGGATGAAGAGGCAGAGAACGCACAAGCAATTGTGGATAACGGGATAGGCCTCGCTAGACTTATGATCAGAAAGGGCCCTTCCCGGCCCTTCTGCCTTGACTGTGGGGAACCTATACCTGAGCTCCGTAGGCGTGCGGTATCTGGTTGTCTTTATTGTATAAAGTGTCAAGTGGATCACGATACACCACCCAACGTCAAAGTGGTTACAAAAATGTTGTGATTCTTTTCAAATAGTTGATCGAATGCGTTCATCTGGTGTTATACTTGATACATCGCAACAAACAACTTAGGGAACACAAAATGACCACAATCGATCGCGACTTTATCAAAGCTGTTCGTCTGGAAATCAATGCTGCTCTGGAGGCGATTGCACAAAAGCACGGCGTGACGATTGAAGCTGGAAATGCTTCGTTTGCGCGTGATGGTAGTTCCGGAACGTTCAAGCTGGAAATCGTCAGCAAAGAAACAGCCCCAGAAGGTGAAAGCGTTAGTGATATCAAGTTTGCCGCCGCACTGAATGTGTACGGTCGTTTTGACGATATTGCACCCAATGCAATGTTCAAAGACAATCGACTGGGCGTGGTCACTGTGATTGGTTACAATTCTCGCGCTCGTGAATATCCCTATATTGTGAAGACGGTAACTGGTGATCGTTTCAAGCTCTCGGCCGCACAACTGCACAAGACCAAGGTCTAACCCACCAAACTGATGATGGCCCCCTAGGGGGCCATCATCACGACTGTATAATCTTCATTATGGCTAACATCGTTGACGCAGTTCTATTCCTCTCGTATCGAGCTGCTAGAACTAACCCACGTGAATCATCGGAAATCATCCTCAAATTGATTGAGGAATCTATTCATTACGGGGAAACCTCCTTGATTCAAGATCTCTTGGAAAAGGTTGATGTGACTAGATTATCGGTTTTTTCGATGATGACGTTGGTTCGTATCACGGCAAGATTGAAAGATGCGATTCCACATTGGATGGTTGTGGCAAATGTAGTGTGGGATGAACTAGACAGGAGGGGCCATTCTCCACAAAGACTGCTTATTGGATTGAACATCACAAGATGAAAACAATTGCGATCTTGGGTGTGATGACAGCCATAAGTTCTAGAGCTTTCCTCTATATGGATTGGACCGTGGGACTTTGGTACCTATACGTTTTGAACATAGTCGCAGCTTGTATCGCATCATTCTTTTGGTTCAGCAACTTGGCTAAGCCTTGATTGTTGCGCCATCTGAATGTACCATGAATTCATTCATTGTTTCGAGATTCTAAATGGCCAATATTTACCTAGTCGTCCGATATTCTGGTGAATATGATAATCGATACCACCTAAATCTTAAAGCATTTACCTCTATGAGAGCGGCTGAGCGGTTTGCCGATGAAGCTGAAGCCGACTATCAAGATGAATGTCAGTTGTTGGACTGGATTCGTGAAGAATATAAAGACTTCCTGATGTCGTACCCGGAACCAATGTGTCAACGTGTCAACCGAAGCTCCTGTAAAAATCAGGAAGAATACATCGATAAGACGACATTTTATGAGCCGGTCTATGAATCAATCCATAGACAAGAATGGGACGAATGGTTTGAAAGTTGGTACGGATTGTTGACAGATAAATTGGCAGCTATGGGGCGTGTACCATATGCTTACGAGGATCCACTCTGTAGTTCACACCCAGAAATAATGGATTTGGATTTGCGTCTTGATCCTCGTAACTTCGGTGAATATCGAAGAGAACATGTTGAATTTAAGATTGACGTCGTGGAATTGGTAGTAAGAAATGACTAAGAAAATTGTCCAAGGTATCGTAGTGGATATCGGTAAGAGATGGGAAGATGGTACCGACCACCACCCAGAAGCGGAACAAATCATCCGAGACATGGATCGAATTGACTGGGCTTTCAACAACGGAAGCACGGACATCCGCACTGGTGGCGATGGTGATTACGGGGAACAATTGTTGTATCTGTTGTCAATCGTGCTCGAAGCAAGGGACAAGGGTTTGACAGTTGATGATCTTATCAAAGATAAGAATGCTGAATAAGGAGACCCTATGAACGAAGCCGGATACGATACCAGGGAAGAAGCCATCGCCGCTGGCAATCTCCAAATTGAGGAATTGGGATCAATTGAATTCCAGGGAGATGATGACTGCGCTATCACCTGCGATGGGTGGTCGGGTGATTCGAGATGTGATTGTGGCAATCGCCGTGTCGCATGGTCTACCGATCAGGATGAACACGGCAAATGGCATAGTCAAGCCGTCGCACATTAAGGGGAAGTTTTGAACAATTCAACAGGCATTCGCTTTCTGGCTAGGAGCCATGGTCCGTCAATCTATTTGTATCCCGGGCGTCGTTGGTCGTCAGTTCAACCTCGTGGGCCCGGATACAAATTCCGCATGCCGTTGAATCAAATTGTTGCTATCAGGATCAATAGCAAGGCGCATACCTATGCTTGTCATTCTCCGATTATCAATCAGAAGATTCACAAAAACATGATAACCTTCTGGGAGAGAAAATTCTGTCGCCAGAAGGTTAGTGTCGCCTACATCAACAAGTATTCGTTACACCGATTTATGTGACAGCACTTTTGATGCGTCAATGAGTCGGTAATACTTCTTTGAATCCTTATCACTAGCGAGTGCATAGCGGGTGATAAAGGTTTCACTTGGAACAAACGTGGCTTGATCCATTACCAAGCCACTCTTGACTACTGGCATATAGGGCATGAAAATGCATCCTGAATCCATGTTGGACGACGTCTTGTAAGCAATCAGGATTTCACCCTTACCAATATGAGGAGTGACATACACTTTGTTGCCTGAGCTCTTGAGTTTTCCAACAAAATCCATATTGGTTGGCACCAAGCTGGCATATTCATTCAAGTCCAGGGCATTCTGTTCAATCAGAATCTCCGCCACTTCCTTTGAAGTGTGAATGACTACTGTTGGGGTTCTACCAGTATCAATCGCCAATCTTTGTACATTGGTATCGATAACCTGAAGCAACTTGCTCCCGACCTCACCGCTCATCCATTGTTCAATGTTTAAGACGTCTGGTTCTCCTGCGATCATTTTCAGTTGATCAATGACAAGTTTCATGATGTCACCGGCAGCTTCTTGCGCAGATCCTTCAAGGTAGGAGAGATCGGTATCAATCAAACCTTCTCTATTCAACTTGGTGTTGAGTTTTCTAGTCACGGCATCGACCACTACCTTAAGAACTTCATAAGATTTTGAAGTGGTATTTCCAGAATTATTTGCTCTCATGAGCATCGCGTTGCTTACTGGATTGTGGAGAGCCACGATTGGAATCAATTGATTCAATGGAGTCAAATTCTTGATAACAAGGGCACCAAAATTCAACATGTGTTGGTTGATAGGTTCCTGGATTTTATGTAGAGCCTGTTCTGACGTCATATAGGCAACCAGGTTTTCAAAGACCTGATTTGTCCAGTCGTTATCTCCGGATCGTTGAGGAAGTAGAGCTCGTGCTGCTTCAATTCTTTGATTGGAGATCTTGTTGGATTCAGCAATCAGAGATTCTTTCCACCAGGATGAATTTTGAACTCGTATCAACAAGTGGGCAAACGTTTTATGGGGAAGGGATTTTAGTTTTTGGATGGCATTCATATAAAAGACTTGATTAGTATAACCAACTCTTAGTATAAAGACCATATCGAACAATTCAAAATTGTTCTTGCGATCAAAATGAAACGGTGCTTAAATAGATTCCGAGGATGAACCTCAACAACTAACTGAAAGGTATATCATGAACAAGCAATAGGTTTCCCAATACATCAATCACTCGCGGTCCCCATCAGAGGAAGACCCGTATCGTCTGTACGCGATCATTCGCGAAGACTTGTCAATGCCCCCTGGCAAACTCGCCAGTCAAGCTGGGCACGCTTATCTCAATTCATTCATCGACTCAGGGCTCAAGAGGCCGGAAATCAACCAGTTCTACCAGCGCGATGGAATTGGAACTAAGGTTTGCCTCAAAGCTAAGAACCAAGACGCCATCCTGAAAGCCTACGAGGCTGCGAAGGAAGCTGGCATCCCATGTTCATTGATTATCGATGAGCATCACATCATGCCTCCGCATTTCACCGGAGATCCAATCATCACGGCTCTGGGTATCGGCCCAGCTCGCAAGGATGAAGTTCGCGCATTCACCAAGAGGTTCTCACTATGCCAGTAATCAGAGTTTGCTTGCAGTATGACGACTCCCTGGAATCATTCTGGTCCTCGCGAGAACAAATGATGCGTCAATTCTATGAACTTGGCGGCAAGAGCATCAAGTGGTCGAATGGTAAAACAACGCCAGGTAATTGGTTGGGATACAGTGATGCCAATCCATCACCCGGAGTCAACTTGTCGTTTCACTTCTTCTACGTGGAAACCAAGGAGGAAGCGATGATCATTGCTCTTATGGGTGGACGTATTGTCGGTGAGGTGAACAAATGATTCATCCATGGGTAGTTAGAACACCCTTTACTCCGGATCAAATTGCAACTTGGAAAGATGCACAAGCGTATTTCAAGGAATTGGCAGAATCAATGGGTATTCAGATCACTTGGTACAAGGGTAGGGGAAGAGTTAAGGATGAAAAGCGCTATCACTTCTGGTTAATAAACGACGAACGTGATGCACTTGCATTCTATTTGGCAAGGGGTGATGAGATCACCCAACATGGACAACGGGGGAAGAAATGAATATAGATGAATTCATGGAAGAGGACGAGTGGGAGGATTACAACACCGTCGAGTCGATCAAGGCAAAGTATCCAGATAGTTGGAGTCTAGTCAAGATCATCAACTTCACTGAAAACACTTTGCTGGATGTGAAGGATTGGTGTAGAGACAACTGTACGGGTTCTTATGAACAAGTTGGTTGGGGTTCAGATTGTTCGTACACCGTGGGCGTAATTTTTGAAGGCCTCACGGATGCGGTAACTTTTAGATTGATTTGGGGGAGCAAATAATGTCAGTATATGGAATGAAACCAGTGTTCAAGACTCGCGAAGAATACCTGGAGTGGCGGACAGCGTATCGTGAAGTTTATAGTGAGATCTCGAATCGAATCCGAGAAACAAAGCGTTCTCTGGTACTCGCTGAGAAAGCCAGAAACCCGGCCGCGGGCTCGATTGCTAGAAAGCTGCGCGAGCAACGAGTTATGGCTAGAAAGCTGCTCACGGTGCGAGATGAAGGCAAGAAGAGGGCAACCCAGATCTACACCATGAAAAAGGAGATGGCTGAACATCGTGCTCAATTCCCTCTTGAGCTCAACGATGTCCGAAATGTTGAGTTTCACTTCAACAAGAAGCATTTGGAATTTTCATGGGTTCCCATGTGGGTGGTGAAAGCCAAGGGACAATCCTACTATGTGAATCACGTGGATGCCACTGCCCCATGGACAACTAGGGAGAACCCCAGTCACCCATCCACGAAGGGATCGATTCGAGTTCGTCGATGTGATCTCAGAATTGATGCAGAGGGTACCGCGTTTCTTACCGAAGTGAAAGCCACCGAAGCTACGGAATGAATGTATCATCCAACGGATGAATCAGATAACCCTGACGCCCATGACGCCTAGCTTGGCGCTGGATCTTTACGCCTACTACACGGTGGAAGATTCAAAATGGTGTCAGGGTTCATCTACTTGGGAAATGGAAACCCTGGACTCATGGATTCAAGGTTGTAACTGCGAAACTGCCATCCTTTTGGATGGCGTACCCGTGGGGACAATTTCATATGACAATGAATCCAATTTCGGATTCTGGGTGGCTGGTCCGTATAGACGCAAAGGCATAGCGGTCCAGGCTGGGAAAATGTTCCTCAGCTCAATAGAGTGTGACGTATATGCCGGCTCCTGGTCTGACAATACGGCGTCAGTCAAAGTTCTAATTAGCTTGGGTTTTCGTGAGAGATCAAGAGAACCCAGTAGAAAAGCAACGATAGTTTGGTGGATTCGAGAGTGTAACCACTGATTACATATGGCTACACGTTAATCAAGTAGCGGTGTGAACTGTAACATAGAATGGCTTCGGGAAGTACCAATAGCGTTGATGATCAGCATGTTTAGAACGCGCCCTCCCAGACACTCCATCTGAAAACAAAGGCTATATGAATAACACAATCGTGGAATCAATCAACAGTCGTAAACGCATCAGCATCACATACAACGGTGCTGAACGTTTGGTAGAACCGCATACCTACGGGACTGACTCCAGCGGGGCATCGAAGCTACGCGGATATCAGATCAGCGATGATCCCGCGCACTCCGGATGGCGACTGTTCAGTGAAGACAAAATCACTGAAGTGAAGGCTAGTCAGGAATCTTTCCCCAACCCCAAGGATGGGTACAAGAAAGATGATGCCCATATCAAAGTAGTTTTCGCGCAACTTTGATATGAAGCTCGTCAAGCCTGCCCAACCCAAGGATGAAAATAATTCCTTGTGGTCCAACTGCATCATTGACTTCGAGGACACATCGTTTGCCATGGGAGTGACGATTGATTGCCTGTCGTTCAGTGACTACCATTATCAAAGCGTCACACCACTGTCGCCTGTTTTTGGTTCTGATACCACTGTCGTATGTACGGTGGGTGGCATCACAAAAAGCGCTTGACTCAGATAATTGTTTGCCATATCATTTGATGTATGATTAAGAACAACCCAGAATTCAACAAGATCTGTCATCTGTTCCGTGATGACATTCAGGAATTGATTTTGGGCCATGATCCCACCCCAGCATTTTTGACATGGCTGTACGATTACTACACTGGTAATGGGGAAATGCCCTACGGTGTAGCCAAGGCTCGGGATGGTGATCCATACGAATGGTGTATTGAGCAGTTTCGCAAGGATGCTGATCTCAATTAAATGATTTGACTCCTTAACTCAGCGGCCAGAGTGGCGGTCTCTAAAACCGGAAGCAGGGGTTCGAATCCCCTAGGAGTCACCAATATGAACACGCTCAGAAACGTCAGAATTAGATTCTGGATCGCTCTGGGCGTTTCTGTTTGGGTTTGGTCATTGTTTGGGCTGTATCAATACGTGACCTTTCAAGGCAAATGGAATCTTTATGCCTCGTATCTGTTTGTGAATGGTGGCATGAGTGGATTTCTAGTTCTTTATCCCAGACTTCGAAAGGTGGCAATGTTTAGGCGTTATACTGAGAGTCAAAGGAAAACCGATGTCTGATATCTACGCCCAATACAAAGAGATCATTCTGCAGCAACTCGATTCTGCAAATGGCCCATTGCATCACACTAGTTCCGGTCTCACTCGAATCATGTTGAAGACTCGGTTAGAAAAACTGATTGGGATCGATGCGGGTGAGTTGGCTGCATCGAAGATCGACATCATGGTTGACGACGACCTGTTTGAAGACGTGGCATTCATCTCAGCAGTAGTTGACAAATTCGCCCAAACTATCGAGCATCAATATGAACTGGCTAGATATCACTTTCCCAACAATACCATTGATTGCTTCCTGAACTTGATATCAGGAACTAGCTTGACCTTGGTGCCACCACAATAATGAAAAACTTAAAGTATATTTCAATCGTAGTTTCGACTTTCTTCCTGTTGGCCTGTGCCAACAGGCCAGGTAGTATTCATGCTTCATACGTATCGCATGAAAAATTTGCAGATTTAACATGTGATCAATTGATAACCCGCCAGCTATCAACTCATATTCGTTTAGAGCGATTAAGTCGTGAACAAGACGGCAAAGCTACTGGTGATGCCATTGGTGTTTTTCTATTGGGTATTCCGTTTAGTAAGTTGTCTGGTGATCATGAGGCAGAAATCGCTCACCTAAAGGGTGAAATGGAAGCATTGGAGACGGCGCAAGTCAAAGCAAAATGCTCGTCGTTAACCACCAATCAATCTATTCCATCTAGAATAGTTGAGATACAAAAAGGGAATAATGCAAATCCTCCTTCTAATGGCGTCACATCTAATCCATACGCCAGGTGTATTCCACACTTGAATGGAAGTTTGGGTGCTTGCTAAGATGGAAGCCCTTCGAGATTTCATGGCTTCAGAGCGAAGAAACGCTTGGTTGTTGAGTGATGATGGAAACGTTGAAGTCTATTTCCGGAAAGCATTCCGAGCTGTTGAGGGTGTACCAATCGACAATGTACTCGATGTCGCAAATATCGTAGTCAAATTTTCACAACGTGGAAAAGGTTTGTTCACCTCAGTGGTGAACGATATCGAAGTCATCGCCAAAGACAATGGATACATGGGTATTTTCGTGGAGTCGGTGATTGAACCACGTTTGATTGACTTCTTTGAAAAACGTGGTTACAGGAGAGTTTCATCCCTGTACAATGAAAACTTCTACAAGGATATGTGATGGATACTTTGTTCTTTATTGGAACTGAACTACTTCGTGAATTTTGGTTCGGATTCCTGCTAGGAATCGCCCTGTTGGTGGTCGGGCCAGTCCTCACCATGATCAGTCATGTTAAAGAGGATCATCAAAACTTACCTTTGTTCTGGACTCTGATTTGGAGTTCAATAGGTCTATGGTTCGTTGGTGGCGGAATCAGATTCTTTTACGCCTTCAATGGCTGGGAAGCCATTGGTGGGTACTTACTTTATTTCATCATAGGTATGGCTTGTTCCAAATATTATTGGAACAATCTCATCATCGACTTTAGAAACAAATTTCTGATGGTTCAGAACAATTACTTGTTGGAAAAGCAATTTGATTTGGATTATTTCAAAACTGGCAGCAACGCTGAATACCATTATCATCTGCGTCAGTTGCATGACTCATTGGTGAAAGAGTTTAAAGTTTCATATCAAGGTCGGCCAAATGATTGGAAACATCTTGTTGAAATGCTGGTGCCATCAATAAAAGACCACAAGATCTTGCTTGCGTTTGTGGTTGTTTGGTGGCCAGTTGCTCTCCTGATATATCTAGTGACTGATCTCCTGATAGCTGGGTTTCATGCTACAATGAATCTGTTCGGTAACTTTTATTCCTCGACTGTTAGGAAACATTTCGGGGACAATTTCTAGGAGAATCGTATGGGTGACTTGCCTGTAAAATACACGCCAAACTGGTTGGTGAATCATCAGGAAGTTTTCAATCGACTCTGGGAAGAACTAGCCTGGGTTCGTGTAGGCAACACTCCCAGGCGTGAATATTACTGCAATGATGTCAAAGTCCCCTACACTTATGGCAAAGGTGCTGGAGTGAGGGAATACGGTGTTCAGCCATATCACGCAGATATTCTGAACATCAAATCACTCCTGGAAAATGAAATGGGGTGCGCGTTCGAGGCGTGCTTCTTGAATGGTTATCAGGACGGCACTGACCACTTGGGATGGCACGCTGATGACAGTCCGGAAATGGATGACAAGCGACCAATCGCAATTGTGAGTCTGGGCGCCACTCGTGAAATCTGGTTTAGAAAGAATCCAAACTTCGCTGCGAGGAGTGTTTTGGATGGTCTGACTGGCATTCAGGGAAATATTAATCTGGGTGAGACAATGAACTCCCTTGCATCAACTCACAACACGGTTGACAAGGTTTCATTGGAAAGTGGCAGTCTGTGTTTGATGTATCCCGGGATGCAGGACACTCACCACCATCGCATCCCCAAATCATCCCTGCATGTTTGTGGACCCAGAATTTCGTTGACGTTCAGGGGCTACGTGGATCCAGTTTGATGTCTGTGAGACGAACCAAAAAGAAACTTGATTCCTTTGATGATACAATCAAAGCGTCAGTTGAAATCTCACAACATTCTGAATGGACTAATCAGAAAATCGTAAAACGAATTCAATCAGCTACTGAACGATATTGTTCGAAAATCTCGAAGGAACGAGACGAATACGCCAAAACCATAGGGAGAAAGAAATGACATTAGGTGAAGGATGGATTGCGTTTAAGGACGGTGCCAAGGAAGCAGTTCATCTTTATTTTCTTCCTATGCGGAGTCCGTATTTTTGGATTGTAGTCGTAATCGCCACCATCATTGCGACAATCGTGTATTGACTTTTCGTTCATTTGGCGTATAATGAACGAAAAACCACTAAGGAGTAATACATGATTCTGCACGCCATCAATTGTAAGAACTTGGCAAATTGCACATTTGACGAAGTGGTTGAAGGCCTGACCGAACATTGGTTCCTTCGGTTCATGAGTCATGGTCGTGATGGCGTCGTTGCTGGTTCCCAAGATGTAATTGACACCTTGTATCAATTCGCTCTTGATCACATTGATCAAGGCCAACACGTCAATGATGCGGCAAAAAAGACAATGACTGATCGTGCCAGTCAGTCATTCAAGAATCACATGATTCGCCAATTCATGGACACTATTATTACCAAGGGAACGAATGGTATTCGTGGTGTCATCCACTTGAACTACATCGTGGCCGTTGAAATAGTTCGTACTGGTAAGTTCTAAGACAATTTGTGGCATATCAGTCGTATAATGGTGGTATGACTGAAGCCCTGCCAAAATACTCCCATCCAAATTGCAGTATCGATCACCGAACCAATAGTTACAGTCCTAAACATCGAAATAACCGGATTCAAGCTATCGGATCGTCATTCTTCAATGACGATAAAACTTGGTTTGAACCATCGATCAACGGCATCTTGGTGACAGTTATCCTTACTGCTGAAGATGGATGGGTCATTGGTCCGCAGTTGATCAATGATGATGACATATTTGATGATGTTGGTCCGTTTGATTCATTGGATGATGCGATGATTTCGTTGTTTCTGATTTGTGACCGGAAATACAGATCATGAAAATCGAGATCAAAGCAAACGATTTGGTTGAAGAGAACAGATCACTTGGTTTTCATAACAACAGACTGTGGTACCAAGTGGCTTGGTTTACTGAAGACCCTCTTCTGAACGAAATAGAAATCGTAGCTGTTTGTTATGTTGAAGATCACAGTTGGTGGTTAGTTCCGAATGAAGATTCACAAGACGAAAAAACGAGTATTGGCCCATTCACAACCAGGAATCAAGCGATGTTCTATTTGCTAGTCGTCGCGGACTTTGAATGAAACTATGAATCTAGAAATTACCAGGTTTGATGCAATCAAACCAAAGCATCGTGGTATAGACATCGAACATATTGCAGCCTATATGTCAATAGGCGAAGACCGGACAACCGTTCATGCAACTCGCATTGACGGGGTGAGAGTTACGGTAATGCAAAAAGGTGGTGAATGGTGGATTTGCCCAATTCTTCAGAAGGATTGGGAGGTTGCTGATATTGGCCCATTTGACGATTCAGATTCAGCCATGGTGCAATTGAGACTCCTGGGAACTTTTGAATGAAACTGCATCGAGAAATCAAGCACGTCGATACGTCCTACTTTACAAAGAACGCTCACGGTTCTTGGTGGGCGGGCGATCGCAAACCCGGATATGAGGACTTGGCTATTCTGGTGGAGAAGAGTTCATTCGGTGTTGAATTGGAACTTCTCTATTCAGTAGAAGACTTCAGAGTTTGTATGATGAAATACTCTGATGGTTGGTACATTATGGGAACATACACTCGTGAATTTAACGCAACTCATGGTGTAAAACCTCCAGAGATTGGACCATTTGATAATACCGATCAAGCGATGGTTCAAATCATATTGACGGGCAAACCAGCGGGTTACCTGGCGAGGAAGATTGCCAGCTTCAATGATGACTATCAACGTGAATTCAATTATTTGGATGGGCTGCGGGATTTGGTGAAGAAACAAATTGTAACTCACGATTCAGTTCAATTTGAATGCTGGGAGCGTTTGTATCTTCTTGATAAAATGCGCCCCGGAAAATTCTTGGCAATATACGATTGAAATATTTTTCTCAAGGTGTTACCAAGTCATTCATTTGAATGTATAATGATTCCATCATTAAACGAGGAGCATGAATGATCACAATCAATCAAGGAACCCACCCCATTAAGGCATGGGTGGGCGTGAATGCAGATGGTTCTCCACAGATCGAAGACTCGGCTCTGGAGCAACTGCGTAATCTGGCAAGCCTGCCTATCATTGCACCCAATGGTGTGGCTGTTATGCCAGACGTTCATGCTGGTAAGGGTTCCACTGTTGGTTCCGTGATTGCTACTCGTTCAGCTATCATCCCCGCTGCCGTGGGTGTTGATATCGGCTGTGGGATGATCGCAGCAAAGACCAACCTGATGGCAGAAGATCTGCCTGACTCCCTGTTTTCTCTCCGCAACGCGATTGAACGTGATGTTCCAGTTGGCTTCAACGAGCACAAGGCTGGTATCCCAACCGTGACTGGCCCTTACGCTGATGTTCTGCGAAAGAACCTGCGTAAGACCATGGATTCATTCGATCAGCTTGCGCTCAAGGAGCGTCTGGGACGCGCCGATATCAACAAGATCGGCCGTCAGATCGGAACTCTTGGTGGTGGTAATCACTTCATCGAGCTGTGTCTGGATGCCAACTCATGCGTGTGGGTGATGCTGCACAGTGGTTCACGTGGTATCGGAAATCAAATCGGTACTGTGGCTATCGAGATGGCAAAGGCTCAAGCAGCACAACGTGACTGGGGTCTCCCAGATAAGGATCTTGCTTGGTTGGATGAAGGTACGCAAGACTTCGATGACTATATCACGGCAATGCACTGGGCACAAGACTACGCTCGATTCAATCGTGACACCATGATGAACCTAGTGTTGGCAGTTTTGCGCACGAAGTTTGCCAACATGAAGGTGGTTGGTGAGATCATCAACTGCCACCACAACTTCACTTCCTTGGAAGATCACTTCGGTGAAGAAACCTGGGTTACTCGTAAGGGAGCAATCCAGGCAAAGGTTGGTCAAATGGGAATTATCCCTGGATCGATGGGACAAAAGAGCTACATCGTGAAGGGTAAGGGTAACCACGAAGCCTACTGTTCTTGCAGTCATGGTGCTGGTCGAGTTCATTCTCGCAACCAAGCTCGCAAGCTGTTCAACTTGGCTGATCTGGAAGCTCAGACCGCTGGTGTTGAATGTCGTAAGGATGACGGTGTGTTGGACGAAATTCCATCAGCCTACAAGTCGATCGATCAAGTGATGGCCAACCAAACTGATCTGGTCGATACGGTGGAAACTCTGAAGGCGGTACTCTGCGTTAAGGGTTAATAACAGTTCTTGTTTAACGTCATTATGAACTTTCATCAAACACCTACTAAGATCATGAGCGATACCACAAATCATTCAAAACCTAAATATCTTTATTGGCTCCACAAGGATAGTGAGCTCCCTACGCATGGATACGGCTATCACTCATTTCCGAATGACGCGGTAACGAAATGGAATTCATACACGAAAGAAACTTGCGGTCACGCGAGTATGCTCAATGGTAAGCCCTGCCAGTTGTGTGGGAACAAATACGTGGTTACAGTCTTTTCGACCCCATTGGGGCGCGGCGAAATACCAGTTGATGACCGGGAAGGTGACGAGGGTGGTATTCCTAAGGGCTAATATGACTATGAGTCTTATCAAGTTCTTCAAACGCTTCCTGCCCGACTACAAGATTCACATCGTAGTCAGGGGGAAGACAATCGACGGTGACAATGTGAAACTCACCGTGCCGTACAACGTTGAATTTGATAAGACCAACATCGATGAACTTCGGGAATTGTTCGCAGAACTGTATTGGCAGACTTGGGATGCGCATCACAAAGAACTCAAGATCTCTACCCTAGTTGTTGAAGATGTTGTTCGTTTGAAATAACGAATCATTTGATGCGGTTGGTTGTATAATGGCTTTATCAACTTTACAGGATATCAAATGAAGAAGAGTATTGTCACCGCCCTGGTTTTGGCCGTTCTGGTTGCCGGGTGCAGCAAAGGGCCAGAAGAAGTTTCTGGTTTCAACGAAACGGTAACACTAACCTTAACTGGTTTCAAGCCACCAAAGCGCGCATACGCGACCTTCACTGATTCCAACGGTCAGGTATACCAGGACATTTACGTATCGAAGCGGTGTAGTAACTGGAAGACAAAAGCTCTAGTGGGTAAGGAGTTTGAAGTCAATCGTACCCGCATCACATACAGTGATGGTTCAACGAGATATCGCCACAACAATCTCAAGGAACTTTTCTGTGGATGATAATCCCAGCGGTCAATGCGTTCTCAAGATCACTGAATCTGTGGCGTATACGTTTCGTCGTTCATTTGACACCACCCCAATACAGGGCCTTGACGTCAGATACTTGATCAACTTTAACGACAACTGGTACCCTGAAAGTTATGTGATAATGGGTGAGGGTATGCAGGAGACTGACGTGGGGTGGTTTGTCGGGAAAGTCCTCGATAGAGAAAATGTATATGGTCCTTTTTCTTTTCGTGAATCATTGATTGTTCACAGACTTCTAGTTGAAAAATCTCAAGATCCCACCAAATGATGTTATACTGGCACACCATAATTAACTGGAGTGAGAAATGAACATTGGTAAGATGACCCTGATTGGCCTGGTATGTGCTTTCCTCGTGGCATGTGGCGGGGGCGATCCTGATTCCAATGTCGATTACGTGGACAATCCCCTGGAGCCGGCACCGACAGAATTCGTGGGTCCACCAGCACCCCAAGCATGAAGATAACCACCATTGAGAAAGAGTGGAGGATCGAAACTCTAAGACTCAATGGTGGTTGGATCCCCCAGGTTGGTGATGAAGTTCAAACTATCTCTCTCAAGTTCTTTATCATAATAAAACTGTACAGGTCCGAAAGTTCAGATGCAATTGGCGTTCGGCTTTGGGATTATGAAAGTATTACTGGAGAGAATCGCATCTTTTATATAACATGTAGCGATCAATACGATTCTCAATACAACGTTTTTCTGAGGCTTATCCAAGCAAGGCCTCAATGACCCCATGGGGGTCATTCCATCAGTTGACGCAAACTTGATGCCAGATCGGCGTCATGCACATAGAGGATAACAGTAGCCCATTTGTTATATCCTTCAGTCATCAATTCAACGACCAGCAGATCACCCGGGTTAGGACCCGTCGCCATTTGAATCAATCCACTGACGTGGAACAGATTCGCCCCATCAACTCGAACTTTGAATCCCCAAGGAGCTTTCCGTGGTTTAAATTCAACCATACTGTAGGTGGGATTAGGCATTGGGTTCGTTCCTTAAAAATCATATGATAACATGAATATTTACCAGATGGTGGAAATATTTACTGTAGAATGATCTTCTGGCAATAACGCCAGACGCTCCATTATATCTTGGTGAGTAACCCAGGGGAGCAATTCAAAGGAATGAAATATGAGTCACAGTGATGACTTCGGCGATCGCATGAAATCGTACGAAGCACCGACCACGAGTCGGGTTGCATTTAAGGGTCAGCCACTTGTTGTCCGCCTGGATGGTAAGAGCTTCCACACGTTTACCAAGGGGCTGGCGCGTCCGTATGATCAGAGGCTGTCAGACCTCATGGTTGATACCACTAAGGCCTTGGTTGACCGATTCCACGCATCAGTGGGGTACTGCCAAAGTGACGAGATCACGTTGGCTTGGTATCACGAAACCAATTCAGATTCAGAATACCCGTTCAAGGGTCGGTTGCAAAAGATCGAGTCCCTGACTGCGGCATTCTGTTCAGTGTTCTTCGCCACCAAATTGGCTGAACGGATTCCTGAAAAAGCCCACCTGTTGCCAACCTTTGACGCACGAGCATTCAGCACCCCGACTCTGGTTGAAGCATACAATGCTTTCCTTTGGCGTCAACAAGACTGCACGAAGAACGCCATATCCATGGCTGCCCAGAGTATGTTCACGCACAAGAGCCTCAGTGGACTGAAGGGCCCTCAGATGCAAGAACGTATGTGGTCCGAGAAGGGTATCAACTTCAACGACTACCCACCGGGATTCAAACGAGGAACCTTTGTGAAGAAAGTACGGACTCTGAGACCATTGACGGATGAAGAAATGGCAAAGATCCCAACAAGGAACTTGGAGATTCACCCCAAGGAAGTAATTCGTTCCAGCGTGGAATCTATGGATATCTGGTTGGGTAAGCACACTAATTCAGGCGTCAATATCCTGTTTAATGGTGAATTGCCAGTCTATGACAGCGACTTCAAATAAAGTCACAACGATCCATCAAGTGATTAAATATTTGGAGGGGCAGGGAGAGCCTGCTTCGTCAAATAAGTTGTGTTTGGAAACTTTCCGAGATGCCAATCCGGAATTTCCACGATTCCTGGTAATCAAGGACCACGATGAATTAAACACCGGGGAAATCCGAAGTCTGATAAAGGAATACTTGGGTGAGAATTGGAGTGAGAGGATTCGCTTAGGTGGATATGCGGAGATTGGCAAAGTCATACTGCTAAGAGAGGATGATGATGCCGTAGATCTATTCCTCCTAGGATACATTACATCTTTTAATGAGTGTTGATCATGGCAACTATTCAACAAGCAATCGACTGGACTACGAATCCATCATCTGGGTTGCAGCCTGCCCATTCTCTCAATCAGAAATTGATTGAGATGATGAATGAAAACGAGGGCTTTCCGAAAATCTTCCTGATCAAGGGAAAAACTGATAAGGCGTCGATCGCTAAGAGTCGAGATCAATTGATAGAGCATCTAGGTGATCGGTGGATGGACCGAATCCGATTGTCCAAATACCAAGAGATTTGTAGGGCGGTATTGGTAAGGGAAGATGATGACGCCTTGGATCTGATCCTCCTAGATGCCATCGAACCGTATCAAGTTTTGGAGACTTGGGTTAAGGAACAACATGGAAACCATTGATGATCTAATCCGGTATGTTACTAACAACCCTGATTTCTATATGGAGACAGTGGATCGTCTGGGGGATATTCAGACGATTAACCCAGACTTCAAATACGTATTCCTGGTGAATAGCAGTAATGGTGAATCCTCTACTATCAAGGAATTGATAAAGGAGAATCTCCTGGATTGGCAGAGTAAGATTTTGTTCAAGTCTCATCCCTCCGTGTCCAGATTGGTTCTGTTTAAGAATCCTGATGATGCTGTGGAATTACTGTTACGTGATCTGATCGTTCGACATGAGTCATTGTGGCTATGGATGAATGAGAAGAAATAGACAATCCTTCACGAACTTCTTCACGAACTTCTTCACGAACTTCTTCACGAACTTCTTCACGAAGATATGATGGGATTTGTCACTTCGTTCCAGGTTCCTACAAGCAATATTCAATGGGATTGGTCGCAAGCTCCCCTGAATCTCCAGGTAGATTTTGAGGAACTTGACATGAATTGACCCCAATTATTCATTTGGTGCTCGTAATGGGCACCTTATGCCATGTTAGAATGAACTTTAAAGGAGTGAAAATATGACAGCTGATGTGAATCCCGTACGAGATCAACAACGTGAAATGTTCGAAAAGTCGTTTCGTCGCCCCAAGGATTACTTCAATCTGACTGAAGAACATCAGTGGCAGATTGATTTCAACCTGGGCATTCTGGACTGGGACGGGGGAAAGCTCAGCGAAGAAGATCTCACTCGCTTCCGGGCACACTACGAATAAGAGGTCATCATGAAGCTTCTCTCGACTGGCGAACTTTCTACCCTCGGTGTGTATCGTGATTACTGCAACGCTCTCTTCGGTCCGGAGTCGAAAGCAACCAAGTTCTTTGATGTCAAGATTGCCGAGAGTCCGAATGGCCGTGATGAAGAGGTGATCGCCGATGAAAGTCAAATGATGCATCTCATCATGCATCAAATGCGGGGTGAAGCGGCATGACGTTATTGAAACTACTAGATGGCAGAGACTCCACTTTTGAGTCCTATCTCCAGATTGCGCAAACCTTGGGGCCAGAGAACAATCAAGCTGTTCGATTCATCAATGACAAGATAAAGGAATCCCCACAAGGCGGACTCACGGAAGTTTTGGTTGAGGAGCCAGTGATGATGTGGTTCCTCAAACTCTTAGTAGAAAGCGCAAAATGAGATCAAGAATTGAATGGTCAACGGTATTGCGATATCTGTATTCAATTGGATTGATCACTATCATTTGCATGATAGTTCATCAGATTTTCTTCACGGTGTTGGGGTCGTCTCCTGACAAGGTACATGAGAACCCAACACCAATGATCTTCTACCTGTTGTGTGCATCCTTCGTAGTAGCTTCATTAGCGTACGATATGGTGAACGATCTGAGGGATGACTACAAATCGATATTCTATCGAATTGAATATCTGGGTTCTGGGCGATATCAGATACAGTCAAGACGTGGTTTGAGTTTAATTTGGAAACCAAGAGATGAAATTTTCTCCAGCCATGTGGATGCCGCGAACCATCTTTATCGTACTGCGTAACTTAGGTTACGAAATAAAAAACTTCGTACTCAGTTTGACTGGATCAGGGTGCGTTGATGTTTGTGGAGTCACAGTGGGTGGTAGAGTGATTGATTTGTCTATCTCGATTCGGGGTGAACTTGATCTGTCAAAGGCGGACTTCATCGACGATCTCATGGATCAAATTAGCATCTTCACCCTAAACAAATATGGAGAACTATTTGATCGAGAGACTTTCAACCTCTATGATATCAAAATTGGCTAGGACTAGCAGCATCAGTGCTTTTCAAGTCTACCATCAATCAAGAGGTGCGCTGATGTTTGTTGAATTTAGTGGTGGTGCAAAGAAGCAGGGAATCAAAGCCCCGGAATGTGGTATGGTCACGACGAAACCTCAGAGTGCGGCTAGATTTTTAGCCAACTTGACTCATCTAACCAGATTGAACTTGATACGACATTTGCATGCAAAGGGACAGCTTGAAGTTGGTTTGACGCCAGAAATTCGCGAATACGAGCGGAAAAGAAAAATACGGCATGTGAAACATCTTGAAAAGATGTTAACATCGATTTTCATTAAACACGGGATCATCTAATGTTCAATTTGACAGTCAAACAATCCTTCTGGATCAATTTTATCCTAGGAGTCATCATGGCGGTAATGCTGATGCGATCCCTGGTTCGAATTGATCTGATCGGCATCATCCTTTATGGCGTCTTCAGTTATCTGAACTGGGGCACCGTCCTCCAACATTGGAAGCAGATGCTGTATCCATTCCACACCAAATTCTGGCACGACGTGCGTAAGAAGATCGCAGCTCGCTGAAAGGAACGAAAATGGAAATGATGTCTACCTTCACCGCCTTTATTCTTGGTGGTTTTTTCTTCTGGCCTATTATTATCGGCTTCGCTCTGCTGTCAGTTGTGCTGGTCCGTAAGAAGCATGAATTCTGGTCCATGTTGTTCTTTGGAATCCTGGTGTTTCTCTTGTTCCAACGATGGGAACCACTGCAAGAACTTCTGAAACCATGGAACGTGGCGGGTTTTGAACTTGGCAATATTGCCAAACTGATCCTTTATGCAATCGCTGGCGTGGTCTGGTCTTTGGTTTACTGGGTGTTGCTGAACCGCCACAACTCACAGGTATTCCAACATATCAAACAATCTGTTCTTCGTGATTACGTGGTTCCAGCTAATGCATTCACTTTGGAGTATCAGGAATACCTGGCCACCACGCATGCTAATTGGCTAGTCACCAACAAATTGACGTTTGAAGATGTAGCCAAGCTGACATCGGGAATGGCAAAGATGGCGATTCCGGTTGATTTAGAAGTTTGGGCTCGCGCAACGCAAGCTCTTGGTCAACGTATCAAGAACGGTGGCGACTTCCAGCGAGTGTATCCACGAGGCCACCTCCCGCAAGAATTGCTGGAGTCCATTAAGCCAAAGGCTAGTAACCTGAGCTCAACCATAGCCGTATGGATCATCTACTGGCCGTTCAGTATTGTTTGGTTCCTGGTTCGTGATTTCACGGTACAGTTCGCGACATTCGTCTACAACAATTTGGGTCGAACGTTCCAACGCATCACTAACCGGATTTTCAAGGACTCATTGTAATAAATTCGTTGATTTAACAGGGGAGCAGTTGCTCCCCTTTTTCATGAGGTCTTGTGTGATTGATAGCTTCTAGACTGGCAGAAATGATTCTGCCAATGCCTAGGGCTTTCTGTCTTTCTATTGTACTTCAACGTCACACTTGCAAAATATACCAAATGAACATATAATTGGCTATAGAATGCAATAGACAAAGGAATCAAAATGGCCTCCGTAGCTCAAAAACTCACTGATCAAAAGTTGATCGCCCCGCCACTGTTCATGAATGGCGCCGTTCAATACGAAACCATCACGGGTTCGATGAGCTACGGTGTTAGCAGCGATTCATCCGACATGGACATCATGGGGTTCTGCATCCCAGACAAAGGAACCGTGTTCCCTCATACTCGTGGTGAAGTTGAGGGGTTCGGCACCAAGCTGCCACGTTTTGAACAATTCCAGCAACACCATGTGAAAAGCCTAGATGGTCAAACCGAATACGATGTGACCATCTACAACATCGTGAAGTTTTTCCAACTGTGTATGGAAAACAACCCCAATATGGTTGATTCCCTCTACACTCCAGATCGATGCATCACCCACATCACCAACATCGGTAAGATGGTTCGTGAAAATCGTGACATGTTTCTCCACAAGGGAAGCTGGCACAAATTCAAGGGTTACGCTTACCAACAGATGAAGAAGATCCGTGACAAAGCAAACTCCTCGAATCCAAAACGTGCCGAGAGCATCGCCAAATACGGCTATGACGTGAAGTTTGCCTATCACGTAGTTCGACTCATCAACGAGTCCGAAATGATCATGACCGAACATACTCTCGATATCGAGCGGTCTCGCGAACAATTGAAATCCATCCGCCGTGGTGAATGGACGATGACACAATTGGAAGAGTATGCCAAGAGCAAAGAAGCTGAACTGGAAAAGGTTTACAACACATCAACGCTCCGGTACTCACCCGACGAAGATGGGATCAAGAACTTGTTGATGCAATGCTTGGAAGAACATTATGGTTCATTGGATGGTTTGGTAACCGCCAATGACCGAGCACCATCTTTGGTTCTTGAACTTGAGGCCGTATTGCGGAAGTATCGATGAAAATTCAAATCTGCAAACAGGAACACTTGATCACTGACTCAGTAGATGTGGAACATTATGGACGTATGATTAAGAAGGTTGAGGACAAATTCAATGCCAAGTTTGTATTTGTTCACGCCCTGTATCGTTCTGACTATTGGACTACTGAGCCATATCATATCTTCTATCAGGAAAATCCACCCAATGGTTACAGCCATTATCTTGCCGTGTCCTTTGGTGGCGCGAACCCGTATGTGACTTCTGGTGCGTCTATGGAAGGATTGTTGATTCAAGGAGTCCTGGCCAATAATGGAGAAGTCATCTATAGCGCTTTCCGACATGACTATGCGGAAAGTAACGACAAGTCAGCTTTTGTGGATGGCGGTCGGGACTACATGCGGGCATCGCCAGGTTCTCCCATCATGTGGTTGTCTTTAGAAGGACCAGAACTCAAGATCTTTGATGACTTTGAATTCGTTGCGAACTGTCATAAGTCTCAGACCCAATTTAAACCAGGTTCTGTCAGAGATCAATTTCGTACACTCAGTCACGAACTAGTGGTGACACAAGGAATGTCGATCTCTGAATTTCTAGTGAGCGTGCAATATCAGCGCTCAATGGTTACTGAACATTTCAAGAATGTAACCCTTATTCCATTCTCATCCTTGAAAGAGACGATTACTCCCTTGGAAGTGAAAGCCTGGTTGACTGACAATATCATGTCAGAAGACGATATGGTTTGGGTTGGGGGTAAAATTTACCTTACCGATGACAGTGTCATGGTATCATTGAAGTTAAAATATGGCTAGAGAACTTTCAAAACTCATGATAAGCAAATTGAACGATTTCAAGAAGTCGTTTCAAGATAAGGGTGCAGACTATGAATTGATTGATTCGATAATAGCCAGCCGAAAAATCATCGGGAGAACTTCAGAATATGTGCTTTATGAAGCCATGATGATTGATTGTTTGGATTATCTGGGCCACAAATATTTGATGAAGGATGATTACATGTCGAATCTTGGCATCTTCAGATGGTGTCAGGTTAATCTGGAATTTACCCAGTACGTGAGATATAAAGAGAGGGTTTATTTTCAAAATGATGAAGACATGCTTCACGCAGCTTTGTGCTTTTCTGAGTACGTTGTCGCATAAATTCTTTGGGGCTCCGGAAAAGGAATACGACTCCTGGATCGACCTATTCAAAGCAGTAAAGGGGTATCGACCAAGCCCCTTGGATATCAAGTCTCACGGGTGGGAATTCCCAATTGAGTTGTCGAATTACATGACCAACGTTTCCGATAGAATCCAACTATTTGAAATAATGGTAGACAACTTTGAATCCTGGGAATGGATAAGTGACGAGGCGGGCGTTATTTGGTTCCGTGATGGGAACGACGCCGTCAGATTTAAATTGATGCTCTGAGTAAATAGTTGTATGAATACTACACCCTTGCCCTTTCATGGCGTAAAGACGTTCTTGAAGGCAGACACCAAATCTAAGGGATGGTGGGCGTTGTTTAATGTGTTGGGTCTACCCGTTGATTGTGGAACTACAAATAGGGGTGGGGCCAGACACGGCCCAGAAGCTATCAGAAGAGCTTCTGCCATGCTAACAGATGGAGTTCACCCCATCTACTTGATAAACCCAGTGGATGAAATAGTCGATCATGGCGATGTTCCACTTCAGAACAACAATCTGGAGAGGATCACAGATCATATCCAGCAGGTGGTGGGTACACTGGTAAGGAAGAGTAATTCACATGACTTCTATTACGGCCCACATATCATAGGCTTGGGCGGTGATCACTCGGTAACCTTGGGGATATTGCGGGCGTTACATGAAATCCATGGCCCTATCAATATCGTCCACATTGACGCCCATAGTGATTGTTCGCCATCTAATTTCGGTGATGCAATCGGACATGGTACTTGGGCTAAACTTGCCATCGAGGAAGGTTTGGTTGATCCCAATATGATGTACAGTATTGGAGTCAGAGCCCCGACCTCAATCAGCGGAAACACTTTCCTGAAAGATCATGGTGGCACCACAGTCTATGGACATGATGCCGTGTTCATGGATCCAGATGCTTTGGCCCTTCAGATATCTCTGGCAATGGATCAAAAGCCAACGTATTTCACCTTTGATGTGGATGGTTTGGATCCAGCTTTCGCACCAGGAACAGGAACCCCAGAAGTTGGCGGTTTATCCACGGCTTGGGTATTGCGATTGCTACGAGGACTGGAGACTCTAAATTGGGTTGGTATGGATGCGGTAGAAGTATCACCAGCCTATGATCACTCAGAAATAACTGCACTGGCAGCGGCAACAGTGATTCACACTTACATGAGTATGAATCTTAAAAAGTTAAGGAAACCATAATGGAAAAAGTAAAAGTGGCGATTGATGGAAAGAATACAGCTCCCGTCGAAGCCAACCTGGTTAGTAAAACGGATCAAATGTTGGTGATTTATTTCACCGCGGCAGATCTGAAGGCCACCCTGATGTGGCAACGTGATCAATATGTCGGGACGATCGCAGGAATGTCCCTGGCTAGTGATGGCAAGATCATCAAATGAACGCACCTAAGATTTTCCTAGACAGCGATGGTGTGATGGCCGACTTCGAGGGTGGTTTCAAGGAACAATTCGGATTAGAATTTCACAGCACCAATGCTTCAAAGGCTTGGAGTCTGATTCGTAAAAATCCTGACTTCTATGCCAAACTTCCCATCCTCAAAGGAGCGGAGGAAATATGGCGTGCTCTCGAAGGTAGGGAATTGTCCATTCTTACTGGATGCCCATCTAGTGGTTATGACGATGCGGAAAAAGCCAAGAGAGAATGGTGGGCAACCAACTTCGGAACAGATGTTGATGTCATCACCTGCCTGTCAAAAGACAAAGCCCTACACATGAGAAGTAAGGGTGATATTCTGTTTGATGACCACAAGAGGAACATTGATTCCTGGTCTTCATCTGGTGGAGTGGGTTATCTGCATCAGCATCCAGATCTCACGGTGTTCTTCATCAACAATCTGTGATTACATCAAGTTCCTCAAAATCTACCTGGAGATTCCTGGAGTGGAACGCGACAATCTCATTGAATATGTGGAACGTTGCTGGTAGCTTCGTGAATGCCCATGAGTGATACCATACCATCATCAATACTTGGCATCTTATCTGGACCACTCCAAGTAAGGAACACCTTTGAGAGAATCATTGAGCTACCCACCCATACCTTCCATCTTCATAAAGGGGATGGAAGTATTGCCACTCATACCATAGAGTGCTCACTTAGGTTTCGACAGATTGCTGGTGACACCCCGTACCTGTTCAACCAAGACATAAAGTTCTTCACTAAAGAACTCACCAAACTACATCAGTACATGTTTGACGACACTCACGTATGCCAGTTCGATCTGAGTGATGGCACATTGAAAAATGCAGAACGAATCAGAATGGTGCCATCTGTCTCTCTCATGAGAATCGCTCGAACTTATCAAATAGTATGTGCGAAGCTAGAATCGGAAAGGAAAGTTGACAATCAACGATTGGTCTTTAGTGTTTTGAACACTATATCCGTGACCATAGACTCCAGATTCAAATATCATTTTGTTTTTTAGGTGATAGTCATGCTACCATCTGAGTTCTTAATCTTTGGAGATTTTTAATGACATCTACTGTTTTGAATCGTGATACCAATCCTGCCGGATGGTTGAACGATGCGTTGATGAAGGTATTCACCATTATGGGTGGTGGGTTGGCCTTGACTGCTATCACGGCCATGTTTGCCGCATCCTCAACTGCTTTCATGGCCGTGTTCACCGGTACTGCACTGAAGTGGGTGATTCTGTTTGCACCTCTGGTGATGGTTCTGATCATGAGCTTTGGCTACCAGAAGCTCAGTCGCCAATCCCTGATGGCGTTGTTCCTAGCATTTGCAGTATTGAATGGACTTTCCCTTAGTGTGATTGTCCTCATGTATTCAGCCAGTGCCTTGGTTCTGAGCTTCCTGAGTGCCAGTGCATTGTTCCTAGGTATGGCAGCTTATGGCTACCTTACAAAGAAGGACTTGAGTTCTTGGGGTAGCATTTTGTTTGTGGGTCTGATTGTCCTTCTGGGCGTCATGATTCTGAATATGTTCCTTGGTTCAACCATCCTGGAAATTGTAATCAGCTGTGCGGGTATTCTTTTGTTCATGGCGCTGACCGCCTATGACGTTCAAAATATCAAGGACACTCTGTGGATGGAAGAAGACAACCGCAAAGCCATCATCATGGGTGCTCTGTCTCTGTACCTAGACTTCCTGAACTTGTTCCTGTTCATCCTGCGCCTCTTTGGCCTGGCACCAAAGACAGACTGATATGAACAAAATCCGACTGCGACTCGCTAGTTGGATTCTGGGTCACGAAATAACGGTGAACCCAGAAGACTGGAAGTTGGTCCACGTTCAGAAGGTCACCAATGTTTCTCATCGTGATTCTAATGGTTTCATGACTACGAAGGGTACGGCATTCGTATATTTCCATGAATCCAATCTGGGGAATCGGAAATACGAACTGTTGAGTGATTTAGAACAGATGAGTGCCAGGGAACTACAGACCAGTCATGTCAAATGGGACTATTATCTGAAGACCATCAAAGTGTGGATGGCAGGCAGATACATTGACGATATTCCCGGATATCGTGATGTTGATTCCATTGATCTGATGGCCAAGCTATCAATTCGCAAGTAATTGGAGAAAAGGAAAAGGGGAGCAATTGCTCCCCTTTTCACCATCTCACTGATACGGATTATCGACGCTATATTGGCATGTCAGCCTAAAGTCAATTGCATCTTCCAAATGCTTGAATCTCAAATGTGCAATATAATCAAGTGAAATACTTGAAGCGGTCATCAACCACCTGCAATCCGGATTGTTATCACCATTGACAGTTTCGCCATAGCGAGTAATCAACAAGTCATTCACATAATGATATGCTTCAGCGGGATCAGAACTTGCGGGAATCCGAAAGCAGCAACCATGAGGGAATTCCTTAGCCCAATTCATAATTGTCTCTCGGTGATTTGTTGAATCTTTCCGCCGTAGAGTAGTCGAATCATAACCACATCTCGACTATCCGTACAGTAGAGGAATGAACCATGTTGATACCAGGTACCAACCATCAGATCACGGAATGGATGATCCCAACCCATACCATCTATCTTGATTCTGTAACCATATTGGTGATAGAACTTTCCCTTGTTCCTGGGTTTGGGTGAAAGACCCCAACACTCAGGTCTCACGACATCAATGCTGTGAATATCCAACAGGTGCTCCATATTGGTAATTTCATCCAATATCTTGGGATCACTACAGTAGAGGTTGGTATACATTGCTGGTAAAACACTCACCAGCTTGCAATCCAGCCCCACCAAGGCGTGTTCCAGATCACGGACGATATCTGAGAAGTCCGGCCATGATTGAGGCGTTGCTGATAGGTGTACGGCAATCCTGTACTTGTTGAAATAAAGAGCCCGCTTCACCACATTGGCACGAGTCATGTCGTCTTCATCCAGTAATGAACGAATAGCGATTAGAGTTCGTTTCTTCCATGTGTATTCCATAGGTTCATTATATGAAAAAGAAAATTATCGTCAATGCGTGAAATATTTCCACAAAGTTATTGCCTACCTGTTGCCATTATGTATCATAGCGGTGTGGCAAGATAGCTTGCTTACTCCAGTGATAACATTCCCGTCTTTGTTATCCCCGGATTCATTAAGACGGTGGTTAGAAAAAGAAAATAAAATGGCAAAGACCAACACAAACGTGCCCGCATCCCGTATTGATCTGGAAGACTTTCTGGACTCCCTGAATCTGCCCAATAAGGCAACCATTCATGTTAACGGACGCGAGCATCCAACCGCCGTGGTTGTGGTGGATTTCGGGGCTCCTCTGCAGCAAGTGCGACTCACGTCTGCACAAAACATCGATCTGGGCGGCCGCATTCGCCGCTACACCAAGGACGTGTTGAACAAGGATATCTACATCCGTATTGCCAGTGACAACTACGCTGGTGTGGTGTACTGGTCCACTGTGGCCCCCGCGTAATTGGTAGGTAGACAGATGAAAAAAGGGGAGCTGTTGCTCCCCTTTTTTCACGACCAAAATAACTTGAATTGAATTAGATCTTCGACATCAAGGAATTCTATCGAGACTTCTTGCCAATTGGCCATCTTGAATTTATATCTGGTGATGCTTCTTTCAGAAGCCCATTTGGTAAACGCCGAGGTTGGATTGGCAACCAGAACCACTAGTGAGTTCGGAGTTGGGTCAGGGTTTGGTGCTACCGCTACCGCCACCGATGGATGAATCAAACTCACTAAGATTTCGTTCTTCATATTGCCTTAATGGAATCGCCGTATCGAAGACGGAACATAATTACATCCTGGGGATCATTGAAGATCACATGATCACGCCCACGCATTGTCACACCGTCAAAAGAGGATTTCAAAAATTCAAATTCACTAGAATGAACGAAGTTCTTGGTATCTCCATATGGATAGCTGGCAACATGAAGATTCAAACGATCCGCCCCATCAGCCCAATTCACCAATATGGTGACTGGGTTCCGATACCCTTGTTCATTAACCCACGGTTTGCCCTCAATTCCATACGTCCAAGTTCGTACTAGGCTTTGGTAATTGGGCATCATCCATTGATTAAACGCCGGGGTTTCCGGGAAGATGACGACTATCAGAGCGTCATCAATTAAAAGTCGTGTGGTTGCCATAAGTTCATTCTAGCATGAACTCTAGGTGAATTAGAAGTACCGATCAATTATGTTCTTGGGGATTCTGCTAGGATTCACAAACACGTCGGCGAATGTTAATCTGTACATCGCGAGATCTGTTTCGTCACTAAAGGACAGCGTCAGTATGCTGTAGGGATCAAGGAGTATGGCAGATACTCCAAATTGTGTGGATGGTTGCGTCTCCAGAAGCCATGAATAGACATCTGGTTCCATCTCTTTCATCAGTGCTTTGGGTGGATCATCAACCAATTCCTGATAGAACATGTAATCGATGTCTTGTCTAATCACGATACCAAATCGAGCTATGAAGAAATTATGCACGGCATGTCCTCCCCGTACAGTATTTACAACAAGGCGTTAGAATGGCATGACCTACAACTAGATTCATTCATTTCATGACGCACATTTCATATAGCTCGATTGCAGTCTTTGCAGCATCGCGCGGTGGTGATTACAACTCATTCATCGACAAACTGCAAAAAGATCGCATCATTCCGTTCTACGAAAGTCACCATGTTGAGGTTGATCGCGGTTCATGCGAACGACCAGATTCAGCTTATGGTTGGAGCCCAGAAGTGTGCGAAGTGTTTCTTGCTTATATGGCTGAAAATAATATAAAAGAATTTCTGCTGACGGATTGAAAAGTTCATCCACAGATGAATCTTGTGTTATACTTGATGCACACATTAACAAGGAAACACTAATGTTCAATGCTTCAGTTAAGGTCTTCCGCAGGCAAGCTGGTCAACACATTGATCAAGCAGAAGTAATTGCCGTAGCCCCATTGGACATGTATGATGTTGTCGCCAAGGCAGTGTGGGATCGCAACCTAGAAGCCGCGGAATCGGAATCCAACTGGCGTTATTTCGTGGATCGTGGAACGACCGTGCAAGTGTTCCAACACGGTGACGTTGCAAAGATTTGGTGAAAAGGGGAGCTGTTGCTCCCCTTTTCCTATGTGATTTCAATACTCACTAATTTCGTAGGAGCTCTAGTAATTTCGGCTTTGATATTGGAACCGACTTGAAGTTTCTTAAAAGATGATCCTTCTGCGAAATTACTGAATGGCCCTACAACGAAAACTTCATCCCCGGATTTAAAGTGGGCCAGCTTTTCTTCAGTATCGAAACTGAAAATAACTCCTTGAACATATTTGCTCATATGGAAATCCTTTAGAAAATAATGAAAGCAGGTGAATTCACCTGCTTTCATTTTAACATCTAGAGGGTGAATTTAAATTCACTTGAGCTTCTTCAACTCTTCCAACTCTGTCATGTAGACGTCCTTGATTGCACTAGGGCTCTTCAACATTGCTTTGTGATCCTTGATATTGGCTTGCAATCTGGCGATGTTTTCTTTCACAGTAGCAAGAAAGTCCTTTGCCCAACGGTATGTTGGCAAGCTGACAATCTTGTCGATTTGGCTTTGATCCAGCCCCACGGCTGACGTGATGTTAGCTACTTCGGACTCCACATCAGCCTTGTCTGCCTTCTTACCCAAGCGCTCTGGAAGCTTGTCATCAAAGCAAGCCTTGATACCTTGCCAATACTTGAGTTCATAGCTGTCATCGTCGAGCTTCTTTTGGAAGCGAAGAGTATACCAACCCAGACGCCATTGAACGAAGTCCTTTACGACTTCTTCCGGGCTACCGTATTGACGAATGCTTGAACTGTTCCAGTCAACAACTACGATACGCTCGTTTGACTTTTCCTTCAACTTGAAAAAATCAATCGCTTTGTCTTCTGTCCATCCCGAGACTTCACCGCGCTTGAATTTCACCGTGATGGCGATGGTGTCAGTGCTTCGATCCGTGTAAGTTTGAATCAAGCCATCTTCTTCCATCTTGTTCAATCTCTTCTTCATAGATTGCAAATTGGTTCCTGGTGGCAATTCGGTAATCTTTACCGTACTGGTGTCCAGGATTTCGCATCTACCACGGAATTCCCAACTATTTTCCTCGAGCTTCTTTACCTTGACGTTCAGGTAATCGAATGATGGCTCCAAACCCTTCGGCTCTTCGCCAGCAAGAACTTGCTGAGTAGCAGTGATGATCTTCTTCAGGTTTCTGGGGAGAATAGAAGTAGACCAACCAACTGCGATTCCCGAGATACCATTCAGGAGAACCAATGGAACCAGTGGCAGGAAGTGAATTGGTTCCTTGTTTGATCCGTCATAATTATCCTTGAGTGGTACGATATCGAGATCTTGGAACAACAGAAGTTCCGCCGCTCTGCCCTTTTTCACGTATGTGTAACGCGGGGCACCAATACCTTCCACAGGTGCAACTCGAGTTCCAAAAGAACCGATACCCTCTAGAAGAGGAACGTTGTTAACATATGGTGCTGCCAACATGGAGATGCTGTCACCAGCAGATTGATCACCGTGCAGATACAAGCCGCTGGAAATCATTTCACCCGCAAGTGATACAGTCTTGATCTTGTCTGCTCGAGATTTCATGAGCCACATTGCTTTACGTGGACCATCTTTCATGCCATCTGCTACTTTGGGGATCGCCCGGTTTTCGCAGACATAAATGCTGTACTCTCTGGACGAATCCTTGATATAGTCACTGGTTAGTGGTTGCTTTTTTGATTTTGCCATTTTCTTATTGTTGTTGAATGGTTCATTATAGTTGATTGATGTGGTCTATCAATTACTGGTATTTAAGATCGATTCTGTCACTCACGCCACCAAGTTTCATCATGACTCCAATTTGATCAGCGTCATCCTGGTTTTCCAACCTCAAAGTGAGACCCAAGTTATAGCCAAAGCTACTTAGTTTCCGTTCGATATCCATGGTTATGAAGAACCTCCCAGAGAGATTCGCCTCCGCGAAATCCCACATGGGTTTGGCATTCTCCAATATATCAAGTTGACATGCGTCGTAATCTCTTTGATTTTGCAGCATATGAATCCTTACGGTTGCGATTAGGAACTGATATGCATAGACTGACGCTCGTCCTCTATTCTTGATATTGAATTGTTCCAACATTTGAAAGGGATGATGCCCATTGGCCATATTGATGGCTAGAGTCTTCTGAGCTTGCTCTATTGCTTGTTCGTGGCCTTCATTGACGGTGACCTTCATAAGATTCCTAAAAGACGTAGAGTAACCATCTCATCATCGGTTACTCGATAAGCCTCCAGATTTCCACTGAAGGGGTCGATGCGAATGACCGCATCCTTCAAGTTCAGATTGTTTGATGCCATCATAATGGTAAAACTCTGCAATTGTTGAATAAACAAAATCGTAGAATTTTTAGATGATGCATACAGACTTTCCTTGGATCGATCCAAGGAACACACGAACTCTCCTATCTGGGATTCCATGAATTCCTTGGAACGGACCACGTTATAAAGTTTATGAACGTGATCGTATGGGTTTGTGATCACAAACCGATCCACTGCTTACGGTCGTCTGCCCTCTTACCATTGAAGATTAGATCAAGAGCTTCTTCCATCTTACCATCATCAGTAAGCGCCATCAGCTTGGGTTGATCGATCGAATGTTGCCAATCTTCCTTGGTGAGTGTTCCCAGACCCTTGGCTCTAGTGATACTCCAACCCTTGTAATCCTCTGGATTGAATTCCTGATAGTCATCAGAGTACCAATACTTCCTTTGCTTGCCCTTCTCTGCGATAATGAATGGCGTCATGAATACGTGAACGATTGGCTCCTCATTCGGATCGTACATTTCTGGCCAATACGTGTAGAAGAAGTTATTCAGCAACGCACCAATGTTCAATCCGTCCGGATCCATGTCATGGGCGATGTAGATCTGACCATATCGCATGTCTTTGCGATCAAGTTTCTTAGTGGGTGAAATGCCGATACTGTTCATGATGTCCCGCAATGCACCGTCTTCCAGGACGTCCTTGATCGACGCGCCGTGAACGTTCATCACCTTACCGCCCAGACCCAAGCCACCATGGACTTCTGGATCACGAACAGACGCCATACCCGAGATAGCGGAAAGCCCTTCAGCTAGGAACAGAATGCACTTTGAGCGATCCTTGCCGGTTGCGTCCATGAGACCTGGAACCTTCTCACGCAGCATTTTCTTGGCTTCTTTATCAGCTTCGCTTGCGTCTTTCTTGAATGTACGGGCAGCACAACGTTCATAGATAGCTTCAATCCATTCCGGATACTTCTTGATAATGTTCTTGAAGAATTCGGGATCCTCCAACGTAGCCTTGATGTGTTTGGCAGTCTCTTCGTTGTTGAGGCGTGTCTTGCTCTGACTATTGAAGTTCGGAGCCTCCATGGTCGTTATATTGAAGATCATGATGCCTTCCGCAAGGTCGGAACGATTAGGAACCAACTTGCGCTTCTTGTTCTCACGCTCCAGGGCAACCAGCATGCCACCAAAGAAGTGACGCTTGAATGCATCCATGTGAACACCGCCGTCAAATGCCGGGATGTTGTTTACCATCGAGTGTTGATGTTCACCGGAATCAAAGAATCCTGGTAGCATCCAAAAGTTGGAATTGAACGTACCTTCCTGAACTTGAACATGAATTGGCTTCATGCCAGCAAACAGGCTTTTCTCCACGGACTTTGCTGTGATCTTTTCACCATTAAAAAACAGCTTCAGCTTGGGGTTGCACAACGCTACTTCATAAATGCGGGACTTCAAGAAGTCCAATGGCAACGTCATATCACGGAACACTTTGGGTGACAGCTTAAATGTTACCTTGGTACCATTCTTTGCCGCGGCTTTCTTCTTGAGAATTGCATCTTCGATGATCAGAGAATCCGTTCCTTCACGGAACTTTTGCAGAAAGTATTGACCATCACGTTCCACTTCCAGGTTGAAGTATTCAGAACAGAAGTTCACACCCGAAGCCCCGATACCATTGGTACCAGCTACTTGACCACGTTCCTTGAAGTTACGACCAGCTCGAGCTTGACTCAGAGCCATAGTAGCCATGTAAGTGTTGTGTTCCTTTGAGAAGGTGATTGGGATACCACGACCATTGTCCTGCACGCTGAATGTCATAGTGTCGGGGTCATAGGTGACATCGATACGATCACCGTGGCCATGTCCGGCAACTTCATCCAGAGCATTGTCCAGGATTTCCCGGAATGCAGTGAATACGGCAGGAACCCAAGTTACTTCTTGTGGTTCTGGTGAACCTTCGGGGTAAGTCAGAACGATCTGAGTGTGGGGGTCTCGTGACCCGTAATACATTTCTAGACGCAACCTTGTGTGTTGCCAGTCTGACAGTTTGATGATTTCTTCGCTCATTTGTATTGAATGGTTATGTTTGTTCGATATGATTAGTAGACGAACTTGGTTTGATTATAAGTGTCATGAAAGTTTGTAGCAAATCAAGTCACAGAGGATTTATTAACTGGTACCTTATCTTCATAAATATCACGAATAACAGGAGTCACCTATGACAAAATCATACTCAGTATCAATCTCAAACCCCGGTCTTACCGGAAATGCCAATGGATTTATTGATAACAAGCGAATTGAACAATACACACCAGAAGAAATAACAGTCGATCAGGCCATCGCGAAGAAGAGAGCCAACATCAGATACAACGCCATCATCATGGGTGTTGGTCTAGTATCCAATCCCACTGTTGATAATATCGTTGCGGATGGTGCATCTGAGGCTGACGAAGGGTCGGAATTCAACATGAATATGACCTTTGTGAGCGAAGAATCACTAGCGATCATCAGGGATGAGGAACGTCTGGAAGGTGTTGACGCTTTGAAACGTCTTATCGCCGAGGCCATCTCCGCACCCAGAGAAGCCACCGTTGATTATTATCATGCAACCAAATTGGCTTCTGTTGCTCTTCTGACGATTGCTCCTTTGGCAGCAGATGCGGACGCCGCCGAATCACTCATCACCATAACTGAACTCTAATTTGAATTCAACCCGCCTAGCCAGTAAACTGGCTAATCGGGTGGATTCGTACCATCAAATACAAACATCATGACACAACTAATATCTGGCATCATAGTTCTACTCACAGCTTTCGCAATTTCAGCAGTCGCAGCCTACGTCTCGGTTGACGGTATGGTTGCAATTTTCGCAGCATCTCCCATCATCGGTTACATTCTGTTTACCACCTTGGAAGTTGGTAAATTGGTAGCAGCTCAATGGCTCAAGAGTAACTGGACCAACAAGAAAGTATCAATAGCTCATAAGGCATACATGATTACCGCAGTTGTGGTACTCATGATCGTGACTGCCTTTGGTATCTACGGTTTCTTGGCAAAAAGCCATCTGGAGCATGCTGCCCCGATAGAGGGTATAGCCCTTCAAGTCGCTCAGAAAGAGCAATCCATTGCACAAGTTAGCAATGACAATACGAGACTCCAATCCAGATTAGATCAACTGGATGCCAATATCAACTCCTTCCTCAAGGGTGACAAAGCTGACCGAGCCAACCAAGTTAGAAGAACACAACAGGCAGAACGTCGTGATATCGAAAAGGAAATGAAGGCCAACAATGAGAAGATCAATTCATTGAATTCTGAACTTTTGCCTTTGAAGATGAAGTCAAGCGATGTGACTGCCAAGTTGGGCCCAATCAAGTTTGTCGCAGAACTGTTTGGATGGCAGGACACTGGCGCCGCAGTGAGAATGCTGATTCTCATGATTATGTTTTCATTCGACCCGCTGGCCGTGATTATGATGTTGAGTGGTTTCATCACCCTCTCGGATTGGAGGGACAGTCGCAAAAAGAATCAGGAGCCAACACCACCAGTTGTTGAGCCTATCATCGAACCAATCACCGCTCCGATTGCTGAACCTCTGGCTGAACCAGTTATTCAGGAGGAACTGATTGTTGAGCCTGAGGTCGAAACCCAACCTGAAGAAGTTGTCGAACCTGTAGTCGAAGAGCCACCGGTTGAAGAACCCACGCCCACGAAGCCAAAGAGACAATATAAGCGGAAGAATCCCTATCAGAAGGAATTGCAGAAAGTAGCAGCTCTGTACCAAGAAGACGGCAAAACTCCCATCAATCAAGACGCCAAAGAGCTTGTTGAGATTCTGGAGAGGCGCCCAGACCTGTTGAATGATGTGATCGATGTAGTGATGGATGACTCCAAGAAGAAGATGGTTCTACCAATCAGTGAAATGATTGAAGCGGATGGTAAAGAACGAAATGCTGATTCGCTTATTTCCAACGTTCCGCAAGAACAAATTGAGTCAAACATCCGCTCAGCCAATACTTGGTTAGCTAACGCTAAGAGTGATCGAACCAAATAAATATCAAGCGTTAGTTGATAGGTACAAGGAGCTTACATGTCAGAAACAGAAAAGAAACTTTATTGCTCCTTTTGCAGCAAAAGTGCAAATGAAGTTAAGAAGCTCATCGCTGGTCCAAATGTCTACATTTGTGATGAGTGTGTGGGCTTGTGTCACTCAATCTTGTCCACAGAATCTCCTTTGGATAAGCCACAAGAAGAACCTCAAGAACACGAAGCAATTCCCAATCCTACAAAAATCAAAGAATTTCTAGACCAATACATTATCGGCCAAGACTATACCAAGATGGTAGTCAGCGTCGCAGTAAGCAATCACTACAAGAGACTGGCCCATCCAGTTGTAGATGGAGTTGAAATCGAGAAGAGTAACATTCTGATTTTCGGCCCCACGGGTAGTGGCAAAACTCTCATCGCCCAAACGATCGCCAGATATCTGGATGTTCCATTCGTAATTGCTGATGCCACTTCATTGACTGAAGCTGGATATGTTGGCGATGACGTTGAAAGCATCGTATCAAAACTGCTCCAAAATGCTGGTGGTGATGTTTCCAAGGCAGAACGCGGTATCATCTATCTGGATGAAATCGACAAGAAGCAGAAGAAAGAGGGTGGCGGTGGTAACAAGGACGTGTCTGGTGAAGGCGTTCAACAAGCTCTGTTGAAAATTCTCGAAGGCTCGGACATCATGGTTCCATCAGCTGGCGGGAAAAAGAGCCCACAGGCTGATCTGGTGAAAATCAATACTCGTAATATTCTGTTCATCGTTGGTGGTGCATTCGTGGGCCTCGACAAAGTTGTTGAGAAGAGTTTGAATAAAGACGCGGGCTTGGGATTCAATTCCAAGGTCATGGACAAGTCAAAGCCGATTGATGATTTGCTTCGTCATGCCAAACCTGAACACTTGATCCAATTTGGTATCATCCCGGAACTTATTGGTCGTTTGCCCGTATCTGCACCATTGGAAGAACTTACAGCAGCTCAACTAGTGCGTGTGTTGACAGAACCAAAGAATGCAGTTATAAAGCAATTCGTGAAGCTCTTCTCAATTGAAGGAGTGGAACTGGTATTTGAAGATGGCGCCTTGGAAGAAGTCGCAAGAATCGCCAAAGACCGTAAAACAGGCGCTCGGGGACTTCGTAGCGTGATCGAAAACAAATTGATCAAAACGCAGTTCAACCTTATTGACTACCGTGAAGCCGGTGCAACGAAGGTTATCGTGACCAAGGAAACATTTGCCAATGATGAAGAGCCAACAGTCATCTATGGCGATGCAATTAAAACAATCGCTCTTTAAGGATAGTCTTTGTGACTTTTAAGTCGGAAGTAAACGAACGCATTCGTGCATATAACGTCAGAGTTCTCGATGAGAACAATGAACAAAAGGGAATCATGGATCTCAGATCTGCTTTGGCGTATGCCAAGAATTTGGATCTTGATCTGGTTAAGATCGCGGATGCGAATCCACCAGTTTGCCGGGTGGTGGATGCTAATAAGTTCTTCTACGAACAGAAAAAGCAACAAAAGGCGGCAGAAAAGAAACAACGCGAAGCCATGGTCGTCATCAAAGAAGTCCAGCTTCGCGTGAGTATCGATACAAACGATCTCAAGATCAAGGCGCGAAAAGCGAAGGAATTCCTAGCTGAAGGTGACAAGGTCAAGGTTGTTCTGCGCTTCCGAGGTCGTGAAGTGGCGAATAAAGAGTTGGGTCATGTAGTAATCCGTGATTTCATTGCCGAACTCGGTGATATCAAAATGGAAAAACCAGCCAGTGACGGCGGTAGGGAAATTACCCTACTGATCGCACCGGCCGCTCCAAAACCAGTCAAGGTGTGATATGGCGGATACAAGGAAGCTAGCAGCCACAGTATTGGAAACAATATTGGCAACGTACCCAGAAGACGATCCTAGGGCACGGGCGAGAAGGTTCAGCCCCTTGTATGCCAACATTGGAATCTTTATTGCAGCCATCATTATCTTCATGGGTGCTATCGCCCTGATGGTGTTTCTCCCTTACGATAATTGGGTTGAAAATACGATCATGGCTCTATATGGTGCATTTTCAGTACCCATGCTTTTTTTGATTACCTGGGTTGTGGTGAAGAATCTCAATTCTGCCACAATTCGAGTACTCAGATTGAAAGACAAAATCGTTGCCTGGAAGAATAGAAACAAAATATCACCTACCTCTTGACTCAATCACCAAGTGAATATATACTTGGTGTATTGAAACAACGGGAGGACGAAATGTTTTTAGCTATTTTGCTTTTCATTGCCGCATTTGGCGTCGCATTTGTTTGCTTCTTCTGTATGTTTTTCGTGGGATTTGCCTGGTGGGGCCTGATCGTATCAGTGACCACCGCAAGCGGTGGCATTGTTCCCATGGTGCTAGGCCTGGTATATCTGCTGGTGTTTGGTCTCCCACAGTGGATTTTCCCTGGTACGTGGGTTGCTGAAAAGTTTCACAACGGTGCCTCGCATCTGACAGACTTCATTCTGTTCCTGTTGTTCCTTCCATTCCACGCTTTCGGTTACGCAATCGACCTCTTCCGATACATCGCGTACTAAACAGAATTGTTATTCACACCCGCAGCACCTTAAATAAAGGGCTGCGGGTTTTCTACCTGCAAAAACCGAGGATAGTTTATGGAAATAGCAGGTTCAGAACTTGATAGTAGGGTAGCTAGGAATATCTTTGGATATGTGGTTATCATAGACACCCAGCTGAATGAAAGCTACATTATGGGTTTGGACAGAAAACCCCTACCAGTACCACAATACAGTACTGATACGGAAACGGCTCAACTCATAGTCGAGATGTTGAAAAAACATGGATTTTCACTTGCCGCAAGAAATAAACAAGTGAATGGGGAATATCAATGGGTAGCCAGTTTCTCCAGAGATGATGGCCGTTCATACCTGGCCAGTTATGGCAACACACTTCCTGCCGCGATCTGTGCCGCAGGGTTATCAGCGGTCCAAGGAACCAATTCTAATCAGAAGCTCAAATAAATTCTGATATCAGGTGCCACCTTGTGCGCCTGGCATATCCTCATCACACAGCTTCTCCATGCATAGATAATGCTCGTATGCATCCTTGAGGGCTTGGAACTTTTCCATCTTCTGTAGATTGGGTTCAAGAATCATCAGTCTTTTCTTGATTGCAGCCAGATCCTTTTTCACTTGGGTGAGTTCTGATTCAGAAAGATATGTGCCGCTATCAGACCACGAAATTCCATTCTGACTATTTGTGTATGATTTGATAGTTCCCTGAAGCTTAGGGGAACCAGACGTGACGTTGGTTCCAATAGAAGAATTGGACATCCCGCTCTGGGTTGGCAACTTATTATGTGAACCATTGCCAATAATAGTGCCAAGAGTATATGGATCTCTGATCTGAGCCATTCGTTTCATATCATCTTGACACATTTCCTTGTATTGTTCGGAAAGCGATTTGATATTTGATGGAGTCGCTGGTGTTTTGTCTTGCATAATTTTCCCCTTACTGGTTGCCATTCTAGTTACCGAGGCATCAAGTCTGCAATATTGCAAAATTGTAACTGATAAGTAACAATTAGAAAAGGTGAATTATGCAAGCATTACAGGCAACTTCAATCGCACCCGCGTCCCCAATAACAATCCCGGCAGTGATTTCGATAAGCTATCGAACCCAAGGATCAGGTTCTGAAAAGAAGATTTGCATCAATATGACTCAGTCAGTAGTCGACCACTTGGGATTGGAAAAGCCCCGACATGTGATGGTAAAGAAGAAAGGAACGCTCTACACATTGACATTTCTTAACTCCAGAAATGCAATGTCAAACCCCGTTCCGGCATCACAAAAAGGAAGAGTTCAGCTGTTCCTAAACACCCAGGTAATCCAAGTACCAGTGGATGATCAAATCAAAGCGATAAAATACGATGCTCTCATGAGTGTTGATGGTAATGTGATGACTTTTGATTTCGATCTGGAGGAGTTCTTGAAACCAAAACCCCTGGGCGTCACTAAGACTATCGAAACTCGCGAAGACAAGATTGAATATGGTTTCAAGCCAGATTCCGATTGGGGTGTTGCATTGGATGAGAAGGTGGATGATCTTATCAGAGAACAACACAGATTGTATTTCGCCTGCAAGTTTGGTAACCTGTAATGGATTTCAATTCGATCAAATCATATGTTGCTCAACAAACTGAGTTTATGCAGGACTGGTTGCTGAGCTATGACTACAGTAGAGTTCGACTCTACAATACCACCAAGAACAAACTGGTGCAGAATCCGGAAATGTTCCGTCGTGGTAACGATTGGATTGCCGCTGCCTACATGCATTCAGTTGCTTTAGATCAGGGCAGTGGTGACGATTGTGTTGACACCAAGGGCAATTACCATGAGCTCAAACTGGCATTCATGGATGCTTCACAGATACACTTCGGGACCAGTGGAACCGCTTTGCTTTATGGTGCGAGCGACACCAGTTTGAATCAGGCCTACAACGCCAAGTATCGAGTTTACGCCACAACCCAGAACGAACATCACAAACAAGAAACTGCCTACGTGTTGATGAGTAAGCAACACAATTGTTATATCACGGGCTTTATGATGACTGGTGAGCAAGTTCAGAAGACTCTGATGGAATCCGGAAAGACCACGGTTGAGAGAAGCATCAGCTTGGGAAACTTTATCACCAATGGATATGAATTCAAGAGTGGAATTCCACATATTGGTTGGGGTAGATATTACAACGCTCTATTCAATTATGTGAAAGCCAGAGAGCAACGGATTACTGGTGACGAAGCCAGGGAAGCGATTAAGACCTGGGTGGAATTGGGTAATCCAAACAATCTGACGAAATTATAGAAAATATTGCGATAGTCAGTTCAATTCAGTATAAATACGGTATGGCGCTTTTAAGGCCATACCTGGGAGCCCTTGTGGTCCCAAAATAACTCGCTTAATAAGGAGAAAACTATGACTATGCGAATTGATACCATCAACCTTTCTGATTGGTTGCGCCGCAACGCAATCGGAACCCTCGCCAATATCGAACGAAACTTCGACATGCACTTGGCGGAAAAATACCCACCACACAGCATCCTTTCACTGGATGAGTCCAATTACGTTCTGACTCTTGCGGTCGCAGGCTTTGCCAAGAACGAACTCAAGGTGGAAGTAGAAAATGATTCACTGACTATCAGTGGAGTGAAGGGTAATGTAGAAATGCCCGAAGGCGCCAAGATGATTCATCAAGGAATTTCATTCCGTGATTTCACTAGAAAGTGGAAGCTGGAAGATCACATGGAAGTCGACAAGGTTTCTCTTGAGGACGGACTGCTGATCATCAAGCTGAAGATCAACAAGCCTGAAACAAAGAAAACAAAGGTTCACGACATTCTGTAAAGAGTCTTGACATAACGAAAAGGGGAGCAGATTGCTCCCCTTTCTATTGATTGGCAGATTTGCTTCCACTATAATTGGGACCAATAGGGGAAATCATGCAAACCAACAAGATCTGTTTTATCGGCAATGCGGGTTCGGGTAAGTCGACTCTGAGCGCAGAAGTGTATGTTCGTTTGAAGAAGCAGCATAAGAATGCAGAACTCGTTACCGAGTTCGTTCGCTCTGACATTCAAATCAACGGACCTATGTCCAACATCTGGGAGCAGTACCGCACTCGTTCCAATCAGGAACAGTTGGAAAATGTTATCCCCAAGAACGTGGAATACATGGTGACTGACTCAGGAGTCCTGACCCCATACTTCTACGCCAGCCTGTATGCTGACAACACTGACGCTCGTCAGAGAATTGTGTTGGCTGACATGTATCGTTTCCTCATCAATGATTTGTTCCTGAAACGTTACACCCATGTGTTCTTCATTCCGATGGCTGAAACATATGCGAGCAATCCCAACATGCTTTCTGACGGAACCAGATACCAAACTCCAGAACAGATTCAAACTCTGGAAAATCACATGAGTTTGATCTTCACCGCCATTCACCGAGTTGACAACGTTCATGTCCTTGATGGTCCAATTGATGAGCGTTGTGATCGTGTGATGCAGATTATTTCATAAGGGCGTAACGCCAGTTGAAGAATGGCGTTATACTGGTTGAATGACGTATAAGTTATTCATTGATGACGAGCGATTCCCGGTTGACAACAGCTTTGTCATCTGTCGAAATCTTGATGAAGTCATGGCAACCATCATGGAGTTGGGTGCCCCGCATTTCATCTCATTCGATCATGACCTTGGTGAAAACATTCCAACAGGAATGGACATCGCAAAGGTTTTGGTTGAAATGGATCTTGACGGCAAGATCGATCTGAATAGTGAATTCACGTTCTATGTCCATAGCCAGAATGTTGCCGGAGCAGCCAACATCCAATCCTATCTGTCCAACTATTTGAAAGTGAAGCGAAATGAGCACCTCAACAATCTCTGAAACCAAGTCCAAGACCAAGCTGGCTCCCATTAAGATGTGGAACGTCATCTTCCTCAATGACGATTTCACTCCAATGGATTTCGTTATGGATCTCCTGGAACTTCGTTTCGGAAAAACAGGTGAGGCTGCATATGCTATCACGATGGCAATTCATACGTCCGGGCGTGGCATCGTGGCACAATACTCGCGTGAAGTTGCGGAACAGAAAGCCCAACAAGCATCCGATGATGCTCGCAGCCACGGCCATCCATTGATGATCATTGCAGAGCCGATGGCATAAAGTTTCCACTGATCCTAAATAAAAGCCCACGGTGATGGGCTTTTATTTTGAGTAAAAACCTGATGTGGCGTATAATCAACTTCTGTGAACTATCAAGAAATATACGATCGAATTATTCATCGAGCAAAATCTCGACTTCTGGATAGCTATTCCGAGAAGCATCACATAATTCCAAGATGTATGGGTGGCACTGATGACATTGAAAATTTAGTTCGACTCACCCCCGAGGAACATTATTTGTGTCACCAATTGTTGGTAAAAATACATAAAGGTACCCAGTATTACCATAGATTGGTGATGGCGTGTGCCGCCATGTCTAACCTAAATAGTTCAGTGGGGCGAAGAGCATCAAAATTGAAAATGTTTGGATGGATAAGAAGAGAAGTTGCGCGTGAAGCTTCTATTCGTATGAAGGGAAACCCTAGCCCTCACAAAGGAAAGAAACAATCGCCAGAAGTGGTTGCTGCAAAATCTGCTCGGATGAAAGGAAGGAAACTTTCTCCTGAAGCTTTGGCTTCCAATCACGCAGCGGCGGCAAGAAGGGTCGGAGTTCCCATGTCTAGAGAAGCCGTGGAAAAAAGTGCTGCGACTCGCAGAGGGAAACCAAACCCTAAGGGGGCGGAAGCCAACAGAGGAAAGCCAAGTGGAATGCTGGGAAAATCGCAATCTCCTGAAACTAGAGCTAAAATAGCTGAATCTAGAAAGAGAACTTGGGAGCTCAAGAAGCTTGCCCATTTACAATCAACAGAAAAAGAAAAAGAATAATATGGCACAGATTTTACACCCCAAACGATACGCTTTTTTTACCCCTTCGGTGAGTCAAATGTTCGTGTTGGCCCACGCAAAGAAGTGGCCACGTCAACCAGTAGATTTTGACCTACTGAATTTCATGGACGATGTGAACAAGAATCACTTCACGTGGCCTGCCAACCTGTATTCAGCAGGCCATGCCCACCTGGATCCACAAAAGAGCGACGAACGTGAACCAATGATTCAGGGTAGAAACAGATCAAACTCGGTGCTTATTGGTGACTCTGGTGGGTTCCAGGCAGCTACTGGTGTCCTGGACTTTGACTGGAAGAATCCGCTCAGCGAGAAGTCGATTAATCAACGACTTGAATTGATGAGATGGTTGGAACATACCGCTGATTACAGCATGGTACTTGATTGGCCAGCTTGGGCTATCGACACTGGCAGGCTTCCAGCCACGCTGATGCATTTCGATCCAACTACTGATCCCCTGACTCCAAGTACTGATGAGTTCCAGAACTGTCTTAAGGGTACAGTTTGGAACAATCACTTCTTTATCAACAACAGAACTCCAGGCAAAACCAAATTCCTGAATGTTCTGCAAGGTCGCTCAGACAAAGAAGCGGATGAATGGTATGATGCTGTGACTCCTTTCAGCAACACTGATATCCACGGCGAAAGAGCCTTTGAGGGTTGGGCATTAGGCGGCGCTACAGGTGGTGATCCAAGTCTAACCATGCGTCTTCTGGTGCGTCTACGACGTGATGGTTACTTGAGTGGTCCAGACCGTTGGATCCACGTTTTGGGTCGCTCACGTCTTAGTACCGCAGCATACTTGGCAGCCCTGAACGAATCATTGAGCAGAAACCTCAATGACGGCATTCAGATTTCATACGATGCCTCGAGTGCGTTCCTCTATGCAGTCAATGGCAACTATGTGACCGACTACGCGGTGAGTCCCAAAGGTCTGAACCTCATCAGCGCAGAATTTCCCATGGACGCTCGGTATATTGACGGTGTGTTGACCGAGGATGAGAATGGCAATCAAGTAGCCCACGGTGCACTGCCCTTCCTTTACAATGGTGTGAGCTCTGAGAGAATGGCTGATCCAAACCACAAGAAGAGTAATGTCAGCGCAAAGTTGAAGATGAGTGACTTCATCCTGGCTCCTATCGAGGGTAAAACCAAGAAGGCGTACAGAATGGATACCGCGTCCTATTACTACATCATGGCGCATAACGTTGAGATGCAAGCCCATGCGGTTGAATACGTGTGCGACAAGTTGTTCGCCCCAGATGCCGCCGATCACATTCCCTCTATTTTCCTGGAATTCAAGGACTTTGTGAACCGTCTGTTCTACACTGACGGTAAGGCTTGGGACTCACTGAGTGATGCCGAGAAGGATGATTACACGGCAAAGTCTTTGAAGCTGGTTGAACAAGAAGCATCAAAGTACAGCGATCTGATTTCAGGAGAACGTCCGGGTGAATCAATGTTCTTTGAATTCTTCGAGAAGCCCACGATTTCCCTGGAAGATCTGAGTGATATCCTGGATGCTCGCTCAAGAAAGAAGATTCCCAAGGAAATCAAGGTAGACCCAACTCCAGTTGAATGGAATCAAATTGGCATCTTCGGATAACAATCAAACCACATATGTGGCCTATTTCATACCCCCTGACAAGTACTCAGAGGTTATGGAATGGGCAACACTATCAGGGTATAGTGACTGTTGCGCCAGAATTCAAATGGGTATTATTTTCATCGCCCCCAATGATTCAGCGATGGTCATGTTCAAAATGCTCTGGCCTTCCCTCACCAGAAGCATTGTAATCAATAGTGCATCAGCTCAGTTCAAGAGTGTTTTGCCTTGTGGCAAAAAGTAACCACCCCTTCCACACCGTACCTTTGATACCGTAAGAAGTAGGTGACGTTGGTGGTGATGTACACGTTCTTGAATTTGTGATATTCCATGAAGGGACAATCACTAAATGCAATATCGGATACATGCCACCACTTTTCACCGACGGTGTTCTCCAGTTGCATCTTCACCTTGTTTGATTTGGAGTCAACTGTTGCTGAAATCACTTTAACTTGGCGGATGACCTTGGTTGTCTTGCCACTGGCTTCATCTAGGATGAGGAATACCATACTGGCAAACACCATGGCGGTTATCCATACAAATGATGCACCCGCGATGGTCTTCATATAATGCTTGGCATGTTGCATACTGGGCTCCTGAAATATCGTGCCAGTATAGCATCAAGATGTTACCAAACGAACTCTTGACAAAACAAATTGCGAATGCCATCTCGCAACGGTATAATCAACAAATAACACAAAACAAGGATACCACAAATGGACCGCACAAAACCAGTAAAATTCTTCAAGGGCTTGGAAATTGAAGCCACCAACCACTTCCTGCTGCCAACAATGATCGCCCCCGGTCAATATTCATACGATGAATGCACGGAGATGCTGAACACTCATGCGGAATGTTCACACATTCTCCTGGGGTACATGTATGACCCAGCGGGTAATCCCCTTGATATCGACCTGGACAAGGCTTTCGATCTGGCCAACAAGCTGATGGGTGAAGGCACTCGCGTTACTCTGGAAATCCGCCCAGACCAATTGACTGATGAGTTTGTGGCCCGCTGCCCAGACCCCCAGGGCCCATTCGGTAAGTTGTTCGTCATCCTGATCGGAACACGTTTCCCACGCATGGACAAGATTGGTGCTTACACAACTCTGAAACTCCATAGTGACTACGGTAATACTGAAAATGGTGGCGTGTGGTGTGTGAAGGCCGAAGACTTCAAGACGGCCGGAACCTTTACCCCATGGGAAGCATATGTGATGGATGAGTGGTTGAAGTAATCAACTATTACCGGAATGAGGGGGCCTTGGCCCCCTTCAGTTATATGATCAAAACCACCGTCAGACTCAAAACACACATTTCCATCGCAGAAGCCAAACAGGCGATGCAGGAATGGGCGTTGGGTGATACCGAGGATCTCTTGAGAAAAGCGATTATCAAATCAAACCTAATGTATTCTGAATGGTCGAAATTCTATATGCAGGTAGATTTTCATGACGAATATGCGATGATAGAATTCAAGTTGTTGTTTTCAGATCAAGTTCATTGGATTGTAGAAACCGCAAACTTGTGAAAATGATGGGCCCCAGGGGCCCATCATTTTCAATCTGCTTTGGTGTTATCAACTTGATAATTGCAAGCACTCACTGACAATGCTATAGCAACTATGGCATCATCGTCAACCTCGTAAGTGTATTGCCAATGACCCCATTTGGTTATCATAGTGGCATCACAGTCGTGAGACTTTATGATCTGATATAACGTTTGTGCGTCAATATCGCATTCCGTGTATCGGTAGCCAGCAATATTTCGAATTACTCTTGGCTTTATATTTCGATCTGTTCTGGAGAACAGATACCTGGATCTCATCTATTGATGTCACCAGAAACGGTGTTGATTTTCCCACCAACAGATCCGGTGACTGATACGTCTCCGGAAATAGTCTTGATATCACCAGAACAATTACCCTCAACGTCGATGTCACCAGCAGAGGTCTCGATATCACCAGAACAGTCACCCTTGACGTTGATGTCGCCAGCAGAAGTCTCGATAGAACCCACGTTGCCCTGAACCGATATGGAGATGGGCCCATGAATGGCACCACCTTGAACCTTACCGTCAATAGTCACCACACCATTGACAACTGTGACATTGGTGCCATGATAGGTTTTGCCATTGATTGTGACTGAACCGCCACTAGCAATACCGAAAAGTTTTGCGAAATTTTCGAACATGTTTTCTCCTTATGAGGCTTTCATTATAGGTGCGAAAGGCCATCACGTGATGGCCTTTCATGGTATACTCTTAAGTTTATCTACGATCAGAGCGTCAACATCGGAATCGAATCATTACATACTCCTTCCAGTTTGCCGAGTAACATTCCTGGACTTTCATATTCGCCCAGGGCCTTTGTGGGTGGCGACTGTCTCCTAACAGTTCTTAAGAGGTTCCACTAGAACCTCACCACACATTCAGATCACAGACCAGTGTTTGCGCGGGTCGTGCCGACCTTTGCCTTCTTGGCCGTTGCGCGAGTGTTGACCTTCTTGGCATTGCTTGCAGCGCGGAAGTTCACCAGCAGCTTGTCAGCGAAGTCTGCACCCAGGAGTTCAGCAGCGTTTGCTGTCACGTCCGTGTAGTTGAAGCCACCTTGTGCCTTCACCAGCTTTGCGTCAAACTTGGCCATCACTGCATCAGCGGAAGCCTTGGGGTAGGTCTTGAAGCGCAGGAAGCCACCACGACGACCACCGAAAGTAACCAGCGAGCTCACCACACCTTGCGTGATTTGAGCAACACCAAACAGGCTGTCCTTGCTTGGGGCGCCGCCCTTTTCACCACGTGCACCTTGCACCAGAGCGTGACCAACCTTCAGAATTTGTACAGTAGCAGCCATTTGTGATCTCCTAAAAAGTTAACTTACCATTTGCAGCTTTGGACTTTCTTCGTCTTCACCTGCGCCATGTATCAACTATAAGTTCAAGTGAAATTCAAGTCAACGTTTAAATGAACAAATATTCAAACTGTTACATTCAGTAACACACTTGAATTCCTGATTTCAACTTCCAGTGCGCAAAGTCAAGTATGTACCATCTAGAGAAAGATCAAAACCCTCAATGAAGATATGATCTGTGGGTTCACCTTCAAAGATCAACAGATCAGATGCGATCCACAGGATTTTCCACGAAACATCGGTTGGGAGGGAAATAGTTTGATTTCGATAATGCAGTCGACTAACACCACGAAACGCGATATCGTCAAACGATGCGGGAACATCCATGGACCAAACAGACTTGACCTTGATTGCTTTACCGTAAGCTCGAGCCCTGGCTGCATTTTCGTCATCCTCTGCATCCATGACATCTAGTGGTCGTTGGATCCCTGCCAACAGCTCGTCACACGCATCGGACAACTGTTTGATGATGTCTGGATGCACTACGCCTTCGAGGCGTTGCTTCACACCGGCAAATGCGCAAAAGGCATTGTGGATTTTCTTGAATTCGTCGTCAGTAAGAGAAGTTTCGCGCATGACTGGCTCCTTATCGATCAAGTAACAGGGTGAACATGACTGCGTCGGATTCAAATTCGAATATGCAAAACCAAGTGGAAGCGGTGTAGTGCATATCAATCACTTTCCCTGAATAGTCCACATGGGGATAATTGTAATCAAACTTGTCATCAGATAGCATGAGGACAAACTCTGGGTCACGTTTGTCGAAGTCATCAATGGTTGACCACCTCCAGGCAACTTGCGTGCCCCGGTATTCTTCCATGAATTCTTGGAATGTTTGTGACTTCAGGATTGTTATCATCACATCATTATACATTCATTTGGTATGGATCCGCCATTTATTTGACTAAAAGATGATGCCATCACATCATGGTATTTTGAGGATCGTTATGAGTAAAATTACCTTAGAGGAATTCAGAGATCAGTTTGAGGGCTCTCCTATCAGTGTCGAGGAAATGGCACAGACGGTTATTCAACATTTGGATCCGGATGACCCGCATTCCACAGATGCTCGGGAAATGGTCGAGTTGGCAGAGCAATTGGTGGCCGCCCAAGATGCATTTTTGGAATTCCTCAACAACGCCAATTTTGAACTGGGATGATTGTCGACTCGATCCTCCTGAAGAACGAAACGCAGCAGATCATGCCGTCTGGAGGCTTTCATCTCAAAGTTTTTAAAATATTGAGAGAACAATTCCCCGCTTTGACCGTGATAGGAATAGCTGGAAACAAGGTCATGCTATTGGGTTCAGACCAGGTTATCACAGACACGGATTTGCTTTTGGTTAGGTTTGCATTCTCGGAGTATTTTGAAAAAGTTAGTCGACGTGATATGAATCTTGACTGGTTACCTGAATATGAAACTATATGAAGCCGTAGATTTGAAATCAACCAAAGAATGGTTGAGTCTGAATCCACATTCGTTTCTAGCTAGAAACATCAAGAAATTTGGAGTTTGTGTGGAGGAACTGTCCACACGTCCTACCAAATTGGAATATTTTATTTCAATTTTTTGCTCAAGATTCGACTGTCATTCATTCAATTCATGGGCGGCGTATGAGCAGGCTTGGTCTGAGTTAAATCAAGAAGGTTTGTTTGCTGAGGATTTTACCAAACACAAGATTGAAAGAATCGAAGCATATCGATCTATCCTTACCGAGCCATCAAGTAAGATCATTAAGCAATTCATGATGACATATCCATTGAGTTCTCTAGGAATGAGGATTGAGCAATCATCCAAATTTGGTGGGTCTATATTTGTTATCAGAGAAATTACAACTTTTTTAAACATCATGGCTTCACAACATACATTCACTCATGGAGATATATTGGGAGCATCAAATCATGAGTACCATAATTCCATATCTGAAAAATATTTGAAACCAACACGTTATACCACAAATCAAATCGAATATGAATGGGTGAGTGAAGTTACCAAATATCGGAGTTGGATCTTTTCATCCGCAATGTATCCAACTAGAGATCAAGCATCCCTCAGAAAGATGATGGATTCGGAACACTCGTCTTCAATAGAAGACGCCAATAATGTTCCGACCGCGTTGGGTATCATAAAGAATGCACCATACCATCATCCACTAAAATCAGATCTGGTGAATGAAGCCTATAACCTCATAAAGGAAATCATATTCAAGGAATTGCAGGATCTCTGGATCATGTATCCGGAAGTGAAATCAAAGGACTTGTTTCTGAATCAAAGGATATATTGGTGAGAGCTCCATATGATTTCTGTAGATTGGTATACGATCAATATTGGGAGGATCGTAAGAACTTGCTGGTCATAGACCCAGAATATCATGGACCCAGAAACGCCAGCCTGGAGGCTTGGTATAAGGAGAAAACCGGATACCAAATATATGATTTCATGGTTGATATGAACTTTGGCATATCATTCTGCACCAATATGCCAGATGCGTGTATCATGCAGGTAATACTTTCTGGAGTCGTGGAATGAAACCCAAAGCAACTGTTTACTGGCTGTATTGCATCATCAACCAACTGTATGGCAAAAACGCAAAACTGAGTATCGACCCCTTGGGTCGACAGTACTCAGTGAATCGATATGGGATTCGGGTCGAAGTAAATCAAAAGGATACCAAGACCGTCTGTTTAGATATCACTAAGAAACTCGAGGAAGCCGAATACTATCCCAAACAGGAAAATCAGTATCATATACAGTATGAGGCCAATCATGTTTACATTTCATTGTCTCATTCCATTCATACCAATCATGTTTACATCCATGTTATGGCTTATGCTCGTAAGAAAGAACCAGAAGTTCTGATCGAATAGCAACCAAAAGAAGCTATAATTCACTGAACTTTACAAGGATTGGTATGAGTACGCTTTCTACGATCAAGATTCCACAGCAAGTCTATGTGGGCTTCCAGGGCCGAAGAACAGTAGACGAAGTTCCCCTCGGCTTCATGACTCCTTATGAGGATACGGCTGCTGGTAAAAAACGCCAAGCCACCGTGGATGACTGGGCGAAACCAAGCCATTATCAAACCGATGTCAAGGCGTTCAATTCCATCATCATTGATAACAAACCAATGGTGGGATTTAAGATTGGCCGTGCCATTCGCCGGTCAAGTAGTTTTGGTGGAACTTCGACTGTTGTACGAATTGAAGACCCACGAGGCTTTGAGCTGGAGATCGGGGTGGAGAATTTGGTGATGTTGCTAAATGCCAACATCATGGAAGATTGTGAGCTCATGCAAGAATGCTTGTGGGGTCGTGAAGGTGCAAGGAACATCCTGTTGCCAATCAACAGTGAACCATATAAGGAATATCTGCAAACTCAAGAACTCATCAATAACAAGGTGAGCCTCAAGGATGTGCAAATCGGTGATGTCGTGAAAATCCTTGGAGGTAAGGAAGGTATGTATCTGGGTGGTATGCATTTCGCAACCAGAACCAGTGAGCATGATTATTCAGTCAGCAACTGCCCCGCTGAAATTGATATTCAGATTGTTAACAAAAAGCGATACGTCGTCCGATACGAAGAAGGCCAGTCGATTAGTTATATGGGTGAAGCATCGATCCGGATCGAACGGATTGTGAAAAAAGCCGCAAAGCCCTTGACGCAGGGCGAAGTCTACAAGATGATTGACGACGATAAGAAGTCTAGTAAGTTCACCACCATGCATTCAACTGGTGGTGTTGGGAACATCTTTACTTGGGTGTACGATCCCAAGATGACAATTGACAAGAGTCTGGAGCGAATTCCAGTAACTTTGACTGAACTACAAGCGGCGTGGTCGAGTTACAATTATGCCTGCGAGCTGCGTCATCGTTCATTCATCTTGATGATTCGTGATGGTGTTGAGATGGTTTCGGTGGGTGATTATAATTTTGGTAGCTCAGGTCGGAATACAAGTCCGACCCATAAAGGAAAGAGAAGCTACATTGGAAGTAATCGAGGCAGCGGATATCACTATTACAACCAGCCTTACACCTATACCGATGGTTTTGTGGGTCGTGCCAAAGCTACCGTTGATAAGTTTCCACTGACATTTACCAACGAACTAACTCACTTCCCTGATGAGAATGTTGAATTCTTCAAGATCAACATGATTGTCAAACTGGGCAATGGATATCAATTCACAGTTCCAGCTTGATGGTAGGTGAATCTTCTGTATAATGAACTTCAACAGGAGAAAACATGCCACATCAAGCCAGCATCATCGCAGCTAAGGTACTCGCTAATGAAAATCATTACCCAGAGGTGGTGGTTTCCATGGCGAAGGAGATCAAGCAGAATCGTGAACTGCATCGTGAACGCATCAAGAAGCTCTGGGGCATGCATCATGTTCTGAAGTTCTGGATCAAACAACGGAACGAGCGTTATCAGCACGCTAGGGAAACTGAATCCAAAATATCGGCCGTTACCGCATCCAGGTTTGCTTCTGCGAGAACCAATCTGGAGTTTGGGCCTGTGACGATGGCTACTTTTCATCAAGGAAAGAATCAGTTCAATACTGAATATTTCATGTTCAACAACATGGCGCGTCGCTTCATCGCTGCGGCCAAACTAGTTGAGGAAATGGATGTGACTCTAGTCAATCGTTATCTGGCATGTGTAAACGCAGAGCGCTTTGATTCCACCGTTGCCCCTGTGGGATACCTTCGCGATCTGGATGGAAATGTTACCTGTGAAATTCTGGCGTGGCGTCTGCTACAATCTTCAACCAACCAATAGAAAGTTACCCAATGAGCTATTTGCAAAACTCACGTGAGAAGAGCCTTACTGATGACTCCAATGTCAGTGAAGCAGAACTCCACGCAACTCAACCAGGCATCCGTGAATCCTGGGAGGAGATTCAAGCGTTGAAGAAGCGTATTGCTATTGCCAAGCAAGAAGCATCCGCCAAAGTGGATGCTGAGTTTGCGGAAGAGTTGAAGAGCGCAGAAGATGCATACGCGCTCGTTATGCACATGAGCCGATAAGGGGAAATCATGGCAGACGCAATCAAAATCTCGAAGAAAGTCTATGTGGGCTTTCAAGGTCGTCGTACTGAAGACGAAGTTCCCCTTGGTTTCATGACTCCTTATGGTGAAGATGACGCCGGGGTAAAACGACGCGCCACTGTTGATAATTGGGCTAGGAACCATTACGGGAATTCCAAAACCTTCAACTCGGTTACCATTGACAACAAGCCCATGATTGGTTTCAAGATCGGTCGATCGGTACAAAGAAGTTCCGGATGGAATGGAAGCGGTGCAACTTATTTCCGGATTGAAGATCCACGTGGATTTGAACTTGAAATCACGGTAGAAAATCTCGTGATGATATCCAGCATCTGTATCATCGAACGTGGTGAAATTATGCAGGAATGTGTTTGGGGTCGTGAAGGTCAGAGGAACATTCTAATCCCAACGAACAGTGAACCTTTCGCCAATGCGGTGGAGATGCCAGATGACGACGAGAAGGTCGACATGAAAACCCTGAAGAAGGGTGACCGCGTCCGACTGGCATCCGGTCAATACGGTATCTGGCTGGGAACTATGGCGCCCATCATGTATAAAGATAGAGTGGCTACTGTTGGTCCGCGCAAACAAGTGGTTCGGATTGAAGAAAAAGACAAAATCAGATACGAGATATTCTCGAATGCAAAGGTGGTAAAAGTCATCGATAAGGTGGCTCAAGATCTAACGGATCTTGAACTCGACGAGATGGTAGCAAGGGATCTGCTCTTGGATCCGTTCTGCTGTAGCCACTATTCATCTTACGATTTTGGGTGTTCTGTTTCCTTGGTGTCCTCCAGCAAGAAGATTGTATGGGGTGGCAAAAACCGGGAAAACATTACAGTCTCGGATTTGAAAGCCTTGATTGAACAATCACAGGATTCAGATCATTATCGAGACTTCCTCATCGAGGCAACTCTCAAAGGTGTGACTGGTTATACTGGTCGAACCCAGTTTGCTGACCGCGCGTATCATTACGATGCGGTTAGAAATTATACCCAAAATCCACCCGGAGCCATCGCAATCACGCAGAAATATGATATTCGGACATATACTCACTCTGACGTTGGATTGGCAAAACCAGAAGATGTTGACTTTTTCCGCATCGAGAAAGAAAAATTCACGAGTCATACCGGAGTTGAGTTCACCTTGGTGATTTAAATATTTGAGAAAGTTGCCTACATTTCACCAAATGATGTTATACTTGATGCATCGTAGCAAGGAGTAGAACATGGCAACTTATCAAATCCTCACTGTAGAACAATTCATCAAGCGTCATGAAGCAGTGTGTGCTAGTCTGACTGAACAGGAAGCTCGCATTGTTGCCAAGACTGCGATTTTTGCTGCAATTGAATACAACACAGCCCCGGCCAAGGCAGAAGCTTATCTGAAAAACATCAACGACGTACAACGTGCTGCGATGCGCAAATTCTTTGATGTTTTCAAGAAAACGAATCCAGTAACTGACCTGGAAATCCTCGCATTTGATCGCTTTATCGGTTGATTACTATGAGCTACGAACTCCCACGCAAGGCAAAGACCCTGATTGCAATCACCGCCAAGGTGGTTGGTAAGGGCACCACGGTCGATTACAAGGCGGGCAAAGCCTGCACAGTCCAACGTAGTCCAAGCAACCCTGGTGAATTCATCATCTACTTCAAATACACGAAGACCGAAGCGATCATTGCCAAAGTGGATTCAATCAAGATTACCGAAACGATTGAGTACACGGACGGTAGGGTTCAATTCTGATGAAAAAGTTCTATGCAACCATCACTCCTAATCCAAGTGCGCTCCGGAGTTTTGGTTATCATAGACGCTCCTTTGAAAACTGGGCTGAATCGATTCTGATTCAACTCCCGGCATACTGGGAGCATTATATTGATCACACTCATGACATATACGGTGAGTCAACTCTGAAGTTGCGATCAGAGGATGAAGGAATGCATTCGCATCTTCGTCTACTGCTGGAAGATGTAACGTTCATCTGGCACCCCCTCAAGGTGCCTGTTTGGTTTCAGAAATGTGATGACATTGGGATAGTCAACGACTTACCGTTTCCTATTGCTATTTGATGTGCTGATGTAATACCCAGGATCCTTTCTCTGGACCCAATTCACAAATACTTGAATCTCTGGCTCAGCCCTAAGAGCCTCCCAGGTGTTTAGATTCCTAGCCAATACCTTCTCACTGAAGGTGGCATGAATCTTCCGATGACATATCTTATGAATCGGATATTGATCCTTTCCCTTCTGGGACTTCGGGATAAGGTGGTGACGATCGATGTTGACGTCACCTAATACTCTTCCGCACAACGGACAAACGGGCTCGGTGTTTTCATTCATAATCCCGCCCAGAAAATATCAAAATAAGGGTTACCATGTCTTCTTCTGAAGCGGCCGCGACATCAAACGGTTTCCATTTGAAGTCCAATGGCATGACTTCAAGTCGTATATTGAAGTCTTGATAAACCATTTCCACTGCGGCGTTGATCAAATCCAAGAAAGCAGCATTGTATACATCAATGTTGGTCTCTGATCCGCGCATCATGAGTGCCGGTTCTTTCAGAATACCAAACAGGATTTTTATGTCCTGTTTGGTATGTAGATAGTTCCATAGCCTGCTTTTTATTGCGGTGCTGAATTCAACCATTCATCAAGTCCTCAGCAGTCATCGAGCATCCTGATTCATACCAACGAACCTTGACATCTCGCAAGGCCTTGCCCATCTCTGGACCAGGCTTCATACCACGAGCTGCCAACGTCGCCCCATTGACCGGGCATACGGGCAATGGTTGTGTCAACAACGTCGCGACATAGTGGTATCCATTCAAGCGAGCCACCTTCGAAGCATGATCCGTCCGAGTACCATTCAGGATGACTTCGCGGAACAAGTCTTCCGCAGTGTGTTCCCGCATGCGTTGGAATTCCAAAGCCCACTTCACTTCTTCGGAACTCCACTTCAAGTCCGTGCTGATTTTACGTACCGCGCTCTTATCCAAGCATGAAGCCAAGATCACGATTGGGTCGTTGATGCCAACACCCACACCAGCATCATGAACTTCATCGGGGTCCAAGCTGTATGGGATACGAGCAGGAGAAAACACTCCCAAACGCTTCATGTGTGTCAAAACAACAAATGCTGATGGGTGAGCAACGATCTTCTTCAATTCCACCCAGATACGCTCAGCACTGACTCCGGCCAATCCATCAACACACTGGTAGATTGCATTAACAGTCACTGGATCGATCTTGATATCAAGATAGCGGTCATAGTCTTCATCACGTTCACCGGCCATACGACCAAGGAATCGGAAGTAACGCATGATGCGCAAGTAGTCTTCGGTCATACGTTCCTGTGGATTACCCACGAATCGAACAACATTGTTCTCGATATCCTGGACACCACCAAAAGGATCATGGATTTCACCATCAAACGTCATTGAAATTGCATTGATTGTGAGGTCACGACGACTCAAGTCTTCCGTCCAATCACGAGTAAACGCCACCACAGCATGACGGCCATCATGTTGGCTTTCAGTGCGCAAGCTGGTGATTTCGTAACCTTCACCATTCATCACCACCGTGATAGTGCCGTGATCAATGCCAGTGTCAACGTACTGCAAACCAGCATTCATGTAGATCGCATGCTGTTCGTCTGGAGTTGCATCAGTGCAAAGGTCGATGTCCTTGGGTGTTTGCCCCATGATAAGGTCACGAACTACACCACCAACCAAACGGATGTCCCGACCAGCATCCAGAAAGGCTTGTCGCAACGTCATGAGGTCCTGATTGAGAATCGTAGTGTGCATGTTAGCTCCGTGTTTCATTAACTCCATTATATGTTCATTTGAATAAAAAGTAAACCTATTTTGCAAATATGTTTTGCCATTAGTATCATGACTTCCATATTGCCATTCCATTTTATAAGAACAACAATGAGTGAAAAGAATTATCTGAAGTCTGCTCGAACTGCTGGTGCCATTAGTTCATCCGACCTTTCCGAACCAGAATTGATCTCCACGAGAGAAGAATTTGCAGAAGCATTCAACGATATGAGTGACATCAGAGCCAAGATCAACGCCGAGAAGGTGGCAGCTTGTATTGCAATTGATGAAAAATACAAAGAAGAACTCGCAGAACAAGAAGCCGCATATTCAATGCTCCTCTCACTAATCAGCTAATACATCATGACTACCAAACAAGATAATCTCTCAATTCGAATCTTTGATAAGTTGTACCTGGGTGTGCAGTCACGTAAAGGTAGTGTGGCTCATGGGTATATGATTCCGTATGAAGATAATGCCGCAGGTAGGAAAAGAATGGCCAATGTTGATCATTGGGGAAGAGAAAAGAGCCGGGTGATTCTGGAGAACAAGCCCATCTCTGGTTTCAAGGTAAGCAGAGCCCAGCGACACGCTGGTTGGAAGAACGTAATTACCTCGATTATGATGGAAGATCCTCGTGGATTCGAAATCGAAATCACGATGACCAATTTGGTAATGTTGACCGATAACGCGCTAATCCAAAATGGTGAGATTCTCCAAGAATGTGTTTGGGCTCGAGATGGTTCGTTCAATGTGTTGTTGCCAGTAAACAGCGAACCATACAAGGAAGCGAAAGAAAACACACGCCGCGTTACCACCAAGGTATCCACTAGAACCCTTAATATTGGTGATAAGGTTCAAACCGATAAAGCTCTAGTTGGTATCTATATGGGGTATCTCCACCCCGTAATCTTCTCTACCAGTCTGTCTTCTAGTAGTAACTCCTGGCAACCCAGAGTAGTTGAGAAGAAAGTCCATGTATTGAAAATCACCAGTGATAATGGTGAAACATTTTTCCAGGGTATTTCGAGTTTCAAAGTATCTGATATCCTGGAACCAACCACAGAGAAGATGACTCTGCGAGATGTTGAATTGTTGATCTCAACCTCTACTGACAAATGTCGTCTGCAGGGGATGCGAAATTATCGTGAACGAGTTCTGGCTTTTATTGCTTCTGAAGAAGTGACCACCAAAGTGGCGGAAATAGCTCTTGATTACGATGACTTGAAGAATGACATCAATGGTAAGAATATCTGGAGTGAAACGCATCATCAAATTCTCTACAGAAGCCCAGCTCCAATCAAAACCAATCATCTAGATCCCGCGCCACTGGCAAACCAGGCGCATCATGTTAGTTTGGCTAATTTCAGCTATTCCATAAATGGCACTAGTCGATATATTCATAATCGAGGTTATGTGACCAGCAAAGATCTGTCTATGACGCCAATTGAGGACAGCTTGTTGAGTCAGGGAATCGTGAGAGAAATTCCAACCGCACATCGATATGGAGTATGCGTTGACTCATCAGATACTGACCACTTTTTCAAATTGGAATTTGAACTGACCACCAAGAATGGCGTAATTATCAAGAAGGACCTATGAAGAAAGTTGTTTACATCCATGGGGCGTTCAGTTCGGGAGTCAGCTTCCAGAGAATTATGGAAGCCTTACCCAAACACGAAATGATCACCCCACAATATGATGTCAAGCAATCACTCGGAGACATCATTGATGCAGTCAACGATCTTATCATAGAACTTGATAGCGATGTTCACATCGTATCTCACAGTCTTGGCGGCATTGTGGGTGTTGGCGTGGCGCACATCAACGATCGAGTGAAATCTGTCCTGACTATGAGTACACCTTTTGGTGGAAGCCGGTTGGCCAATACTCTTAGATGGTTCAACACGCATGAACTATATCGCAGTCTGGCTTCAAACAATCCTATATTGACTGCGATATCTAGGAAACCTCTTGAATGTGATCTAAAGAGTATCATCACGACAGTTGGCAACAACCCCATGATGTTTGAGAAAAATGATGGTGTGGTGTCACTCAAGAGTCAGACAGCTTTGCAATATGGTGAAAAGGTAGCGATACCACTCAATCACTTTGAAGTATTGTTGTCTAATGAAACAGTAAACCTTGTGAAGAATTTCACATTCAAGAAATGAATAAATTCATCCTAGTGCCAGAGACAATCTACTTCTCCGGCTCGTGTATTAGGTCAGGCGGAGCGGTGGCAGAATTCACCCGACCGGGTGTTTATACTACCCAAGACGCTGGTCACATTTCAGTTGAGCAAACTAGATTCAATAGCGAACTGATATATGATCCATTGACTACCTATGTTTCCTGGTATGCAAATTCCAACTCCCCCTTATACACCTCACAGGTGCATAGTTGGTTGATTCACAATTGCTTCTGGCATCAAAGAGAGATCAGTCAATGGATCGAAGACAACTGTGAAGACCTTTGTTTCGCAAGACGAACTGGTGGTGAAGATTGGAGTATGTCGTTTCTGAATTCAACGGATTGGCAGATGTTTCAGGACTGGATTCAAAAGAGAGGGCAACGTCCGTTTCCATTCGTGAAAGTTTCTGAGAACGATGATCCTAGGAAATTTGAAGAAGAAATCAATCGGTGGTGTACTGACAATTTTGCTGGCAAGTTCAGAACCAGGGTTCACAATTCAAACCCATGCTTGGTTCACATGATGTGTCAAGACCCTGATGATCTCGTGTTGTTTAAGCTCAGATGGGGTGACATGTTGACAAAATGATGAACTTCATTCATCATGATGATTTGCCATGCTACAATGCATTTTTTAACCGGAGAACTTAATGGATCGCAAAACTACCAAATCTTTTCGTCTGAGCAAGCAAGCCAAGCGCCTGTGCGCCACCATCGTGGACGCTCACGCCCGTGGTGAATTCCGTCGCGCCATGATTCAAGCAGAGCTGCAAGGCAGCGAAGCTCCTGCTCGCAAGGAACGCGGCGACCGCAACGAAAAGAACTAAAGGACTGGTAATGCCTGATCAAAAATCCGAAAAACTCAAAGTTGTCATCAGTGGTGGAATGTCATCGGTGACTGAGGAAAATCAGGCAGTCCTCTTGGACCACATCCGGAAGCAATATCAAGACCCCAATCTGGAGTGGGATGATCTTGATATTGTGGACGACCCGGAACTTACTGCATTGATGATGCGTATGAGTTCAGAAGAAGAAACTGATCCCCACCAGAAATACTGGGACACTTTGATTCTACAAGAGGCGATGGGCATCCCCCGCGTCTATCACTAACTGGGAGAATCAATGAATCAAATCGTTAAGCCCATCACCCCTGATGGCCGAACGGGGTTTGACACCTATAATCAATTGATGTCAGTTACCCTACCTGATCCTCATGGCTACACTACCATGAGGATGATTGCGGATGTACGATCCTGTGAGTGTTACATCTGTGGTAAGGGCTGGGGAAACACCACAGATGAATTGCTAAATCAAACCCATGTTGATGATCGAGTCATGCATCGGTCGTGTCACGAAGGCGTCATGAAGATGAACGCATACCGAGACATCAGCAATGCTTGTATTGAAGCTGGCTTCCTATTCAAAATGGAAGAGGTTCCACCGAGATATCCACACAGTACCCCTTGGCAGCGCATCACAATTATGTTGAATGATGCTGCCCGTTCTGATTCAGGATATCGGTTGGTGATCGGTAGACGAAAGCGTGTGTGGGAGTTACGCCTTCACCGTGCTGGTGATCTCTCCGCGCATTTCACTGATGTTGATGATACCAAGGGTTTCTCACAGTCAAGTGATGACGAACCAGAATTTGGTCCATATTACTACGTTCACGTGTGGGATAAAGATCAGATGATTAGCATGTTGAAACGTTTTCACTCATTGATACCAGCATCAATCAGTAGAAGTTGTTGACATTGAAAAAGGGGAGCAACTGCTCCCCTTTTTATTCACTGCTCGTTCGCTTCAATGGAGCAGGTGCATCCTTGGGATCACGAGCGATACCCCATAGGTAATTCCAGTTCTCACTGTACAATGCTGCCTGCTCTTTGTTCTTACAGATGAGCAGGTTTTCTGCGTTTCTGGTTTCAGCAGTAGCTGAGAAGTTGAATGATCCGGTAATCACAATTTCGTTATCAATGATGATGACTTTGTTGTGCATGATTGGATGAGTGGAATCGATGCGTACTTCCGCACCACTATCCTGTAGTTCCTTGATGCGATTACCCTTAGCAGTTGGTTGACTACGATCCAATACGATGCGAACATTTACTCCCTTGGAGCGGGCGTATTCAATCGCTTGTGCAATTGGTTTTGACGTGAAGTAAAAAGCCAATACCTTGATTTCACTCTTTGCTCTGTTGATGTGGCCAACTGTTGCTTGAGTAGCGCCTCCCTTGGGGCTGAAATATACTTCACAAGATCCAGATGCCTTGAATGTATTTGCGTGGGCGAAAGAAGCAGATAATGCTGCCGTAATAAATGCGATCTTGAAAAGATTACTGAAAGTTTTGATCTTTGGCATATGGTGTTAAAATGGTTATTCGAATATTTATCGTGGTTAAAGAGCGGTTTTACTGTTCATCTAACCCTCTTAAATAAACGTTCGATCTGCCACTTCGTTGAGGTGAGCAGATCATATTTTTTTGAGGATCGAAAACATGAAACAATACAACATATTGTTGAAGATGATAACACCATTTCTTATGGTTGCTATGATCTTTCTAGGAACTGGCGTGTATGCCCAGGAAGTTGAAAATGGGAAACCATTATCAACTAAAGAACAAATTGCTCAATTGGTAAATGAGATTCAATTAGATGAAGAATTTGTTGAAAATATGAAAGCAACAAATCAAGACTTGCTGTGTCTAGCAGTCAACAACTACTATGAAGCCAGGGGAGAAGGCCTTCAGGGTAAGATTGCAGTAAGTGAAGTGGTTGTGAATCGTTCGTCACACCCAGCTTATCCCAACACACCATGTGAAGTTGTCAAACAGTCGTCAGTTCGTTCTGGTACCAAGGTGTGTCAATTCTCTTGGGTGTGCACCCGCGGAGTACAAGCCCCCAAGGTCAAGGAAGGTACCGCCAATCACGTGGAATGGTATCAGAGTATCATGGCGGCAATCATCGTTTATCACAACAACTTCTCCGGAGTTGCCAAGGGCGCGACTCACTTTTATAGTCATCGTCAGGTCACACCTGCGTGGTCTAACAACGGAACGATGATTCATATATCAAAGGTAGGCAATCACACCTTTCTCAAGCTGAGAAGATAAGTAGCTGATGGCTGCATATCCTATCTCCTATTTCAACCCCCTGATTGAAGGAAACAACCCTCTTCTGGAGGGTTGCCTTGCTTGTGGGCAATTTGTTTTACCTGAAGATGAGACCATTCGATTCAGGATGGTCCGAATGAACCCCACTCAAGATTTCAGTCTGCGGTGTTGGATCAGTAAGTATCCTGGTGGTGAAAGTATCACCCTGGAACCCGTTGAATCATATTGGCATTTGAATCGAGTCGCGACCTTTGAAATCGTGATTGCATCGACGACTGAACCCATATTGAATCCAATGACGAAGAGCTATTTGATAGATGCTCAACCTGGAAGTTACTATATGAACGTTTTGAATATGGTGAATTCACCAAACCCGTTCTATATTTCCACCCAGGTAGGCCCATTAGATGATTAAGATTCCTCAAATTAAATATTGGACAGATGACGTTAGTAAACAAGTTCGTCAGTTGTCTACAGATCTCCGAACATCACTTGATAACAATCCTGAAAATGAAAAAGCGTATTTGATCTTGTCTAATGCTATCAAGGCCTATGACAAGGAGCAGCGTGATAAGATGCTTCAGGAGACCATGAACAAGTTTCACAAAGAAATGAGCGACAGCATTGATGCTGAAGTCTTCCGTCAATTGTCTCAAACGAGGTCGTGAAACTTTGGCACGATTGTGTATAATGGCACAATCTGTTCAACTGGAGTTTCAATGATTTACGCTCACCTTCCATCCCCACTGGTAACTGTGGTTGCCGCAGCCCAGAATCGAGCAACGTTCGAATCATGGTATCTGAATGTGGGTACTGAACATTTCACATCTTCGCGTGAAACAGAAATCATGGATCACCTGTGTGACCCAGACTTCGAACTGTTCAAAACCACCGTGTATGTTTTTGATCACGCCACCGCGGCGGATCAAGAAGCATTTGTCAAGAAGCACGATCTCCTGGTTGGCACTTACAGCCGCGCAGCAGATCGCCACACTGACATGGTGAACTGGGACACCCCAGATCCATATGACATCAACGACATGAGAACCATCGCCGAGATTTACAACTTGGGTGATGACGACAAGTACGACAAGCGTACTGACGAAGAAAAAGCCAAGGATCTTGAAATCAAGAAGATGATGGACGAGCTGCGCAAGAAGGGTGAAGTCAGCGAAGACTCCTTTAGCCCACGCAAAGAAGTGGGTGAAGACGGCATGGCAGTCACTGACGTGCGCGTGAAGACATATCAGGATGGTTCGCAGACCATTGATAACATCTTGGCGAACAAGGATGATCTGGAAGCAAACTACGTTCCAAACGCCATGCTGACTCTGGATATCAACGGCAAGAAGATTGTTGTTGCTGTTCAGTGGAAAGGCACCACGCTTTACGGTTCACGTGATTCGGTGGACGAAATCTGGGTCGACAAGATCTACGGTGACGTCGTGACCTTCTCCGGTCAGGTAATTACTGATGATGGCTCACAGAAGAGCAATATTCTGTTCAACGACATGATCACCAACATCTATTCGGCAATTCCATTCGACGATGGTGCAGTAGCTGATGATCAACAATTGCAATCAGCACCATGAATGAAGAAACCCGGCTTCTTCTGGAAGCACTCGCACCGTATTCACCCATCAATCAGGACGAACAAGGTGGGTGTGTATGGTGTGGTGGTGGGGAACCCGGTAGGCGATATTCAAACGCCTATCGGTACCTGACAGATCACGATCATGATTGCCCATGGTTGCAAGCCAGGCAAGCGTTGGGTGACGTCATACCAGCTGCGAGAGACTGACGGTATCTGGGAGAGAAAAGTCACTTGAGTAATATGCCATATAGCGTATACTCGCGATATTATGGCATTCAAACTCTTATCACGCGACGACTTCAGAGAAGGTGTTTTCTCTCGCGACAATCACAAATGCGTCTTCTGTGACAAAGACGCAAAGGATGCCCATCACATAATGGAACGAAAACTGTGGCCAGACGGTGGTTACTATCTGGAGAACGGTGCATCAGTTTGTGAAGAACATCACATCCTCTGTGAACAGACCACGATTTCGTTGAGTCAAGTTCGTGACGCCTGTGGCATCACCAAGTTTCCAATTCCCCCACACCTATACCCAGACCAAGAATATGACAAGTGGGGAAACCCAGTCATGCCAAATGGTCAAAGGCTCAAGGGTGATCTGTTCTTTGATGAGTCGGTTCAGAAGATTCTGAATTCTGGTGGATTCCTGAAAGACTTCACCCATCACGTCAAATATCCAAGAACTTACCATCTCCCATGGTCGGAAAACATGACATCGGATGATCGTATGATTGAATCCGTGAGTCAGTTCGAAGGTCGAAGAGTCATAGTCACCGAGAAGATGGATGGTGAAAATACCACATGGTATCAGGACTATTGCCATGCCCGAAGCGTTGACAGCAAGAATCACCCCTCCAGAAACTGGATGAAGGCCGAGTGGGCGAAACGATGTGGTGATATTCCGGAATATTGGCGAATCTGTTTGGAAAACCTGTACGCCAAACATTCCATTGAGTATGATTCCCTGAATTCATACGTTATGGGCTACAGCATTTGGAATGAACGGAACGTTTGCTTGGATTGGGATACCACTGTTCAATTCTTCCAACTTCTTGATATTGAACAAGTGCCCGTGTGGTACGATGGTATCTGGGATGAAAAGGCAATCAGAGCACTGTGGAAAACCAAGAGTTCCAAAACTTGTGAAGGTTATGTGGTTCGATTGGCTGATGAATTTGCTTATTCTCAATTTCGCGGAAGTGTTGCCAAGTTTGTGAGAAAAGATCACGTTCAACCATCAGCCCATCATTGGCAGCGCGGCCCCATGACGGTAAATAAATTGAAGGTCAGCGACGTCTGATTTCCATATCAAGAATAAAAGAGGAATAAAATGCAAGTCATCAATGTAGCCGTCATCCGGATTAATCCAGTGGATCGAAAGTTCGCATATGCGTTGTTGCCAATTGTCAATGGTCAAGTAAGCCATTCTGGCAAGGTATTTGAATGGGATGACGATTCCCGCTTCCCAGATTTGGGCATTGATCAAATGATCTTGGGTTCACAACTTGATGATCTGCAAATGATCAAGCTCACAAAAACCCAAGTGACTGTTGATAATTTGCCTGTCTACAAACTGTCCTTTGAGACTATGACTGCCGCAGTTCACGGATTGGTCTACGAGGAATATCTGAAACAAGCTGATGAACTGTGGCCCGATATTAGGAAGGAAATTTTCCAATGAGATTGTGGATTGCTCTTGGTGTACCATTGTTATTGTCCCTTATGGTATTTTTTGTCGTCGGGACGATGCCGGCCAAAAAGTGTGCTCTAGAGAAGACGGTTGTTTCGATATTGTCTGTTGAATATCGAAATGCCATCATTAAGTACACTGATGGCTCCACTCAAGTTGTATATCAGGATACGGTGAAGCCTGGTGACGTGCGCTGCGTGGCTTGGTACTGATATGCACTGGATTCTACAGAACAATATTTTCAAGGAGCAGGCATTTGAAAATTTGCTTGCAGTCTTGCGCCGTTTTGATATCCCTCACAGCGAACACAAGGTAGTCCCGTTTATCGGAAATCTTCTGCCAGTTGGTGAAGTGATTGATGACGTGGAGAACTACGAGAACCCAATGTTCAAGGAGTTGGCTGGTCCGGTGATATGTATGGGTTCATATTCCATGCGCCATTCCGCTAAGAAATATGATTGGACTCCTGGCGTCTATGACCTCATGGAGGTTGGCGACTTTGACAACTGCTTCAAACATTGGGGAAACCTGATGCTGAATGCTGACTCTGTTGTGATGTCATTTCGAGATGCACAATGGAGTGGCGGTGAGAGATTTATTCGCCCCACGAACGACTCCAAATATTTTGCTGGTAAGTTGATTGATGCTGGCGAATTCAAGGAATGGCAAACGAACGTTTGTGTTCTTGGTCTTGACTACGGCAACAGTTTGACACCAGAAACCTTGATTCAAATCGCCAAGCCCAAGGAAATTTACACGGAATACCGTTGCTGGGTTGTTAGTCGCGAATTGATCACCATGTCTTTGTACAAACGAGGCAATCGCGTCGTCTATGAAAACATGGATGGGTTGTTGGGTGATAGGGCTAGAAATTTCGCATGGTCAATCATCAAAGATGTATGGGTCCCCCACGATGCATTCTGTCTAGATGTTTGTGAAACCTCAGAGGGTTGGAAGATCGTAGAGGTCAACACCATCAATAGTTCTGGTTTCTACGCCGCAGACCTTCAGAAGTTGGTAATGGCACTCGAGGAAGCAAACCCATGAGTTGGGCTACTTACTACATCAGGGATCTACTGGCTGGTCAGACAGTAAAGTTTCGACCACGTGGAAGTTCCATGAAAGGACGGGTAGAATCTGGCGATCTCTGCACCGTCGTACCAATCACAGAAGACGTTACACTGGAACCAGGTGACATCGTCCTTTGCAAGGTTCGTGGTAATCAATATTTGCATTTGATTCAAGCCAAGCAAGATAACCGTTTTCTCATTGGTAACAATCGAGGTGGGACAAACGGCTGGACAGGTTTAAATTCAATCTATGGAAAATGCATCGCTGTTGAACCTTAAATGAACAAGCCTCTTCTGATTTTGGATCTGGACGAAACGTTGTGGTATGGCATTGTCTCTGATGACAATTATTCCAACGTATTCTATCTTCGTCCTCATCTTCGGCATTTCATTGATACGGTCAGCCCATGGTACGATCTTGCGGTATGGACGGCAGCTACCCTGGATTGGGCAGAAGAGGGTTTGGCAACGATTAAGCGTGAGATCGACCTGGACCTCAGGTCTAAATTGGTCTTCCTGTGGGACCGTTCCCACACGACCGAAACTGTAGATAGTACGCCGTATGCATTCAGCTCATCCGTGAGAAGAATCAAAGAGGGCAGACTTATCGAGGCATCACAATATGGTGCCAAATATCCAATGTCAAGAATCATGGCAGTGGATGACTACCAGCAGAACTACCAGAACATCATCAACAACTATATCCCCATCACGGAATGGTTGGGTGATTTGGATGATGACGAGCTTTTGAACCTCGCAGACTTCTTGGTTGCGATAAAAGACCAACCAGATTTTAGAAAAGTTGCCAAGATGAACTGGAGACCTTGACTTTATCGTCAAATGAACTAGACTGGCATCAACAACGATAACGGATACCACATGCCATTCATTCAAGGTCAACAATATGCCCATTCTATCATGGAGCTCCATGAAGAGAATCCAGGCGTCAACATGGCTCGAGAAATCGATGGCGTGTTTACCATCATCCCGTCCACAGCCAAACCAGTGGTGAAGAATCTCGCAATGGTCAACGGGGTTCTCCAAGAAGTTACTGACGAAAACTTGGTAGACTATGAGAAGCATCTGGAGAACACCAATGACTATGTGGTGAACTTCCATCACCACTGGAACCAACTCAGTGATTCTGAAAAGAATGAATTGGGTGGTGATCTCTATCTGGCCTATAAGAAGGCCGTTGAATCTCACTTGCAACTTCTTGAAATGCACAAACAAATCAAGAACCGCAAGAAATTTATCGTAATCTAAGGACTACCGTGAGAACTCGAGATCAAGATATCCAAGCAGTCAAGGATTTGTTGTTTGGTGAAACCACGACTGTTTTCTGGTCAGAAGAAGGCGGTGGAGAAGTTCATCGAATATCTGATGGTTACGAACTCTACGAAGTTCCTCAATATGGTGGAGAACCTCACTTCTATGGTAAGTTCTACCTAGGGGAAGAAGATCGATTGGTCGACATCGCGAGAACTTGGACATGACTGTAATTGGGCCCTACACCCAGATGGTAATAGACGATCCGGATATCCTGTTTACCAAAGGCGATCCGCAAAGTTATCCAGGGAGTTGGGGATGTTTCATGAGACCTAACCTGTGCCAACCCATCCCCAACAATCCGAAATTTCACAAGAGGTTGAAAGAATACGGCATCACATTAACACTGAGTGAGATTCATAATCTTCTCATGCCTGGGGAGGAATACCTAGAGTGGGTGTTTCTGAACGATATTCAGATGCTCGTTTATCTTGGTTGGTCGGATGGGTGTTCGATCCTCTTCAAACGAAATCAAGACATCGCGTTGTCCAAGTTGACTTGGGATGAATGCAACCTTGGATATGCCCGCTATCCGTCACAAGATGAATCCAAGGAACAGTTGACATTTTAGCCAAATGAACTATAATACATACATCGCAACAAACAACTGAAGGAAACAAAATGAACAAGCTGCAAAAACTCCTGGCTGACGTCAACGGCGCATCGTTCATCTCCATCGACACGGAAACTGTGCCAGTCCTGAAGGGTGGCAAGAAGAACCCACATCAAGGTCGAGTGACCAAGATCAGCAAGGGTGCAAGTGTTATGGTGTTCCAAAACAAGAATAGCAACGCTTACGAAAACATGGTTGAGCGTCGTCTGAAGGCTGAAGGTAAGGATCCAGCTTCCTTTACCCTTGGTGAACGTGCTTGGGGTACCCGTATTACCGGAACTCCGTTCATCGAGCACAAGGGCGAAACGTATCTGGAAGTGATCTTCCTGAAGGCTCCCAAGGAAACCGTATTCCTGCTGGACGGCAAGGAAGTTGATGCTGCTGAAATCGAAGGTCTGGAACCAGCTGCTGTCAAGGAAGAATCGCAAGGTGGTCTGGAAAACAAGGTGATCATCCGTACATTCAAGTGCGACAGCATCCAGACTATCCGTGTTGACGGTCTGGAAGTAAGCCGCACCAACGGCAAGGGCTGGTAATTAGCAAACATGAGACCCTTCGGGGTCTCATTCATTGAGGGAACAATCATGGAAGACTTTTCCGATATGACTCAGGACCAAATCATCGACTATTTGGTTCGCACGGCCGACGATTACGCGGATGATTGCATTCGTGCAGGATACGTCACGACTCGTTCTAAGAATCGAGAACTTCTGGCTGAGCGAATCAAGGCAGCACTGGAACAAAATAAGTGAAATTCACTTGACTGGCTCACCAAATGAACTATAATTGAGTTATCAACTTTAGAGGATAACCAAATGCAAGTTCAAAAGTTTTCTGACGCAACGATCAACTCTTTCCAAACTTTCAACGATCTCACCAATTCCTGGGAGACGATGACAGGTCTGACTGAGTTCTGGAAGACACGTGAATGCAGCACTATCCTGCCCGATGGAGTGCGCATCGGGCGAGTTGATCACTTCAAGGTGAAAAGCCTGAAGAAGTTGGTACAAGCCTGTGTTCGTCAAGTCATCGAACGCGAAGGTCGGACTGGAGAGCACACCATCGTTATTGAAATGGTGGATGCCTGGGATCACAATCTGAATGTGGCCCGAGCAGTTCCTCTGAAGAAGACCCTGGAAATCAAAGTAACCGTCTGAAGGAAAAATCATGCACATCACTCTTGAAAAACTTCTCAAATTGCTTGCTATCGGTGGCACCGGTGGTATTGCTCATCTGGTTGGCCGTCCAGATGTGACCGTTTCTGATGACGCGGTAAATCTCTGGAGTGCGGTGGAAACCAGTGTTCGAGCTAACCAAGCCCTGTCTTTTCTGATCGGCTTGGAACTCACGAAAGGTGCCTGATGCAGGAAATTATTGTGTATCGCAGCCCGCTGGAAGCTGCTATCTGGCAGGGTCTTTCCAGTGGAGAATTCTTTCCCATTATTTTGGGTGCGTGCATCGCCCTAGTTGTATTTCTTTTCATCATGCGTTTCGAGAGGAAAGTTCCGCGTGAGCATCGAGGCAAGTTCACCAATTTTGGTCTGGGAGTTAGTTTGCTTACCTGGATGGCCGTTTCCTGGTACCTTCTTAGTAAGTTGGTTTGATTGCATAAATATTCCAAAGGAGCATGATATGCCAATCAATATGAATAGAATTCGTGAACTCGCGGGACTGAACGAAGCACCAGTTGACGACCGGCCAGAAGATGAGCGCCTACTGGATCAACAAGTCGCAAAAGAGCGTGCGTTTGGTATCAAGCTCAAACAAGCAATGAACGGGATTGACGTGTTCCGTGGTGAACAACACTCATACAACTTCTACTGGAGTGAACGGGAAATTGAAGTCCTGATGCCAGATATCCATTCCTTCACCCCTGGTGATCTCACCAAGTTGGAAGAACTGATGGGCCGTCCAATCAAGCAGATCACAGTAAGTGGTGAATTCTCGATCTTGTTCGGCTTCTAAGTTTCAACTCTAACTCATAAATACTCCACTTTGTGGAGTATTTTGCCATGCGGCTTTATGAATTTGAACAGATATCACCAATAAGACAGGCAGCTAGAGACTATGCTGCCAAGGGTTTCAAGATTGTAGCTCGTGGTGCGTCTGCCTTAGTACTCAGTGACGGTGCTACTGTGATAAAGATTGGACCAACCAAGGACTGTTGGTTGGCTTTTGCCAAGAATGCCAAAGGTTCTGGCAACAAACATCTTCCGCAAATTGAAGACATTGAAATCATGGGTAACCATTATCTGGCTAAGATAGAACGACTCTATGATGTTCCAGAGAACTTCTTCAAGTCGCCGTTGTATCAAAAGATCGCGGCATGGTTGGTTGTGAACGCCAACTGGAAAACACCGCGGGATGTCTATCTGGGCAAGTATTCACCAGGCCAGATCACGAAGCTCGCCAACATGTTGGATGTGGAAGAACCAGAAATAGCTGAAGCCCTTGAATTAATCAAGAGCTCCAAGGGAGGGTGTAATTTTGATCTTCACCCAGACAACATCATGAAACGAAAGAATGGGACGTTGGTTATGAACGACCCATTGACCACCCAGGGTTAGTCTTCAATCAGTTCCACGAGGTCACAAGCGCAGTTGTAGACTTCCTGGTAACCACTGCTGTGACCTCGTTCCCAAGCCTTGCTCATGAGCTTGTCGGCCTTGGGGTTATTGGTGATGCCCAGATCGTCCTTGACATCGGTGTAGAACTGGTCCATGATTCGACGTTCTTCGTCGTGTACGCTTCATCGCGGCTGGGATAGGGAACCTTGTTTTCGTACTTGCTGAAGTCCATTTTCATCATCCTCGTTTGTTTGCGTTAAGGATGATTATAGTTCATTTGGTAAATGAGTCAAGCGATTATTTGATATCTTGATCGAATTGGTGATGGTCGGTGGAGTCCTTGACCTGCACATCACTATAGACTTCCTGGTAGTGATCGAATACTTTCTTCAAATATTTCTCACCCATATCTGAGTATGAACTGATTCTAAGACGGAGATCGTTCTTCTTCGCGTATTCAAAGATCATTTGAACCAAATTCTTAGCCACGCCCTTGCCTTGGAATTCTGGATCTACTGATACGAAAAGCATCCATAGAACATTTTCCTCGTATGGTGATTTCTGAAGGCCCACGGCACCAATGACCTTATCGCCCTGAAGAGCAATCAGATTGGTTTCATGTTGAAGATCATATCCCTGGCTCAGGTACTTCAGTCTCTTTCTGGCAGTATCATCACCACCAATGTACTGATAATAGAACGTGGAACCATCAAGTTCTTGATATGAAATTGAGGGAGTGGTAGGTGTTTCCTGCAGGCTTTCAACACTTAGTTCTCTGTCTTTCAAACTCTTGATGTGATCATATAGTGAGTCCTGGTAACCCTGTGTTCGCAAGATCTTGAAAGCCAGATTTTCAGGAGAGAACTCACCACCACGTTCCAATCCACTACGTCGCATGTTCTTAAAGTCGTCCCATGCTTTCTGAGCCATCAAGTAATCATCTGAGTTCAAGGCTTCTTGGATTCTACTCTTGAAATCGGCTACCTTACTCTTCACACTTTGATCGTCAATCGTGGCTTTTATTTTCTTTGGCACACTGATCCAACGATTGCGCATCACTGAGAAAATACCCATTGATTGGACAGGATCGCTGTCATTCTGCACGTAGAATTCTACGTCAAATCCTTTGATCTTCTGATCATGCACCAAGTTGTAGAGGTTCTTCTTGGCATCGAACAACTCCTTGTACAGAGTTTTGGCATCCTCTGGAACTTTCACAACCAAGTGCAGATCGATGTCAGAATGTGGTGTGTACGTGTATGCCGCGTTTGACCCAGATATGGTTATATCCAGAACATCCAATTCTTCTAGACCCAAGAAGTCCTGGAATTCAGCCGCCATATTCCGCAAACCCTGCAAAATATTGGAATGCATTGCTCCATTTCTATCCCACAGCTTGGGGTTTAGGGTGTTGTGAAAAACAATTGCGTCATCGAGATAATAAGACATGCCATATTCCAAAGATTTGGAATATTTATGCTATATTGGCAACTCGAAAGGTGGCTCAGAGTAAACTGAGCCACCAACCTGGTTTATCTACATGACTGATATCGCAAATTCTTCAAGATGGTTCTTTAACTTGTCAACACCACCGTTGATGAATGTTATTTGCTCGCTGGTGAATGTTCTCTTTGCCACGCTCTGATGTGAATGATTCATATAATCGGTCCATAGGAAACACGCATCACAATGCTTTCCCCTAAGGTCGATTAGTTGAGCCCCCTCGGCACTGGACACAAATCTGAGATCCAGCATGCCGTCAACAGCTTTTTCCAAGATTTCCTGTTGTCCGTTCAAAGGCCCAATGACTAGCACTTTAGGCAGCTTCCTTGATATCATGGTTGCTTTCTTTTGTAACTCTGGTAGTCGTGTATTGAATTCAGTGGTCAAAGCAGCCATGGCTTCTCGGACTATTACAGCTCCGATTCGTTTACCTAATTCACCAGCTACTGAATCCAGGTTCAAATCCCTAATGATTGAATCGATAGTTTCGACCTTGTCTTCCTTAATAGGAATAGCTTGTTCTTGCTTAACTTTCGGTTCGTTGATAATTTGTTCGATGGTCCGAAACAGGGTAGACATTCCCTGTTTCCCCTGTAGCGATGATCTTGGTCGCCGTCTTGTTTCCGGAAGAACATTTTGTGCTGCCATAGCAGTCTCAACTAGACTTCCGGGACTCAGAGGATTTTGAAACTGATAGGTGCAAATTTCTATCCATTTTTTTGCCACTAAAACATTTTCCTCTTGATTCCATCGTATCCTGGTAATCATAAAGCGCTCCATTGATTTTGGAACGTTTAGCTTACTTACAGCAGTATTCTTTTGCAAGCAAACATGAACGAAGATTCATTCCCGTCACAACAAGAGTTGACGACCCTCGTATATGAAAATGCGTATATGATGAACGTATTTTCCAGAGAACAGTTTGATCTCCCGGATGACTGGGTACCACAAATTAAACTTGATTTCAAAGATACTACGGGTCGTTCTTTCGGTGGGGTGGATTCCATGAATCGCCCCTCAATGACTTTGTATCTGGGTGTGCTTCAAAAATACCGCCCCCATGGTTTCCCTGAATACGCTCGATACTCGAAACACAAGAGGATTGGGAATGTGGCATCAAGTGACTGGCGAGTCTATGTCACTACTTTAATGGCTCATGAATACAGCCACGTCGTGCAGTTTTCTCTCAATGGTAGATCCAACAAACTTGCGTTGGCTTCCCCTAACGCATTTCAGGGATTGGGTAATTGGTCCGGTGATCATGGAGATTTTTTCAAGAACATCTACGTTCAATTCAGGGATGAATTTGTAAATACGCTTGTTGACAAAGAAGCGCTGGGTGCCCCGGTTGCCAAGATATCGATCAGACACGAACATGAATGGCTGGGTAAATTTTATCAGAGCCCTAAGTTTGGAAAATTGCAGATCATCACATACCAACCCAGAGCCAGAATTTGGAAGTTCATCGTGCAATGTCCAATAACGGAAACCTTATATAAAACAACAGAGGAGCGGATCAGAAACGCTCTTAGAAATACCTGATATGGACATAACTTTTCTCATCCTGGCTTTGGTCTACCTTATCCTTGGTTCGATTGTCATCCGAAAGATGAATCCGGTGCCAAAAGAAATTCCTGCCTTGACTTCGGAGTTGATTATCATTATTCTGACAATTGTTGCGCCAATTGTCATCGTGACCTTGTTGCTTGATATCTTATTTGGTAACCATAAACGTACAGAGGATTAAACATGTCCGGAGTCTCTCGTCAAACCAAACATCTAGAACATTTCTCTCAAGGTGGTAACGGTGTTACCAATTTTGATATCGAACGAATCCACCTGTACTGCCGCACTATTGAAGAATACGGTGATGGTCGTTTGTATGTAGGCGAGCCTATTCCAGCTCCATGTGACCAGACGAACATGCGAGCCCTTCGCATCCGTGATCTTAGTTTGGGCGATCTTAGTGATTTCTGGGAACTGTTTGACAAGTTGAAAAAGAACATGGAAAAATAATGCGGTAAGTTGATACCACTGCCACAATAAGAGCGGAAATAACTCCGCTCTTTTTACGGCAGAACAATGGATTGGGACCAATATTTTATGAGCCAGGCGTATCTGGCTTCGATGAAAAGCAAGGACAGAAGCACCAAAGTTGGTGCTATTATCGTCGGTCCTGACAATGAAATCAGATCGACTGGATATAACAGCCCAGTACGAGGCATTGATGACAATCGTGAAGATATTCATGAGCGTCCAAAGAAATACGCCTTCTTTGAACACGCGGAACGAAATGCCATTTATAACGCAGCCAGAATGGGTGTGAGCATAAAGGGCTGCAAGATTTATTCTCCCTGGTGTCCCTGTTCCGATTGTGCTCGAGGCATCATCCAAAGCGGTCTCACGGAAATCATCCTACACGCCGAACACCCCAAGAATAACGTGGACTCCAGGTGGTCAGAGTCTATCAATTATGCCAAGGAGATGATGGCTGATTGTGGTGTGAGTCTTAGATTTTGGTCAGGATCAATCGTAACGCCGGTCATGTTCAATAGTGGTATAGCTCATGACCTTTGAGATCATTCTGTTGGTAATCGCATATGTGAATTGGGCCTGGATCACCAAAGAATCTGCCGACTTCACCCTTGACGATTTCAACTTTCCCCAATCCCCCACTGATGGATTCTTTATATGAAAAATAACAACCACACCAAGGACGCCACTCTGATTCCGTTTCTCACCGGAGTAATCTTTCTGTTGGCTATCATAATTCTGGCTCTTGCATTTTCTTGATATCAAATGATGTACGGAGACGTATTCTTTGCTGTCATAAAGACTCGTCATTTGGATTCCTTTATCCAAGAGCGAGTGGAAGATCTCACCGCATCAAGTTTGTATAAAGTTGGCGCCCAAACGATTCACTTTTTTGATGACTTTGGTTCAATGATGAAGGGGTTCGAGCGTTCACCGAACAAACGGTTGATAGCAGTTGAAACTGGCATCTTGATGAAACCCAATGTGGATCTGAAACAATTGTTTTGTGCAACCACCTACCCACATGGTGCAGTGTATCGCAGTGACGGCGATAACACGGAACCTGATGATACACCGAGTGCTTACTTTGTTTCAAAGACGAACACTTGGTACGATCCATCAGAAAATGTCCTCTTCTCGGTAGGTGTCGCCAAGGATATGAATTCTCTGGTTGCTTCGATCTTTCTCAGAGATATCAAGTTTCAATATCTTGGAGGAAGTAGCTTCAACAACTATTTGAACATGCCAATTTATTTTGTGAACAAGTTCAAAAATGATGGAACTGATGTACACCAGAATAATAATCTATCAGCTGATCAACAATGGTTCAGACTTATCATGTTGGCAGATAATTGCTCTGAACCCTTCTATGGAAATAGAGAAGCGGCATTTGATGGCAGCAATCCCAGCCTCCTGAACGGTGATTATTACGCACTCTGGAACAGTAAAACCTATACCGGTCCTGACGCTACCTGGGGTCAACACGAACCCGTCATGATCCGAGACTTGTTGAATCGAGATCAACCCGGGGTATCTACTGGTTTACCAAATCAAGGGAGTATCAATTCTACTATTCTTCAAGTTTGGTTAGATACCAATCGAGTCTATTACCACAATGCCTTCCACTCAATCAACAACAAAGTTGATTTGAAACTGGCATCACTTTCCGATAATGATTTGGAATCATCCAATTGGGCAGAATGGTTGGTAGCATCCGATACAAACCATAAACCAGGAAAGCAAACTGCTGGCAACTTGATGAGTTATGGCTTTCGATCTTCGATTTTGAAAAATAGGCGGCAGATTGATATAGGCGTATTTTATTCCACACTGCCAATCATTGATACCATCAAGCTCCTTCACTACAATCGCACTAATGATGGTACGAAAGTGATCTATCTGAGAAACAACCCCGCTAGGGAAAATTGCCAACAGCTTCGTACTGGATATGACAGGCATCATGAATTTGTGGATTCATTGATGGCGCAATATCGAATTGGTCTTGATGAGAATGTTCGGAGGGTTCTCTGGGAGAATACCATCAAGGAGTTTGGTGGGGAGCTGGAATTCAAACGGGCCCTAGACAAATACGCCAGAATGGAGGTCACGGTCATACACTCAGATAGTGAATTGTCGTTTACGGGCCAGACCGACGTCTATGTAAATTTTGGCCAATTATTTTGCGAAATACGAACGATTGCCATACATTCGCAACTAGACAGACAAAAGAAATTCGCAGATTTGATTCATCGAATCGAGAAACATCGAGGAATCACGGCAGAGGGATATAACCATATGGGGAAACGATACGTGCATCGTTCCTGAGCCACGAACTTTCGTCTGCGTATAAATAACACGAGTTAACTGGAAGTGTTTTGCCAGTCGAAATTTCAAGGATCCTATATGACAAACGATATCCGCAAGTTCATGAATTTGATGGAAGACACCGCTCCTGCTCTGCCTAGAGGTGATGATGGTCGCGCTGCTTCACCAGACATTCAATATGTGTCGACACCAGACAAAGTGGTTGCCACACTCAAGAGCTATGACAGCCAGTCATACACCAAATTGGCACAGAAGATTGAACGTATTTCCGAATTGGAAAAAGAAGCCAAGGCGCTCAAAGAAGAAGTAAAGCAATTGGGCAGAGAAAAGGTTGCTGATTTGTTTTCAGCTGACGACGTGGTTAGAACCCGTATCGTGGAAACTTGCAGTTTCATCTTCACATTGACCAAGAATCCCAAAGCCACAGAAACATATTCGTATGCTAAGATTCTTGGTGAACTTGAATCCAGCCTGACTCCTGAGCTGATCAAGGTCATGGAATCTCTGAAGGAAAAATACAAATCCGTCACTAATAAAGAACCCGCTCTGTCCATCAAGCCAGTAGCCACAGAAGAATCACTCAACGAAGGATTCTGGGATGAGTTGAAGGCAAAGTTTGCCAAATTCGCCGCTGCGGTTAGCAACTGGGCTGGAAAATATGACTCCAAGCTGGACTCCCTGAAGGCGCAAGCTGCTCTGGGCGAATCCATCACTGCCTTGGAATCAAACGTTGACATGCGTTGGGCAGCTCCAGAAAGCAAGTCCCCTTGGCAAGCATTTGCTGAAGCCAAACAAGACGATCGCAACGAATGCACGGAATGTGGTGCAAAAATCGATAGCGACGACTATCATGTTTGTGACAAGTGCGGCGATAAGAAAGACGGTGAAAAGTCCTTGGAAGAACAATTGGTTGACGAATACGGCTCCAGTGCATATGACAAGGTTGGTCGTGATTTCCAAACCAAGAAGACGCCATATGACCAAGGTATAGCTCAGAATCATGGTACGCAAAAGTCCATGGATGAGCCAGCATTGATCTCCACATGGCAAACCCATGAAGGATCAAAAGTTTACATCTGGCGTGCCGTTCAAGATGGTCGTGAAACCATCTCCATGGTTAATAGTGCTGGTAAGAAGTTGCAATGGCATCGTGAACCCAAGAATTACAGTGACGCGGTTGCCATGTTGAAGAGCGACTATGAATACCAGCAAGTTGCAAACCAGAAAGAACTCAGCCTGGAAGACGAAGATTTGGAAATGGGTGACGACAATCAGGGTCTTACCGAATATGAAGATGCAGCGGAAAGCATGTATCCTGTTGCTGCCACATTGGATGACGCAGAATTGGAACAATACTTGAACCACTGGAAGATTGCTAAGAACCATATCCGTGACTCATCAAGTCCGGAAACAATGGCTTTGATGCAATTCGGTCAAGAATTGGAAGACGAAGCCCGCTCCAGAGAATGGCAAGTCTAATAAGGAGCCGGGATAATGAAACTATTTGAATTGTTTGATGCTCCTAGAGCAATCAAAGAAGCCCCAAAGAAAAAGCCTGAAATTCCAATCAAGGAAGTAAAGTACGGCGCTTGGACCATCAAAGCAAAGCTGAAGCCAGAGGTTGATGGGAAGACATTCAAGGCTATGGGTTCACATCCCCGTAACCCCAATGCACCAATTGGCCAGGGCACAACTGCTGATGAAGCAGTTAGGAATGTGCAAACGCAGATTGATAAGCACATGGAGCACGATAAAAGAGCCCTAGGCGCAAGCAAGGCCACTATCGACTACAATGCAGCATTCACTAATCAGATCATCAAGGACAACAGCGAATTCAGTCACGGTGTGACTGGTGTTCGTATCACTCGCAGGGGTGGTGAAGTAGTGTTGATTCTTTGTGGTGCTGAATACTTGGATGCATTCGGTGGCGAAGTTTACGGCACTGGTCCCGATCAATTCACCAAGCTCCATCGCAGAATGGGTGGAAGCACTGAAGGTGAAGATGGTAAGGCCACCACTCTCTATAGTTCCTCTCTGACGGGGAAACAAATCCAAGACTTGGGTCTCCAACCTAACGGTCGCTACACTTTGGATTATCTGAGCCATGATCGTGATTACGGTCATCTCACATTCAAACTGGTCTTCGATAGCATCGTGGGCGACAAGAGCGAACGTGTTAGTATGGGCGAACCAGGCCTCAACATTGCGGTATCATAATGAAAAGAATTTCCCTAAGAGAAAGCATGGACCTTATTCAAGGTCTTTCTGAAGCTCCAGCACGTTACGACTTTAACTGGACAATCGATAACCCATTCAAAGATCCGGGCAATGATCCTGATTATGAGGAAGAGTTTGATGTGGGCATCAACTATTCCATATCTGGAAAGTATCGCCCAGCAAAGATTACCGCAGATCCGGGTGACAGTCACCCAGCGGAATATCCGGAACTGGAAAGCCTTTCAGTCTTCCGTCTTTCCACTGGTGAAGACATCACGGATGCAGTTCCCCCAGCGGTGATGAATCAATTGGGTGAGAAGGCTTGGGAAGATGCAGATTCCAAGTCTGATCAATATGATGATCGTGATTCATACGATCCTTATTAAATAAGTTCCCCACAAAAGCCACTACAAAATAGTGGCTTTTTCACGATGATGCTATCATACCAAACATGAAAACATTCCTAGAGATCAAGGCAGCTATTCATCTACGGTTGTTTCGCCTTCTTCCCAGAGTGTTTGGTCATCTTTATCCCATCTATCAACACGACTACATCAATTATCAGAATGGCAACCGAGTTTTCAATTCATATCATAACGGTATGAATTTGGAATATGGATTGGAGTATGGATGGAAACCAGAAATACATGATTTCCTTGAGTCTTGTCAGGGATATGAGATGGGAAAACAGTATGATGTCAAGCCTTCGTCCTCTGAAGAAATTAAGATATCCGGCCACGCAAGGGATTGCTTCGCAATTGTCTATCCATTGTATTTCATCTCAATGCATGATCTGATCTGTTTCAAATTGGCATTCAGTGGTGACGACAAGGGGCCGGTTTATGACAAGATTACCTACATTGGATAATAAATAGATTGAAGGTTAGCAATAACCAAAAAGTTTCACCTTAGGACCGTTATGTTATAGCGATGCAGGTGTCAAACTCGCGGTAGCACGCGAGACAAAGAGGGACAGCTACCCCCTCTTTTGTGAAGGCTACGTTGAGCCCCTAACGCCATTAGGGGCTCTCCTATTTGGAATGGTGCTATCATGCACATATGAATATTATTCGTATCTGCAAAGAAGTTCTTTTCCTTATTCGCCCACAACTGGTTGGCGCATCATGCGTTCACATCACTGAAGAGAACAAGTTCAATTTCAACGGTGATTGGAGTGAACTCCCTCCAAAAACTATCACCTGGATACGAACTTATTCGTTGAAAGAATTGATGATGATCATTGATTTTTCCGAGGACGTGTTAGTTTTCCTAAGTGAATGTCAACCATTCAAAATCATCAGATGGTACTCCCACACCACCAATACTCGACTTGATGTGACGAAGACTATATGGTTTCTGGATTCCTCAGATGCCATCAAGTTTAAGTTGATGTTTGGTGGTAATGGATCATTAGATTGATGTTACACTGGCAAGATGACCACTAGCCACTATTTTCAAGAGAAGAAGTTTCGGAGAAATTTCCGGGATGGGTTTCACATCCGAGTTGATGAACCAAAGCGCGATCGGTTGTTCGAACCAGAACTTGGCTACATCTGGGGTCTGCACACTAGTATAAACCCCCATTACTCATCTTCATTGGCAGTATTGAAGCCAGAAATCAAAGAAATCCTTGATACGTGTAAACCCTATAGAATGATCAAGAACGCAGCAGGCTACACGGATTTCTATTTTATGTGGGCTGAATCTCTAGTGAGATTCAAACTATCACTGGATATTTGAAGTGGCAATCTGGAAGAGCATCGTGGCTAACAGCTATTCATATCAACCACGAAATAAGCATCTTGACGACAAATTCCTCGTCATCATCCCCGTCCCAACAACCGAAGAAGATCGCAAAGAATTGGAACAATTCTTATCAGATAATCTAGACACGGTTCTTTGTAGGGATTTTGAAAAGCCATCAAATTATTGGTTCAATGATGATGTAATCACAAGCCACACCGTTTATTTCGACCACAAGGAAGATGCGACGACGTTCTATCTAAGGTGGGATGGTTATGGGACCAAATTGGGATAGGGGAGCGTTTGCTCCCCTATTTCTTTATCTCTTGATTTCCAACACTACTGAAAAATCAGAACAGTCTCGATACATTTGTGGAGTCAAGTTGCCCACATTCTTAATCATTTCCTCCAAATGTGGAAACGCATCCCAATACTGAGGACTGAAACGAAGTGCATCTAGAACCATCTCAACGCAGCTCACATATGTGTCGTCGTTGATATTGAACAAGTTGTCGTACTTCTTTCCCATTTGCTGAGCCAACCCGGCCATGATCTCATCCCAGTGATCTTCCTTAACATTCTTAGGTTGAAGCAGACATACTGAATCGCAATCAAAGACATTCAGGAAAGATGAAAGATGCACACCCTTGCTGGTTGCTTCCATCAGCTTGAACTTCTCGAAAGAATCTGGATTCTCGACCAAGTCCAGATTCATCAAGGCATGAGTGTATTCAGATGGCTTTCCAGTCTTAACCAAACTCATCAGAGAGATGAAGTAGGTAGTAAGATGGGTTTCTCTCTTGGTGAGGATAATGTAGTAACCGGATGCCAATCTTTGTTTGATGAGTTCGTGATCAGCTTCCGTGAGGTCGTAGCCGTTCTTGCCGCCACGAACTATCGATCTGAACTTGGTCCATTCGATACTGGAAACAAGGGTGGTGAGCTTTTCCCATCTGGAATACCACCATGTTGAATAAGTTGCCATCATAATCCCCGATGAAGTTTCCTTTATTTACGGGAGTTTCCTCGAAGATTAAACCGGTATATCTGATGTTTATTGTGATTTATTGACGCCAAACGTACAATTCCAGGTAACTAATGGCATAAAAATGAACGGTAAAATTCTAATCACTGGGGCGGCAGGTTTCATCGGTAGAGCAGTCTCGGAGCGACTTCTAGCAATGGGTGAGGACCTGGTTCTTGTCGATAGTTTGAACAACTATTACGCACCGCAGCTAAAACGAGATCGTCTCAATTCTTTGATGACCGGTGGTAAGGTAAAATTCTTCTACGCTGACATCACGAATCAGGATTACCTCAATAGGTTGTTTTCGGAAAACGATATCAAGACCGTAATTCACCTAGCCGCTCAACCTGGAGTTACGGCATCAATGGTTGATCCAGCCAGAACGTATAAAACAAACGTCGTGGGGACGGCAGCGGTACTTGACGCCTGCCAGAAATATGGCGTAGAAAGAATCTTCTACGCCAGTAGCTCAAGTGTTTACGGTGCGGGTACCAGCTCAGTAAAAGAACATGATCAAACTTTCCCCAGTAGCAATTACGCTTTGAGTAAACTCACGAACGAACAACAGGCCGACATGCATCACCAAAGTTATGGTGGGACTATGGTAGGTATGCGGTTTTTCACAGCATACGGACCATGGGGGCGACCTGATATGGCATATTGGCTATTCACCAAGGCTATCATGGAAGACAAGCCAGTTCTACTCCGTGGTATAATGACTAGACGGGACTTCACATATGTGGATGATCTGGTTGATATGGTAGTTGGTATCTTGGATAAGGCAGTTCCCGGTACGCACGAAATCTACAATCTGGGATCTGGCAGATCTATTTCCGTCGAGTCGATGATCATGACGATTGGTGAAATACTGGGAAAGAAACCAGAAATTATTGAAATAGATTTGCCAGTATATGAATCTTCCATCACCAGATCGTCTGTTGATAAGTTACAATCCAGAATCGGCTATTGCAAGACAACTTCGATGGCGGAAGGTTTGAAAAATTTCGTGGAATGGTATAAGGACTATCATAAATGAGAGCGGCTGTGTTTGGTCTGGGTTATTCAGGATTGGCGACCGCTATCACCCTCGCCAAATCTGGATACAAAGTCATCGGGTTTGACACGAACAAAACGGTCATCAGCAAACTCTTGAATGGTGACTGCCACATCGATGAGCCTGGAGTCAAGGAGGCGGTTTCAGAACTTATCTCTGACGGGTCTCTGGAGATCTGTAGAGATCACAAAAATAATTTCTGGCCTGAAGAAATGGACGAGAGTATGTTGGTGTTCATCTGTGTTGGTACACCACAGTCAGTCCGCACACATCTTGATTCTTATGCCATCTCATCCGTATTCAATAGCTGTAGGTATGGCCTCAAGGAAACAGAAATTTCCCCACATTATGTATTCGTTCGTTCTACCATGGCCGTGGATACGATTCAGAATATCCTAAAGGAGCCTGAGAAAACATTCGCCAGCCTAGTGGTACTCCCGGAATTCTTTCAGGAAGGTAAGGCACTACATGATGCTAACCATCCCCATAGGCTGGTGGTAGGGACCACCACCAGCACCCTTGACTCACTTGAACCCCATGTAGTCGATGTCATCGAGGTGCTGGCAAATGGGGCACCAATCATCCCCATGAGTTTCAATTCCGCTGTCATAACCAAGCTGGCTGCGAACACCTTTTTAGCAGCTCGTATCGCTATGGTGAATGAGTTGGCACAACTGTGTGAAAACTACGATGCTGACATTCGTGATGTCGTGACTGGAATTTCCATTGATCCACGAATCGGAGATCAATATTTGAAACATGGTCCTGGTTTTGGTGGTTATTGTCTACCCAAGGATGTACATGCCCTTGGGTCACAAATCGCCAACAATGCAATGCATGAGAGTATGGTGAATCAAATAGTTTCAAGCAACAACAATGCCGCACATCACATAATTAGTGAAGTGAAACGGATTCTGGAGAAGAACGGAAACAAGGGCAAAACCATTACCTTCTGGGGGATGGGATTCAAAGCTGGTTCTGCCGATACCAGAGAGTCACCATCAATGAAAGTTGCTCAATGGTTTTCATCTAGAAATTTTGAAGTTCGATACTACGATCCCAATGGTGCTCAAATGACCCATAGTCGTGGCATCGAATATTTCGACCCTTACGACAGTGTGGTCGATAGTGATCTGTTGGTTGTGATGACCCATGAGCCAGAATTTAAAGAAATCGAACTCAACTCCCTGATGCTCACCATGAGATCTAGATTCATCTATGATGTCACAAATGCTCTTGATTCAAAACAAGCTGTCGATCTAAAGTTTGACTATACGGCGTTCGGTGTGGCAGAACAGCAAATGAAAAAACGTTGATCTCTATTCATTTGGTGTTATAGTTGAGTCAACGCAACAACCCTTTTAAGGAAACCACGATGTCCCAAGTAGAAGAACTCCTGAACGTCGCAGAAATCAAGTTCGTCAAGTATGTGAAAACCCCCGGTGCTGATAAAGAACTGGCACTGAATCCATCGGCCAAGGTGTACCGTGAAATCGAAATGATTGTCACTGGTTCGTTGGTGAAACTTTCGTTTGGTACGGTTACCAAATCGACTGCTACTGGTTCACACAATAACGGTGCCCTCAACAAGTACAATGTTGAAATGCCACTGGCCACGTTCCTTGATTCCACCCAGATCCCAGACATCCTGGGTCAAGAGCCCTATCTGGTTGTTCAGAAGGTCATCAAGATGAGTGAAGTTCTGCATAGTTTCTTTGGTGAAAAGGAACTGCCAGCTCTTCTGGGTGATATCTCGAAGATTTGATGATCCATTTCGCCCTGATAAAACCCAAGAAACCATTAGACCGGTTTCCTGGGGATGAAAGGGAACCAGCGGGGGTATTCATGATTCAGTTCCCAGGAACTGAAGTCACGGAATATTTGAATGGGCTTCCTGATGGTTCTTACCATCAACTCGCGCGGATGTCATTCAGTCTAGTATATTTGTACGACGAGGCTGATGTGTATGGATTCAGAATGGCGATGACTTCATACAAATTTCTTCCATGAAAAAGATCCCACGATGTGGGATCTTTTATTTTGGTAAAACCTTAGACGACTACTACGTCACCCTTCAGGTTCTTCAGAACAGCTTCCAGGATGTTGTTGATTTGACCTTCCAACATCTTAACTGCCAAAGCAGCGGTTTCATTCTTTTCAGCCAGCTTAGCCAGACCCAACTTAGCCAACTTGCCTTCCAGCTTTTCTGGCAATTCGATTTGAACGTGGCCGTTTACCAGCACAGTTGACAACAGAGCGGCATACAGTTCTTTCGCTGAGGCAAAAGTCTCGCTACGCTTCATCAGAGCAGCAGCCATACCCAACAGCTTCTTCATCAGAGCGTCTTCGGCCAGCTTCTTGCCTGGGATAATCTTGTTGTATGCTTCTGTCAGTTGATCCAGAACCTTGACGATCGTTTCGTCAATGGTTGTCATAGACAACAGCTTGTCAGTCAGGATTTCAGCAACGCTTGCTGGGTCATCCTTCAGGGCAGCAACTGCCACGGCAGTTTCACCAGTGAATACCACGGTGACATATCCGTCCTTACGTTGAATGACTTCCTTGAGATCATCAGGAAGGCCACCATCTGCTACACTTGGGAGAACTACGAATTCGATGTTCAAAGTGGATGCAGGGAAAATGTCCTTGATATAAAGAGCATCTGGATACTTGACCTTGATGGCTTCGGTCAAGTCTGGTTCACGCTTCTTACCCAGAAGCAGAGCGGTAATTTTCTGAAACAGTTTAGTGAGAAAGTTCATGGCAAAAAGCCTCCTTTAATGTTTCTATTTATGTGATTGAATCCTCGATTTTCTACCAAGGTAATGTAAAGTTTTGCTTACTTGAAAAATGTTCAATTAGCGCTGAAAATGCTTTGACAAATGAATGAACTGTGTTAAATTCAATTGCGGCTGATGATATTTCATTAGTCATACTTTTCATTCGTTTTACTTCAGAAGGGATCCCTCCGATGACCGTGCTAGCTCTTACTCTCAACAAACAAGCAACTTCACTCCTGGGTTCCAATACCCGACTCCGCCTCAAGAGCCTGACTCGTGGTGGCCAAGCCTACTTGGCTCTGCGCCCCAGCTATCGAGTCAGCGGCAAGAACACCAAGGTGATGGTGGCTCTCCGTGATGGTGGAACATCTGAAGTTCAAATCGACGATGCTGATGTGGCCGCTGCAGGTGCACCGGCTCTCGAGATTGGCACCACCTACAAGCTGGTGGACGTTGGCTATGGCTGGTTTACAGTCAAAGCCTTGGAAGCCGAAGATCAGACCGAAGAAACGTTCACGGTCTCCGAGTACCAAGCCCCACAAGCATCTGACACTCATGAAATCACCAAAACCAACGATGTGATCGTCAAGGAAGTATCCGGCGACGCAAGCCAAGAGCCGTCAGCAGCCTAAGCTCCTGCAACTCAACAACCACACAAACGTGGTTGTTATAGGTCCCTGGCCTCCCCTTAAATATCCAGTAAAGTGTTGGGTATAGGGGAGGCTTCGTCATGACTGTGATGAGATCATCGGTATCGATGGATCAGACATTTCCGTTCTATTCCTGGGAAGATTCAGTCCTCCCAGATTGCAAAAGAACCTACCTGACTCTAGATGGATGCCAAAGACACGTAAATGAAATATGGGGTGACCTGGGTATTAACCTGGAGCCGCCAAGAGTTCGTGATGGTCGGGGTTCAATATCTGCTCGATCTGAAACTGGGGTCATTTCAATGCCCCGCTGGAGCAGAAACATCACGGTGATTACGCATGAACTCGCGCACAACATATCCGGTTTGATTGATCCTTGGGGCAATGTGATGCATGGTGGCATATTCGTTCACATATATTTCACCATGTTGGCGCGTTACTGCGACCATAAATATCACATGCTGGTGAATAGTGCCAGAGATTACGGACTGGTGGTCACCCCTGTGAAGATTAAAAGCAGGTTGCAACCATACACGTTCCAGGAATGCAATGAGCTCGATACTGAAACTGATAGAAGATATGGGTAAGGACGCCCGGATTACGATCCAGGATATAGAAGCCTTTGTTGATGAATGTGTGGTTTTCCTGAAGAAGCATCAAGAAGATCACGAGCTTGACACTGAGATTTTTGAATTAGAAAGAGTTAGACATCTAGCCATAAGAAGGAAATTATGATATACATTAGTAAGAAGAAATCAACAGTGGTAGCCAATCAAGAAGTGATATTCTCTCTGGGGTTTACCAATAACGGGACCTCGGTAGTACCGGTAGATTCAACAGGAACCGCGGGTGCATTCACGGTTGCTGGTGGCGCCAGCATATCTACGACGGTCACTAGACCAGGGCAGGATGGTTCGTTGAGAATGGTCGGTTCTTCTGGCGGGTTGCGTTTCACATTGTCGAAATCTCTCAACATCAGAACTGACTCATATACCATAAGTGGGTGGTTGTATCCATCAACCAATACATTCAACAACCTTTTGGGTGTATTTGGAGCAGATGTGTTCTATCCATTGCAGTATTACGGTTCTTTTGGTACTTGGAATTGTGGTGATGCGATAGTCAATGTTATTACATACACTGAAACGCCTACGCTCAATACTTGGGTGAACATGACTTTGTCACATGACGTCACAACCAATATTTTTAGAATGTTCAAGAACGGTACTGTGGTAGCCACTTCAGCGGCCAGACCAGACTTCAGAAACTATACGGCAAGTAGCTGGGAAATCGGTGCGAGAACAGGCCAAAGCCTCAATGGTAATGGCTATTACGGTCCGATGACCATCACCAAGGGTTTTGCTCAAACTAGCAACTTCACACCAACTTAATTGATGGTGAGTGTTGACTAATCTGCCAGATGAACTATAATTTGATTATCACAAAGGAGAAAATTATGGCACAAACAACACTGACACTGGCTGATATCAACAAGGCACTAACTGACATGGGTTTGCCAACCTATAACGACGTGGCTTTTTCTCTGTGCGATGTTCTGGACGGTACGTCTGACGATGAAGTGATTCACGACTCCGGGTTGTCAGCTGACGATGCTGCGAAAGTAGTTTCTACTCGCTCAGCCGTGAAACCCATGTGGTTGGATCACCTGAACTCAAAGGGTTAATCATGGCAATCAGAATCTCTGGTCGGATTGAATATGATGTTCGCAACAACCTCTACCGTATGAGCGAACAACCTCTGACTGCCAATCAGATCTTCAAGGAAGTGAAGCTGAAACGTCCTGATCTGATTCGCATCCATGCGATCACCGATGCTGAACTCATGGACATCATCACCAAGGTGAAAAGCGGATGGCGTAATGTCCTACACTTAGCGCCGGGTGAAAACTACGCCAGGCTACGGGACATATCGAATTACATCGTGAATAACTACACGACTCACTTCTAAAGGAAAGCGGCTAAGCCGCTTTCGCCATTTCCAGTATAATGTGTGATGATTCTATTCAAAGAACATTTCGCCAAGTTCACCGTTAACCTGACCAAACTGGAACCGGTCATAGTAAAGAGATATGGCCCATCTTTTTCCCATGTTGTCCAGATTGAACATATAGCAGTGAAGGATTTGAGATATACCGGATACCAGAAATACATGCAAATGGCCATAATGAAAGAGTTGAACCACCTCCCAGAAGGAAGTTGGAATCTTGAATGTGGGAATTATTTCACAAGTGTTCAGTTCGTGGATGAAATCGATGCGGTTCAGTTTTACTTACAGGTGAAATGATGGCATATTTGCTGATGCGAATTCCACACGGAAATGTATTTGAAGAACAAGTTTCCACCCACTCAGATTACGATCACGCGATTGACCGTATGACGACTGAAGTGAGTAAAGAGAAGGAACGGTTGAGAGCTCTTATTCCAGTTCAAGAACTCTATTCGATGTGGGATTCAACAAGAGATTATAAGAAGATAGCTAACCTCATCCCGTTATCAGCAATTAGACAGATGGGGAAAACCAGTACCATCTTTCGAGCGGTTGAAGAAGCGCACAACAAATTCGAATGTCAGAAATATGATGATTGGTACAAGGTTTACTTGATCAACGCGCCTATATTGGGATACGAAGTTTATCCCCATGGTTCTCTGGAGTCTAGAGGGCACATCCAAGAACATTGCTACTATATTGAGAACCCTAAGAAAAAGAAATTTACTGGGTGATTGTTCGTTGAATTCACACAACGGTAACTACTTGATTTTTTAGCCAAATGAAGTAGACTGTGTTCATCTTTTGTATGAACATCACTTCGAGGAAATCACGATATGACGACCATCACCGTATTTGGAACAACCCCAGAGGGTGATCCAATTTCTGTCAATGACCCTCTGGATCGGCTTACCATTGAGGCTCTGCAATCCTTCAATTCTCTTGAAGAAGCATTTCGTCTTGGAGAAATCATTGGTGCTTTGAAGGCATTCGACTCCGTGAGTCTAGATGGTAAGAATACCGAGCTCGTGAAACAGCAAAGACAAGATCTCAGAGATCTGTCCTCACAAACGCATCCTGATAAAAAAGCCTGGTTGCTGGGGATGGCCGCAGTAACCAGATACAAAAGTTCGCCAACCTCAGAGCTGACAACGGAACCGGTTATTCCCCCAATACCTTTCCAATTTGATACCAAGGATGGTATTTTTAAGGTCGAAGGTATGGGGAAAAATGGAGCGATCTTTTCCACATCTACCATCTCCCAGAAACAATATGATGCTCTCTGTAGTTGGCTTTATGAATTCTGTGGTTCACCAATGAAGGATTTGGTCACTGGGGAAATTATCCCCAAGGGTTCTTGGGTCATAGGACAATCAGCTCGTAGGGTTATCGAACTGTCTAAAATTGCAATGATGCCGGGATATTTCACCGCCCCCAAGAAGGGTGAAATATTCGCCGGTGAAAATCAGTTCTATATCGAAGTATTGATGCCCTATGACGCCGCACCAGCTTTTCAGGAAAAGTTCAAAGATTGGTTTTAAATAGTTCAACTTTTTCTTCACCTGGTGTTGACTTGTTCGCCAAATGAACTAGAATACATACATCGCAACACAGTATAGAAGGAAACGAAAATGTCCACTACGATCAAAGACTTTGGCCACAACAGCGAACGTTTCGGTAACATTGGTTTCTACTACGCTTTCCCGATCAAGTTCTGGTTCGGTCAAAGCATGGTGCACCCAGAAGATGTGCTGACCTGGTGCCGTGAACACTGCCAAGGCTATTACAAGATCACCTGCTATACCCACGAAGACAGCGTGAAGGTTGGTGGGGTGTTCACTGAAAAGTACGTGTTCATCGACAAAATCTATCTGAGCAGCGAAGAAGATGCGGCTCTGATCAAGCTGATGTTCGAAGTTCGCGAACAACAAGTGAAGCGTCCCAAGATGAAGCGCGCCCCTAAGCGTCATGGTGTGACCGCCAAGCTGACCGCTGATGAAATCAAGGCAGCAAGTCGTGCTCTGGCTGCGAAGATGGTAGTTAGCACTCCTGCTCCGGTGGTGGTTGCCCCTGTGAAGACCCGCAAGCCTCGCGCAAAGAAGGCTGACGCAAAGCAACTGACCCTGGTGTAAGTTGTTGGAAGGGGTAACGATTGGTACTCCAATTTATCTCTGATCCAACTTGATGAAACAGCCAGATGAGTGTATCATCTGGCTGTCGTATTTTGGAGCTTGACATGGCAAACACAAAGATCAAAGTTGGTGACAAAGTCATTATCACGGTGAAGCACAATAGCCCACTGCTCCCTGGCAAGTTCAAACATATCCCCAAGACTGTTACTTTCGAGGGTGAAGTTCTGCCCAAGGCGGATTACGATCCACATGACAGCGTTCGAATCACCAGTGACGACCCCATGGTTGATCTTCGAGTCATCATGTTCAAGAACATTCTTTCCTGGAATGGCAACAAATTCCACTACACGTCGCATGAAGTACTGAAAGCCAGTATGCCGGAATATGTTATAGTTCAGGGAAGCAATTCCAACAGTTATCAAATCACGATTTCTGGGGACGGCACGAAGACTTGCACTTGTCCTGGTTTTGGATTCCGAGGACGATGCAAGCATGTCGATCAATACAACGCAGAACATTCGGATGGCTCATCAATTGAAAATTAACTGCTCTGGCCTGGCCCCCAGAGTGGTGGCCAACAATGTGGCCAGAATCGTTCATTACTGTGGGCTGGCCGGTGTTCCGGTGCATATTGACACTCCTCCTGGTGCAATTTTAACATTCACTTTTGAGAATGAATCCGATATGCTCCAAGTGCGATTGGCATTTGCCATTGAAGACGGGATGATAGTCATAGACAAATATCTTAAAGATGGGGTATCCATATCATGCAAATGAAGGGCATTTTTCTTGTGATGATCGTGGTTGCCTTGATGCAGTCTTGTGTCGTTGGGCGGCAACAAAGTGGTGGCCCTCATATTCCATCAAATTCGAGCAATCAATTTCGATAAAACAAAATGATCAGCAAAGCAATTGAACGAGCCTTTACCGTAAAGCGTGAGCGTGGCTATGACACCATCTACTGGGCAATTGATCTTCATGGTACCTGCCTGAAATCAAATTACGAAAACGGCAGCTACGAATTCATCAACGAAGAAACAATCAGGGCGTTACAGAAAATTTCAGACCGGGAAGATTCCAAGATCATTCTGTGGTCTGGTTGCTACCCAGAAGAACAACAAAAGATCATCAAGTTCTTCGATGACAACATGATCAAGGTCGCGTTCTTCAATGAGAACCCACTGGAGGCCAGCACCACCACGGGCGACTTCTCGAAGAAGTTCTACTTTAGTATTCTGATCGACGATAAGGCTGGCTTTGATCCCTATGTGGATTGGCGCAATGTTATCGATGCCTTGTATTGGGAAACTCTCAACCCTATTGACTATCAGGTCAACTGGCAATGATCAAACCACATCCGTTTCACGCCGTCTGCACGGAATGGTTCTGGTCTCGGAGTAGATTCAATCATGAGTATTACCGCCACACAAAGGAAGAATGGGCATCTCAATTCCTTTTTGAACTCATGTATTCCCCACATAGCAATTTCGATCTGATAGGAACAAGATTCTTCCCAACGACTTTCTTCCATAGTGTGGAAGGGGATATTTCCCAACTCCCCTACTATCAATTTGGTACCAAGGAGCGGAGACAAAGGATGAAGTACGTGACTGATTACCACGTCAGGATCGTAGAAAGATTTCACAAACGTTCTTTGCAAAATGCCATAACCGCCATCAACAATAACGCAAAGGACAATGTTGGCTATGAATTTTGCATGCATGCATCGGAACACCAGATCCACAATGCATTGGAATCAAAGAAAAGGATCGACACCTTGAATAATCTCGTGGATTGGGAATTCCCGGAAGAACTGTTCAATAAAGATGATTTCAAAGCACATCTTGTGAAGAACAATGCGGTGGACTCACATCGCTCCGATACCACGATAAATCAATTCATAGCTTTGCTAAAAGATAGTCAACCGTTTGTTCCTCAATGGATGCTTGAGTTGCTGATTCTGTGCTGTGAGTCGTTCTATGAATGTTGGACGATAAATGATGCCACCATGATCAGATATTCAAACAAGATCAAAGAGATCCGCAAAGATATCATATTTCTAAAACTCCAACTGAAAAACTGTTGATGAATCTACCATATGAACATATCATATGGCTTCAACAGTAAGGAACACGACCATGGATGACGCTCTTCTGGTACAGCGACAAGAAAAACTTCTGGAGTATACCAAGAAGAAGGGCATTCTCCGTGGCCGTCTCCAGGGTATGGCGATCGCCAATCCGGATTGGTTCCGGGCAGTAAATGCTCTGAACTTTGGTGAAAAGCACCACCCAGGTTTCCGCAAGGACAAAATCACCCCGTCCTATATGCATCAGGTTGAGATGGCGTTGTTTGCCCTGACCTTGTTGCCTCATGTGCTGCATCAAGTTCGTCTCATCGTAGCTGTTCTGCTACATGATACTCCGGAAGATACTCGCATCTCTCACGAAGAAATTCGGTTGAAGTTCGGTCATGAAAGCAGCGATGACATCGAGTTGCTGACAAAAGAATACCGCGGTACTAAGAAGGAAATGGACATCTACTTCCTTGATATGACTGGTAATCCAGTTTCCAGTCTGGCCAAGGGTATTGATCGCATCAACAACATTAGCACCATGGCCGGTGTGTTCAAGCTGGAAAAGCAGATTGAATACTGCGTTGAAACCCGCACATATTTCTTCAGCATGCTGAAGACTGCTCGTAAGAACTTCCCAGAGCAAGATCTCGCATACGAAAACATCAAGTTTGTTCTGACTGCCCAACTGCGCATCTTTGAAGGCGCAAACGCTCAAGGTGTTGCAGCATGAAAACTCAAGGTAGACGTTCAGAACTCCCCACAGTGATAGGGTTGGTCTTTCTAGTATTCTTCTTTGCAATAGGTGTTCCCCTTTACCTGGTGAAGTATTTCAACACACCTAGGCCCAACGATGCCACCCTGGCCATTCCTGTACAACAAGCTCAACCAACTTCTGCTGGGAGGCAAGCCGTTATTGGAGTTTGTAAAAATGGTGAACTCCATGTTTTGAATTCCAGTGAGGGATTGGTTGTGGTTGATGCTCGAATGGAAGTCATGAAGTGCCAGTAATCTAAATTTTCTTGCGATGGTGATAGAAATTTTCACCAAAGTGTTATAGTTCGTTCACATTTAATAGGAGGTTCAATGAAGTTTTTCAGCAACATGACTGAAGCAGGGTATCGCAAGATGCTAAATGTTTTGGCAATCGGTGGTGTCTGCCTTGTGGTAGCTCCAATCATCTGGTACGTAGTCAGCGGATTGATCGGGCTGGTAACTGCGGCAGTTGTCTGTGCGGTATTCTTGGCATTCCGCCCAGCAGTCACCGAACGACTCACGCAATTGAAGTTCCAGGCTTTGAATGCGGTGATCAGTCGAGCACCAGTTGAATCTCTGTATCAACGAGCCAAAGAGCGTGTTGAAGAGCTGAACAATCAACGTGAAGTGTTGAACGAACAGGCTGCGAACCTGGAAGGGTTCAAGAAGAAGGCTGCGAATTTCGCCAAGCGCTTCCCAGAAGATGCTGGTCAGATGGCCGAGAAGCTGGCCGGATATGAAAAGTTGTTCGCGTATCGCATTGACTTGTTCAAGCACGCCAAGAAGGAAACCCAGAAATTTATCGGTGAAGTCGAGAAGGCTGAAGCCATCTATGAGATGGCAGTCGCTGATGCAGCATTGGGTAAGAGCTTCAACAAGGGTAATGACTTCATGTCTCTGTACCGTGAGAAGACTGCTTTTGACGCCATTGACAAGGCCAACAACACCGCTATGGCAAACCTCCGCATGGCGCTGATCGACGACGCAGTGGTGACCAGTCAAATCGCTGATACCGAAGTGCATGCTGTGGCTTACGATGCTGACGATCGTGTGGTGCTGGGCAACATCATGGACATGGGTTCTGTCAAGATCCCGGTGGCGGCTGAATACAAGTAATCAAAAGGAAACGACATGAAAACCACAATTTTTAGTTTCATCCTGTTGGCACTGGTGCTTTTGGTGTTATACTTCTTTGACGGTGAAGAAACTGGCACCCAAGCTAAGCCTACACCCCCTACACGTTCCGCTCCCGCAAGGAGCGGTGACGCAGATGCCGCCCGTAACCTGAAGTTCTGAAATTCTCGAAAGGAAATCCTGATGCAAAAATCTATTCGCAATATGATCTCCGCGCTCGCTCTGAGTGTGGTATCCGTGGCAGCGCTTGCCCAACCGGCACAAAGCCAGGAATTTGTGATCTCCGGCGGTTCTACTGGTGGCACGTATGACACCATGGTGAACAATCTGATCGCCTACTGCGGCCCAACCATGAACGCAGCTGGTTTCAAGCTGATCAAGCAACCTGGTGGCAACTCCAGCGAGAACATTGATGCACTCACGGGCAAGAGCGACCGTCCGGTTGACATTGCTCCGGTACAACTTGACGCCGCGTTCCTGCGCCGTGATCGTGAAATGGACGGCCTGAGTGGTATCAAGACCCTGGCAACCCTCCACAGCGAAGAACTGCACTGGGTCACGCTGAAGGGCAAGACGGTTGTTCGTGGCGCAAAGGTCCTCCTTGGTAAGACGGTTCCAGGAACGGGCACGGCGGCTCCACTCTCGACCATTGATGACCTTGCTGGTCTACGTCTGGGTGCTGTAGGTGGCTCTGCTTCCACCGCTCTGATCGTGCAACAGAAGACTGGTATCAACTATCAGATCGTCCGTGACTTCAAGGACAACGCTGCGCTCAAACAAGCTCTTGATGAAGGCAAGATCGATGCGTTCCTGGCTGTGACTGGTTCCCCTGGCGAACCAATGAAGGACATGGGTGAAGAATACAAACTGCTGTCCATCCCTGCTCAATATCTGGGCAAGGAAGCTGCACTGAGCTTCTACAACCCAGCCAAGATCAGCTATCGCAAGATGGGTCCCGATAATGAAGGTGTGGAAACCGCAAGCATCCCAGCAACTCTGTTGGCTCGCGAATTCAATAGCCCAGTGATGCAAGGTGGTCTGGCTACTCTGCGTAAGTGCTTCAACGAAAGCCTGCCTCTGATGAAGGATGACCGCAAGGTGCATGCAAAATGGCGTGAACAAAGCGTGAAGCCATCCCTGGACGCCCGTAGCTCCAAGTGGCCATGGTATGAGCTGCCAGCCCCTGTTGGCGCAAAGAAGTAAACCCACTATTGGGTAGAACACGAAGGGGCCCTAGGGCCCCTTCTCTTCAAGATGCTTATGTACAGTTTGATACTCTCCGCGGATAAAATCCACGCCATCGTGGATGACTATATCAGTCGTACTGATTTCCCGGTTGATGATCCTATGTCTGAATTGGTGATCTTCCAGAAAGCTACTGGTAAGACGTATCGATGGATTGAATACACGAGATACGTCAAATTCGAGACCGAAGTGGAACTGATTGAATTCAAATTGAGGTTTGGTGTTTGATGAAATACGAAATATCGATGGATGATGTCAGGAAGATCGTAGACTTCAAAAAGTCCCAAATGTACACATTCAAGTCAATTGAAACAGTACGTAGTGAATTCAAAAATATTTGTGGTGTTGATTTGCTGACCTATCCCACTCATGGATTTTTGGGTGTGGAGTTTCCCAACGATGAGGCATTTATTCAATTCAAATTGACTTGGCTATGACTGTTACAAACGCAAACTCCGATTCTGCCATCTCTCTCAAAGATCCTCCGGATAGATTCGTTGGGAGCAATCTGTTCCTGACTATCTCGGAGCTGACTCTTATTGTGGAAGAACACATGGAGTCATCTCGTGACTTTCTCCGTTACGTTATAAACTTTGAAAAGCTAACGGGTGTCGAGGTGTTTGTAGATAAGAATTTCATAATGATTCCGTTTGCTGATGAACAAACTATGATGGAATTTTACCTTACCTGGTTCTAAGCCAGAAAGCACAAACCCCGCATTCGCGGGGTCAGGCTAGAGCGTTACCTCTTTAGTCGTTATCTCTGATTACTCGGCCCTTGTTGGGCTTTTCGTCCATTTTGACTTCGGGGGCTTGTACTTTAGCCGCTTCTGCTTTAGAAGCTTCTACTGCCGCCAAAGCCTGAGAAACGGCTTCTGCTGGTGACAAAAACACATCAGGCTCCACTTCCTTCAAGCTGATCTTCTTTACAGCCTTGGGGTTTGATTCGTGGTATTCCTTTGCAACCTGTTCTCTTCGTTTGATAACCTTGCCACCAGGTCCAACTTGATCGCCTCGAGCATTCATTTTTGCATTACCCACAGCAACAACCTTTTCGTTTTGCGCCATGATTTGTGCGAGGTCTAGAACGACACCTCTCATACTTTTGACTTTCATATAGCCTCCCTGATACCGTATTTATACACGTAGTTATCAGGACAATTGGCCGGTGACATACGTGCTGATGGAGAACGCATCACAGGCGATTCCATTCTTCTTGGTGATGGCTATGACTTTTCCCACCAAAGAGTTAAGAGCTTTCACGTTTCCGGATTTGAATTGATTCACAATATCCGGGTTATCACCAACTATTTGGTTGATAACTTGGATTACAGATCCAGGCAATGAGACTTCTGATTTTCTTTTAGACAGAGCATCCTCTTTGGTCTTTCTTTCAGAGTCGTCTTGAATCTTCTGTTGTTCCCGAGCCCAAACTTTGAATGGTTTGGTGATTTCATCTGGTTTGAAGGACCCATTTAGTTCTTCAAGCAACCCCCATTCATAGTAGTGCCGTTCTTCACCAAACAATATTTCCATCCAGAATATGGTACCGCGTCCTGTGGTGCCCTTATGATCTGAATCAACGACGCCAGTTGTTATTGAAAGGTTACTCATCTCTCAGAAACTCCTTGATATCAAGGCCGTACTTGATACTATCAATTCGATGGATACCAATAAGAAACAGGCAGTAGCTCGCCACACTGCTACCACGACCCACTCCCCACAAAACTCCATGATCCCTGAGTTCAGTGGTGATATAGATGAATAATCTAAGCACATCCATCATATTGTGCTTTTGGAATAATTCAAGCTCGTATTTGACTCTATCCCACTCATCAACGGATGAGCATTTCTGTATCAACCAAGACTCCAGATCGATTTCCTGATACTCTGGAGGCATCAGCCACTGTTTCTGGCGCTCTCGGTGGAAATCTTCAGGGGATACATCAGGCGTGGTAACCGGAGTGAGGACGAGCTGTGGTTGATCGAACAGCTGACACATTTGATTGTATTGTTGGATTGCTGGTGAATCATCAACATACAATTCACTGGTTTGATCCAAGTCCTTGTAGAAAAATTCCAACAAGGCTGGATCATCCAGAATGACTCGCCCCCATTCGTCAACTCTTTGCATTTTAATCGTTCTTTCCGCCGCTGATTACTTCAGGTGAGAAACGTGGTCTCAAAATAATCGCGACCTCTTCTTGTGGTTTATAACGTGATTCGATGAAGCTCAAATCAACACCAATGTTTGGTGGGTTTGTGAGATCAGCATCTTCTTCAGGAATAATGTCCAGTGTACTACCATCGTTTCTGGCCCACCAAGGAACTTCATAATACGACCGTTCTCCGATCCAGGTTTCCATGTCAGGAAGCTCTTCCTCACCACTACCAGTGAAGGTAACCGTGAAATCGTTATCGCTGTTGATTTCAATCATCCCGAAAACTACTTTGCCGTTACCCAAGGCATTCATCTTGGCATGGAGAATTCTAGCCAGTACGTCATCTGATGGGATCGCGGGAAGAACCATGGGGATATTGTCAGTTCTAGCCAGACCCAGTTCTGTGAACATAAGATTCACCGCGAATTCGTTTTCGCGCTCGAACATGATCGAGGTGCCCACGATAGAATCAAACCAGAAGTGAATCTTATCCAGAACAGTTTTGATATCAATATCAGTAGCATCGTCGATTGGTACGATTTCAGCCTTTACACTGCTGACGCTTGACATCAATGTGTTGTCAAGGATACGTATGGATTTGAATTTAAAATGCGCCCAAGTGAAACAGGTGTCGTCGTCGTAATCGTCTTCCATACTCATTTTGTTTTCCTCGTGTTAGTGGGTGGTGATATTTGAGCGACCAGGAATGGTTCACCACCACCCACTGAATATTTATGAAGTGCTGTTTTAATCGTCCAAGTTGTCTTTGGCCGGGGCCGACGTCTTCTTGAACAAACTACCTGGGGCATAACCGGGCTTGTTTGACTTCTTTTGAGCTTGTGGGATTTCGTTCTTTACGATTAGGTCTGGTTCTGTTTCTACCATGACACCCTTAGCTTTCAATTCTGAGTCCCAGGCCTTCTTGTTGCGTCTGGTGTCTTGTTCAAACTCCAGAGTCTCCAATAACGCAAACAACTGATCCATGACGGTGGAATTACCTCCAAAGTTTTGCACATGGACCATCTTGCCGTGCAATTCCGAAATCCTGGCGACCAGGGCGTCATCTGACAATTTGTCCAATTCTAGACCTGGGTAATCCATTATTTCGTACCGGAAGAACCGAAACCACCAACACCGCGATTTGATTCAGAATAGGTATCCACGATTTCAAATTCAGGGCGAAGGACTGGAACAATAACCAATTGAGCAATTCGATCCATGGGATCGATGGTGAATTCAACCTCACTGCGATTCCAGCAACTGACCTTCAGATTGCCCTGATAGTCACTGTCGATGAGGCCAACTAGGTTACCCAGAACAATACCGTTCTTGTGACCCATACCAGAGCGAGGGAGGATCATTGCTGCCATGGCAGGATCGGCCATGAAGATAGAAATACCCGTATCAATGAGCTGAACTTGATTGGGTTGAAGAGTCAATGGAGAGTCGATACAAGCGCGGAGATCAAAAGCCGCAGAGCCGGCGGTTGCGTATTCCGGCATCAGTTCAAGGATGCGCGGATCGACGATTTTCATTTGAATTTTAGACATGAATTTCCTGAAGTGAATTATTTACACACCAGATTTTAACTGGTGGAAATTCATTGTCAAAATACCAACCAACGTTTATCGTTGCCTAGGAGTCTTGGGCGTGGAAAAAGCTGGATTGACGAGTCTGTGTGGGACTCCACACTTCGCGCAATACAGCTCCAGGCTTCTGAATATCATGTTCTTGGGTTCAAATGTTCCTGTTTCTCCACAGGAACAAGTGAATGTGAACGATCCCAAATACATTTTATCCAGTGTCGGTTCTGGGTTTGCAACCAACTGTTTCCGTTCCTCTGCTCTAGGAAATTTAATTACTTTGCTCATCATAGTTCCAAGTGACTGTTCACGAAATATTTATAGGTGAAACGTCGATAACAATAAGCTCACTTAACATCTCGCTAATTTGAATAAGATGGCATCAGTTTCGTCAGAGAAACGATACAGAATATAATGAAGACGACTATCCTCGTCTTCTTCTATTTCAACCTCAAAGTCGTAATCACCTGTACAATTATCCGCACACCAATCCTCATTAAGAGAAACCGGACTATGGATTTTCACTGGCCTAATTGTCGCTGTCATGGACGGTGATTCATAGGCCAATACTCTTACTTTGAATGGTAAATGATCGAACATGGTGATTCTTAAAATTCCTTTCGTGTATTTACAACATTCAAATGAAATGAAGTAATGCTTGATTACTTCATGATTTTGTGTAACGAACTGTGTAGGCAATACTGTATACACATACATAAAATCAATGGCGGACGTCGTGCCTTCTAGGTTTAAGAGTGATTAACCTTATGGTTTGACATATTTACGGCTACCATTTACAGTACGGCTTATGCAACGACGATATGGTTGTTGCAAATTCTCCAACAATGTTGTTGGCGAATATGACAAACTTTTCTTGGAGTATCGTAAATGCAATTGAATCTCACTTTCAACAAGCCAGCAGCAGCTCAATTCTTTGACAAGGCCCATGCGGTCAAGATCAAGATTGAAGGTCCGGGTCGTGTTCTGTTCAAGGCCACCGACAAAGAAACCGGCCGTGGTATTTTCCCACTGTCACCTCGCACTCGTGGCGGGCTGGGTATTACGATGACCGGGAAATTTGCTTCCCAATTCCTTGAATCCACCCAGATGTCTCGTGGCACCCACATGGCAATGGCCGGTACCAGCTATCGCTGGATCGCAGCTGACGCCGTGGAAGGCAAGCCCAGCAAGGTCGTTCCAACCGCTCGCCTGTGGCGTGAAATGGACGAAGTGGTGTCGAAGGCCCAGGCTGCACCAGCGAAGCGTGGTCGCAAGCCACGTATGCAAGCCGCATAAGGCTTTGATGCGTGAAGAATGGCTCCCCTAGGGGAGCCATTCTACCATCCATTGTTTGGATATGGAAAGAGGGAGCATCTGCTCCCTCTTATTATTTCAGTGCTTCTTACTTCAAAGCTTCTGTGAACTTCTGCAGATAATCCTTGGTTCCGCATTTGCCAACCATTGCAATGGATGGTGGTGTGGTAATGATTCTCGCAAAGCAGTCCTTCACTTCTTGGGCGGTAATTGACATGTACTTTTCAATCTCGGCATCAAAATCAGTGGGCCGGTTGTAGTTGAACAAATCACTTACGTTCTGTTCCAGGAATGAAAACCGGCTTTCCTGGATGCGAGTTGACGCCACCGCGATAGAGTTCTGGGCTCGTTCCAGATCAATGTCAGCGACCTTGTCGACCATACCCTTCATCACATCTGCCGTTGCCTTGAAGTATTCATCCAAATGTTCTTCGGTAGTCGCGCAATTGATGACCAACAGATTGTGGCCTGAATAATGGCTACTCCCCACACTATAAGCCAGACCTCGCTTTTCCCTGACTTCGTTGAACAGTGGCGAACTCATACCACCACCCATAACTGAGAATGCGATTTGTTCGATGTAATGATCTCGGTGATGAGTGTCCTGAGTGCCACCAAACACGGTGATCAGTTTGGTCTGCTTTTGTGTCTTCTTGGTTTTCAGGAATTCACCAGGCTCATAGACGGATGCAATACGTGGAGTGAACGTACCTTGTGGCAGATCACGGAATGCAGTTTCAACCATCTTGATAGCTTCGTCTTCATCCACGTTGCCCGCGATGCCGATGATGATGTTGGGGGCCGTGTAGAAATCCTTCATGTACTTCTGGAAGTCACCCTTGACGAACGAATTGATGTTCTTCTTGGGGCCCAGTGGGGTGTTCTTCCAACCGTTGGCCTTGTTGATCTTTGAGGCCAAACCATAAAACATCACCCAACTGGGGTCATCTTCATATTGTTCGTATTCCTGAATGATCACCGAACGCTCTTGTTCGATCTGATCTTCTGGGAAGGTACTGTTCAGCAAGATGTCTGCCAACAGGTCAACGAAGATACCGGTGTGCTTGGCAAGACCAGTCACATAGTAGGCGGTGCTTTGTTGGCTCGTATAAGCGTTGATGTTCGCACCCAGACGTTCCACATCGCTACTGATTTTCGTGTAGTCCCGGGTGGGGGTGCCCTTGAAAGCCATATGTTCCAAGAAGTGACTGATGCCATTCAGCTTCTCTGTTTCATTGACAGAACCGGTATTCACAAACACAGAAACGGCCACTGCTTGGGTGTCCGTCCGTCCAGAGAAAAGGAGGCGAGCTCCATTGTTCAAAGTTACAATCTTCATTCTTACCTTTCAAGTAGTTTAATCAAACACAAGTCATCACGAAACTTTTCTTCATCCCCAATAAGCCTGGGGCTTTGCAATTTAGAAACCTTATGAGTGAGTGCGTGGTAATTCACTTCCGCGGGAGTTTCATATTCAAACAACACTGCACCGGCGGCGTTGTCCCATTGAAACATTCCTTCTCCAAAGGTTAGGTCCCAACCATCACCGATGATCCGCCAAATGGAACTGATCATCCATTGTGCGTAGGGACGCCTAGAGCTTGTTGAATATTTTTCCAACATGATTGGAAGAACACTGTCTTCAGAGATCCAAGCGTAACTGGTAATGGTTCCCCTCCCCATCATTTCCGCGTACCATTCTAACTGAGTTGGCAACTCCACATCGTATTTGTCACCAATATAGGTTGATCTGTTTTGGGTACCAATCACCGCTGAACGAACCATCAACTTTGCCGCACTCTGTGATTCAAAATCCACAGGTGGGAGAAGAAGCATCTCGTTGGCAAATTCATGAGTGTATTCATCCATCGCCATTTGATGCAGTTGATTCGTGATAACTTTCTGTTTGAACCTAGCCTTCAAATAGTCGTTGAAGGACCCCAACTTATAGGCTATCGAGGGATTGAGGCCTGGGTAGGTACGTTTAGACACGAGCAATCCTTACCAAGCGAGTAGATTTGTCACGACCCCAGACATCCAGTTGTTTGATAGTTCCAGTCATCTTCACGTGTTGTCCTTGGTTTACAAAAATACTTTGACGTGTGAAGGTCACATAATTGCCATGCTCATCGTGGCCTCGGTGCAGAATATATGAAACTCCGGAACCATCGCCCTTGCGTTCCACATGAGTGGCTGTGAAAGTAAGAGTCACCGTTTCACCAACCTCACCCAGGAACTCAGAAGTCTTCACCCTACTGGGCAAGCAGGCATTATACAGGCTCGCTGCCATATTGGTTGACGGCCAGGTAATCACTGGATTTCTGGCGATCAGACTGAGGTTGTAGAAATAATCACTCCACTGGGAACGTGGATCATTCACCAATTCCTTACCCCATTCTATCACGTGATTCGCAATTGAATAATCATCGGGTGTAAGATCGTAGTTGCGTTCGTATGCCATCATGTTTCGAGCTTGTTCAGCTGTTGACACAACAGTTTCATGAGAAAGTTTGTAATTCTGTTTTGCTGCCGACACCGAGATAAAACCACCGTCCTTACGAACGATACTGGCGACATGAGCCATATAGGTGAGAAGATCTAACCCAGAGTTATCTGAAGCGGATATCCTAGAGCTCGCATGAGCCAACGACCTTACTTCTGACAAGAGCTCAGCCGCCTTGGCAGTAGCATGGACGGAATCAATCTTGGTGAAATCTTTCAAGCAAGAGGAACCAACTTGCTTGTATTCGCCACTGGTCGTTTCACGAAGTAAGAAAGTCTGCTTGCGGAATCGGTTCACTGAACAGTGATTGCATCGATATCCGTGGCGAAACTCTACGGGTACTTGATCGCTAGTAAGAGATCGGACAAGGTTTCCAATATTGGGATCAAGTGAATGATCCAGTACCCCAACGAACTTCCAATCTCCAGACACAAGTTGGGGAGTATTGAGCAGAACGTTGTAGCATTTGACGAATTGTTGTGGCTTGAATTCAACCAGCTCGTAACCAAACACCACCAGGGAAATTTCCTCTCCGGTGAACTTCAGGCATTTCTTCGAAAGAGCGGCGATAGCCTTCTCAAAAGCTGGGAAGTTCTTTTCTGGGATCAGGTACTGGGAGTCTGCGGTGTTTTGGGTCATATTCAACCTCAGTTACGATATGACCATTATACATTCATCTGGTTATTCCATCAAGTGAGTTCCTGGTTTTCCACCATTGAGCACCATAAACATAATGGCATCTTCTGGGCTGGGAAATCATGAACGGGAATCATCGACTTCAAGTGGAAGCCAGGGTCTTTAAAGATTGACCAGGTCCCACCAATTTTCAAGAGTTTGATTGGAATCTCGTTGAACCAAAAGTAGCAATCATGCCCCTTGGAGTCAACGAAATTTACATGAGAACGAACCGCAAACATGATTCGTTGATCTTTCTCGGTGTGAGAAAACAAGTCATACGGATACAACTTGGGACCATCAATCCGATAGTGAACATTAAGATATTGACAGATCTGTTGGTTCATGATTTTTAATGATGAATCGAATCGTCTCTTTCGTGGTCTTGGTTATTGGGTGACCATAAAGGCGGACATTTTGGTAGATATACCCAAAGAGATCAGTCTCGAGGGCAGCCAATTTGTACTGCTGAGATTTCAAAAACTTCGATCGTTTTGCCAAATGGACGTTTGCTTGATTCTTAAGCAAGTTCAAGAACAATGGCGAAATAGCATCATAATTGGCAGACATGTTGCCATAATAATCACGGTCATAGTGATTGTATCCACTCTTCAGATATAGATTGTCTGCATTGTTGATAGCAGCAACCTGATTCTTCTCCATTCCAACGGACTGATCCAGATCCGAAACTTCATTTTCAAGTTTCTGATAGACGCGCCATTTTTCCAAAACTTCGGTATGACTCAACACCACATCAAGGTCTTTGTTGATTTCAGAATACCTAGTTCGTAAAGAAAGAGGCATATGATTCAGGTTCATCGTTTCTCCTTAACTGAATTCAACGTCGAGCAGATCGTAAGTTCCTGCTCCGTGGAACACCCTACTCTCAACAGCATGACGTCGGCAACCATCTGGGTGGTAAGTATCACCATCATCAAGTATATTTTGACCAGTACGATCCCACTTTCGTTTAGTAATCTTAACCAACAGATCGTCTAGGCTTACCACGGCATCGTATTCATTGGTGATGATAACGGTCCCAGATGACAAATATTTGTACCAAGAAGCAAGGTTCACCAATCCATGCTCTCGGTGCATCCTAAGAGAAAAACACCACCCACCAGAACTCTTTCCGATGTGAAGATATTCATCTTCAGCTCCCCGGAGTTTATCAATCAGGTGTGGTTTTTTTGTGGCGTAATAGTTGGTTCCCATATTGGGATTCTAATATGGCAGATGAATCAATGCAAGCGATTACTGATATTTGTTTCGACGCTTGATCCAAGGATCAGTGGGGTCGACGTTCTCCCAACCCTTTGGCCCAGTGTGGTAACCCAGAGATTCAGCAATCTCCTTGCCAGTAGGTTGATAAATCACCTTTTCGTTTGTGGTGGTTGGCGGAACGGTTGATTGTTCCACGGATGCGGCGCCTACCATCAGCGCCACTACGATTGCGATTGCCGGCATGAAATTCCTTTGTTGGTTCAAGATGAACCATTCTAGCAGGAATTATCTTTCAGATGATGCGGAGAAGACAGAATAACTCATCAACTTTCTCTGGAGTTGTCGCCTAGCCATTGATGCGTTCCTAGATTCAACCTTACTAGTGTTCTTGATTCGATCAATTTCATCATAACTGGCGTTGACGAACGTAGTAGTGTTCCTGATAAAATCAACACTTAGTGTTTCTGAGTGATCTTCCAATACCGTATTCATTCTATCAATCTGCTTTTGCAAGCTGGTGATGGTTCGGAGATCTTGACGACGCTTTACTTCATTTGCTCGATGAGACCACAATGGCTTGCTGATTTCAGCCAATACATCCCAGTCTGGATCTTCCAATATCAATTGCAGTATCGGCGGGCGACTCTTCACTCCAGATACTGGAAGGACAATTTGTTCCGACATCATACGGAGCATCACTGCTTCTTCAGCACTGTGGGTCTCCAGGATCATGGCAGCTCGAAGACCCAGATTCTTCATAAAGCCACCGTACTTGTGGAGAACGTGCGTTTCAGAACAATGAAATATCACACCAGGACATTGTTCTCTAACCAATGCTTGATTGAACCAAGGTTCAGGTGAACGATAGAGAAACCCGTACCGAGTTTCAACATAGAAAGCGAATAAATATTGCACAAACCTGATCCAAAAATCGAGCGAATGACCGCACAATTTATTTAGGAATTCCATATGAATCCAGTGAGCAACTCTTATATCCACGAAGTTTCCAACATCGATATCCATTCGCTGTTTGACATCCCAACCATGCAGGCAGAATTTAACAGGTTGGCAAATTTGGAATTGCTTGCAACCAAGATTGAAATATCTGAATCAGCTCTGTTCTCCAACCTAGTAAATAGACTCCCATTCATGAACCCTGATATCGCGTCCTTGTTGAACATGCCACCATATCTCTCGCTGGAACTCCCTCATATCGATGGGTTGGGATCTAGGGGAAATAGTAGAGTTTCTGCCATCAACATCCCTCTATATGATTGTTCCATCATAGAAGCGTACACTCAGTTTTGGCGTATCAAAGGAGAGGATCATTTGATGGAGGAGCGAAAATCTGAATACAATTTGCGCTACCTTAAACCGGAGATGTGTGAACTCGCATATTCTCACAATATGCGTTGTGTTTCTGTGGTGAATGTGCGTGAGCCCCACAACGCAAGAAATGCATCTGCGTTCAATCGTCAGATGATTAGTTTTGGTAGTACGTTGTCATTCAATGAAACTATCAAAGCTCTTGAGGAATTTAAAATTTAATGAAAACAAGAAAGCAATTACCAAACTTCGGAAAGGTTCCAGGTCTTCATATCGACATCGATCGATTGATGGCAGAATTGGCATCTAGCAATATGCTGGATTTTGACATCTACAACGACATCAATGTTCAGAAATCAAACAGTGGGGATCACATCGATTTCACAACAGTCAATTCATTCAGCAAACGTTCATTCTTTTCTGAGGATGGATCACTGAATGGTGAGCGATATCGCCAACTGTATTTGACTCAATACCAAGGACCAGAAGTGACTCCTCAATTGGGCGATGGCACTACTGTTCGTGATCGACTCCGCAGACTTGATCCATCTAGAGGCGAATATGATCCAATTGCCGATGAGAGAAACTACGGCAAGATCAAGGACGATTGTCCTCAATATCTCCGTGAAATAATTCAGATGTTTGATGACACCGTCACCAGAGTCAGGCTGGCGTGCTTGACGCCGGGATTCAAAATCAAAGAGCATGTGGACTATGATCCATCATACATTGTCAGATACCATATCCCGATTCTAACCAATCCCCTATGTGTTCTTGGTATCATAGCCAATGGTGAAGTTGACTGTAGAAGCCTACCAGCAGATGGGTCGGTTTACTTCTTCAATAGCGGCCACAAGCATTGGGCGGAGAATAAGAGCGATGGCCATCGCTTGCATCTAATCATTGATGTTCACGGCCAGAAGATGTTAGATCGAGTAGAGGAATTCCATGAGAATAGTCACAACGTATGACACCTCGAACTTGGACTTTCTGAAGCGTCAAAAGGAGTTGTTTTCTGATAGAAGAGCCACTGATCGACTCTCTGAAGAAAACTATCAATGGTATGAATCGAATCCACCAACAAACACTCTGCAGAGTCTTTTTGAACAGAACAAGTTTTATGATGGTGGATGGTTAGAAGCAGTTGATGATGCGGGCAAAACCATAAAGAGTTGTGGTGCATATTTGTATCAAAATTCACTGGTGTTTGGAGTTCGTTATTGCACCTTTGACAGTGAGTCGAAATATAGTCATACGTTCATCAACGACCTGTTACCTGCGTTCTACAATCGAGCTCTTGCACTAGGTGTTGATTCCATGGTATTGACGGTAAATACCTATAACCGTCACCTCCCTAGGATGTTTCAACAACAGAGACACTCTGAGAAAACCAACAAACTATCAAAGACGCTCTTGGAACGCCTAGCCTTCCGTGGCGAACATGAATTCAATCATGTTAAACAGAACATTTATTCAATAGAATTCGCGATAAATAGTGATTATTGGTACAAGGAAAATCATGCTGGATTACAACAATCCTGAGTTGGAAAAGTTTTTGACGCTCGGACGTCTTTATGTTGATCTCGATACTCTGCAAACGCGCAAATTGCCGTTCAGTGCATTCGAGACCAGCACCGGTGGCTTGGAGTTAGATTATCCATATGATTCATCCAAAGTATCCCTGAGACCAGGATTTTGGTATTCAGCAAACTTGACTCTGGGTGGGGAACTCAAGAAAGAAGTTTTCGATCTCATGCACGCCGCTCGATCCTTTGTGGCGGAGAGTTATGGCCAATATGAAATCTCGTTCATGATAGTGTGTCCACCAGGTGGGAAGATTCCCTCTCACCTGCATTTTAGAGAAAATAACACAGTCACTCTTTGCATTCCGTCAGATAAGAAAAAGACAGGAATGACGTTGACTGTGGGCGATAGTGATTATTTGATCCATAACGGTGTGTTGAACTTTGATTCGAAGGCACCGCATGCGGTGGACAACACCACTGAATCAACTTATTGGATTTTTGTTTTCGAGAACGTTTTAACAGACAAGCATCAACCCCTAATGGAGGTTATTGAATATGATTCAGAAGAAGCTGGTTGCCCTCGCCCTTTTAGGTGAGGAAATGAACAACATCCAAGGGTTCGTGCAATATCATGAACCCTGGGTGGATAGATTCGAGTTCGTTCAGAGCAATGCTGATAAGTTCAGCATTGACTTTGTCACAAACCACCCAAAATGCAGATTGACTACTATTGCCACGTCTTGCTTTCACGAAGAAGACAAGGCTAGAAATATTCTGCAGGAAAAAGTCGACTACGACCTTGAAACTTCTCTGATGTTGGATTTGGATGAGCGATTGGATTTGCGAACGCTTGGTCAGATAACCACCGAGCACTTCACCGCCGATGTAACTTACGGGTTGATTAACAACTGCGACAACTACTTCCTGGTGGATCATTACTCCAGAATTATGTTCTCAAACATAAAATTGGAATTCAAATGGCATACACATTGCTGGCCAATCAATACCTTGAATGCGTCAAAGTTCATGTTGACTTTCCCAAAGGCCAACCACTTCATTCAGACTCCTTACAAGAAATCTGGGTCTGACAATCAATGGGACTATGACACTAGCCCTATGAAGTTCTCTGACAAACAGATGGCAAAGCTGTTCATTGACGGTAGATATCAGGAAGTAATCAAGGTGTATCAGGAGTTGATCAAGACGGATTACTTGGCACAAGGTCTCAGCAAGAGAGTGAACTTCTATTGGTTCATGGTTGCCGTTTTGGCCTGTGAACAATTGAACAAGCCGTGCCCATTCCCCGTGTTGCCGTTCGCTGATGAAGCGAACCCAACAAAGACTGAAGTGGCAACTCTTTTCCTCTACGACAACCTGAACGGCAATGAAAGAACTATCGATCTTGCACCCTTCAAGATCAATCTGCACGGCGTTGTTTCCTCATATGCAAAAGCAAAAGCGATATGTCGTGGTGCAACGGATTCACAGAAGGCTGGCGCGATCACGATGTGGAATCCATAATGCTCAATATTCCTAATGAAGAATTGATCGAGTTGACCTTGGAGGCACAGAACAATTATCAACCAAGATCATCGTTCTATGACAGGCAAATAGTTGATGTTGAAAAGGACAAGTCATTCAACATCTTGGCTTATAGTGGCATACCTACGATCAAGAAGATCCATGACGTCAAGGCACTGTCACCAAGGTATCTGGGTGACGTTTTGGCGCTGTTGGATCAATTGTATAGCACCGTGGAGCGAACACCGGACAGCAAATGCTTCCTCACGTTTTCAGCTCCATTTGGATATCAAAATTGTCCCTCACATGTGCATCATATGATTGACGGCAATCCTTGTATGACTACCACTTTTGCCATACCGTTGTCCCAAGATGGTGAATTGCCATCTATGATGATAACCAGGGATTCAGTGAAACGACCATCACGTTGGTACCTTGATCCATCAAGAATTCCCTCTGGATTGGATTATCAAGAACTCAAACTGTATCCAGATGGTATAACGAAGTTTGAATTCAATTCATCATTCAGACCACATTTTATAACCTACAATCAGAGCGTCGTCCTCTGGTTCGTCATTGACGGATCGATACACGATCATGATCTGTTGGTAACTGAGTATTAGTAGGTATCGAAAAGCAGGTGAATCCTGCTTTTCGTGTAATCGGCATTCACTGCGGTGTGCGGTACTTTAGTATTCAGAAGGTACATATTGCCTTCTCTGGGCATTCTACACACCACGTCATCAACGATGAAGAACGCAGTCTTGAAGGTCTGAATCGGTACGTGGAATCTAAACTCGTCAAGGTCACGATGCAGACTCAAACAGGTTTTGGCATCCTGTTTCATGAATCGAACTCTACCCACTTGTCTTCCATATGTGTTTGCGATCTCTCGAACCACATCAATGACTTGATTGATGTATGGCTTATCAGTGGATAACTGAGAAAATTGTGAAGTCTCGGCCAGCATCTTTTGAGTGTCTTTGTCATACAACGAACCACACCCATCACGATATCTAGTCGTGGGATCTATTCCCACGCGGTGTGTGAGACCCAATTGACTGAAGGTGGACCAAGCATCCATAGCTTCTGATTCACCCAGAATTTCAGTCATTTCATCTCTGAGGAGTTTGGCATCAAATTGTTGATCGATAACCAACACCCCGTCAGTTCCATTGAAAAGATTTTCTATATTCATGCAGCTATTTACCAACTCCAATGGTCGAAAACCCCACGATGTGGGGTTTTGCAACGATCAAGGGATTACTTGACTTTGCGGGTGCTGTTGGTGTTCAGCTTGCCGTGAGCCATTGCCTTGTAGAACATGCGGCCCAGTTCTGCAGGGTTCACCACAGTTTCAACTTCTTGAACGTCCGTGTAGTTGAAGCCGCCTTGTGCTTTCACCAACTTGGTGTCAAAAGTAGCCAGAACCTTGGCAGTATCAGCCTTGCGATACGTCTTGAAACGCAATGTACCGCCACGACGACCACCAAATGTCACCAGGTTGCCTTGGATCAGCGCCACACCGTAAACGCTATCCTTACTAGGAGCGCCACCAGCTGCACCGCGTGCGCCTTGAACCAGTGCGTGACCAACCTTCAGAACTTGTACATTTGCAGCCATGATTTATTTCCTTTTCAGTTTGTTTCAAGTTTTGCAGTTTACCTGCACCATGTATCAACTATAACACCAAATGAAATAGAATCAACACCAAATGAACTTATTTTTCAACTGTTACATATTTAAGAAAACCTGGTTTCAGTAAACACGGCTGTTCTGAACCATACCAGCTAGAGCGTGAAGCTGCTCAAGTTCTTTTTCTTTTTCCAAAATCTCCTCTAAGCATTTCGTCATAGTCTGCTTCCGCCAATCGGGATTGGCTAGTCTGAACCGAAGACTCGTGGGGTCAATCAACCACGAGTCATCAAAATGCCGTTTGAATACCTTGATTGGAACTGGGGATTTGTCTATAACTCGGTGAGCGGTAATTACACCAAACCCCATTCGTGAAACTTCGACGTCAATCCATCCCCTATCATAACCTTGCGTTTCTGCTTTGGGGAAATATATCAAGAGACGGGCCCAATTATTGGCCGTATCAATGAACATACTTTTGGTAGCGGCACCAAAGAAGATCTCATATATCGTCTCTGGTAGTACATCCGTGATGGATTCTACTCGTTTCATTTCAACTTTGCGGAGTTGTCAGCAAATAGTTTACTCGAGCGTAAACGTGAGCCATGTGTTCGCTGGCTTTGCGAGCCGCAAATTCATAATGTTTCTTGTTCTCTTTCCACACTCGATGAGCATGTTCGCCCATAGTCTTCTTGCTTGCTTGTTCAGTCTCGAAATAGGACTTCTCGGCTTTTGCATCTTCGCCGTCATCCAGGAGTTTGTAGAGGTCACTACCAGCCATCGCCAGTGTGTCACGATACTTTTTGCTTTTTGCCATGATTTCCTCTTATTTGTTTGGAACTTGAACAACTGCCGAGATATCCGACATGCAGATATCAAAGAATGTTTTGCATCCTTCTTTGCGTACGATACTGTACGACACGAAACGGTTGGTGGTATTACTGGTGGACGTTTTCACTTCGATGACGTTATCCAGAGTGATCACGGAGCCGCCGATAAGATGAATTTGAATAGTCATAGTCTTGGGGCCAAACATACCAACAAAGAACTTCTTCAGCATTTTGAACTCCTAAAACAATATGGCTAGATGATACACTCATCTAGCCATATTGTAAACTTGGTTTGAAAGACTTAGTGCAGTCTAAGGGCTTTCAAATGCTTGTTCAAACCACCGAACAGGGTTCGTTCATTCAACGCATTGGCGATAGCCGTTGCATTTTCTGGTGCGAGACCAGAACAAATATGAGACCACATGTTGCTTGGGTGCTTGAACCAAACGCCGTAATAGCCACCATCCTTACCTTCGTCAATGACAAATACCGGGCCTCTGAAGCCCGGTACGATCTTGGATTCATCAATTTTCTTAGCCATAAAAGCCTCCTTTACAGCTATTTATGACTAATCAGTCCTTGAAAGAGGACACCATTTGCAGGATTTCACCGGTCACAGCCAGTTCAACCTTGGTCATAACGTTTGACATATCCGAGCTGGACACGCCGGAGCCCGACAAACGGATCAGACGTTCCATGTATTCTTTTTCCAGATCAGCCATGGTTAGAGACGTTGTTTCCAACAAAGTCTTCAGTCCCGAATAGAGTTGCTTCTCGGTGGTTACCTTCAGGAACGTATCAGCCCACGACAAAGCGTAGATAGGACTTTCATTGAGCTTTGCAACAAACTTCACCATCGACTGGTCAGCAAATTCAGCTTTGCGGACACACACTTCGATAATTGCTTGCTTTACGTTCATGTTCAACTCCTTGTTTGCGATAAGTTGATTATAGTTCATTTGGTGAACTAGTCAAGCGCTTATTCAAACCAATCAGAAAAAGCTAACTTGAATGCAACTCCTTGAAATGTCCTCACGTTGAGGAAGAATTCAACTTCGTACAAATTTTTGTAGTCCTCTTTTTCAGTCTGAAGATCTTCCTCAAGACCACAGCAAAACTCAACATTGTAACCATAGTACAATGAAACCTGTTCCGAAGAGTGCAAATCCGCAAACTTCTTGATGGCATCACGTTGACTCAGTGACGGATTGGTAATCCCAAAAAGCGTATCATCAGGATAATCTTGAATCACCCGGATGGTTCCAGGATGATCAGCCCATTTGAATGACGGTTGGGCAATCTCGAATTTCTTACGCAGTGGAATATCTTCCCAATCAGATATCGTAGATCTCAAGATACCTTCACCCCAGTGATTCGACGAACGTGGTCACCATCCATGAAACCAGAGTTACAATGGAATTCATACCTACCTGCGGGTACGGAAATTACGTGCTTGTCTGCTTTCAATTCCGCCCACTCAGCGTCAAGATCAAGAGCCTTGGCATTCTTTCTTCTCGGAATGGAATTCATCATACCTTCCCAAGTTTTACGATCCACCAGAGTTGCCCACCAGAGATCAGTGCAAATGTTATTCAGTTTGACTGGATTCAGGAAGGTTTCACTTGTGGTCGTAGGCTCGTCTTCATCAAATTCGTTGACATTATCTTTGGTCCGAACACCTTCATCAGGACGCATCACAATTTTTCCATCTTCCGTGAGATACACACCAGGGCAAGTATTACCCACAAAGAAGTGACAGATATTGTGTTCAGCATAGAGATCGGTCACGGCATGAATGCCAATCTGTTGGTTGACTGATGGGAGATCTTCAAACTCTGGGTATTGCTTTCTCCAAGCGGATAACCCATCATACCAGTCAAGCGCCAGTACCTCGCCTGTGGGGAAATCAATCGTGACCTTGAAGTCGGAATGATTCTCGCATGCCACATGACTGTGGAAAGAGATAGTGGTACCGACCAGACGAAGATGAACCAATTCATCACATTCCGGGCATCTCCAGATCGAACTCCATTGGTATGCGTCTTCACCAGAATCGGTTTTGAACTTAGTTGCGTATCCTTCCGGCATCAACTCGCGCATGACATCCTGCCTTCGGAAGTCGTCATCTTGGAAATCGTAATTCTTGGGGGCATCGATTAGAGCCCAAGACCGCTTTAGCATTTCGCTCTGCTTATGAGAATCATCTTCGATGATTAGCATCCGGGAATCAACAAGTGATCCCAAGATCTTCTTCATTTCGATGCGACTCACTTCTTCGCCATCTGGGTGGAGAGGTTTTCGTTTCCCTTCTTTCGCCATAGATTCGTAGAGGTTCAGGCACAATTGAATTGTTTTATCATCCACGTCAGCATCTCGCATATCTTGCAGTGTAGCCTTGATTTCATCGGAAACGTTGAGGCTATTGATATCAATCATGAAATTCCTCCAAAGTTATGGCATTCTACATTACAAATGAATAAAACCGGCGATTAGGCCGGTTTTATTTCATCCTCACCACATTACTGTGGCTTGTAGCGATCAGACATCACAGCTTCCAACATGATGCCTTGTGGGCTGAACTTCTGTGCCGTCAGGACCGACTTAACGATCGTTGGGGAGAAGCCGCTGATCAGAGCAACGCCCAGATCATTGAACTTCACTGGCACATTGTCGTGCGCGTTGATGTTCCAGAACACCACCTTTGGAGCGGTGTAACCAGCAGCCTTGTACTTGTCACGGATCATGTCGATCGCGGAAGCCGTTGGGCGACCAGTGCAACCGTCAAACTGCATATCCGACAACATCACAATGTACTCAGGCATGTCTTCCTGAGCAACCTTGGAGGTTACTGCGACCTTCAGCAACGCATCGTACGCGGCTTCCAGGTTCGTGTTGTAACCAACCTGTCCAGTCATCTGGTCCAGCTTATCCAACACGTTACCCTTCAGAGCATACAGAGTTGGTTGTTCCGTGAACGTGATGAACATATCACGGAACGAACCAGTGTTCTTTTCAGCCAGATACAGGCCCAAGCTCACAGCCACGTCCATACAAGTCACCGAGCTCTTGGTACCAGCTGGGCAGCTCATGGAGCCGGACACGTCAACCATAGGCAACATCTTGGCATCACCAACCACATTTTCCAGTGCAGCCCACTGAGCCAAGATCACATCGCGTTCAACCTTGGTCAGAGTTGCTCGTTGGTAACCATTCATGTTGCCCTTCAGGACATCATAAGGGAACACCGCACCAGCGTTGATCTTGGTTTCACCGGTAGCCAGACCTTCAGCATACTTCGTGTATGCTTCTTCGGCATTCTTCTTGAATGCCTTGCGGTAACGGCCAGCGGCCACGGAAGGAACGTGGGAGAAGTTGATGTTATCCCAATCCTTGGCACACATTTGGGTTTCCACGACTTGCGTCAAGGTAACCAAAGTCTTGCGATAGCGCTTTGGGCTGTATCCCAGGTATGCTCGCAGAGCTTCAGCATCCTTGCCCTTACGTGGCATCCACTTTGCACACAGACCGTTCTGGGATTCCAGACCGGCCTTGATCAAGCTGAACGCCAGGTCGCGGAGAGCTGGAGTCTTCACAATCAGGAGATCATCCCAACGACCCAGTTCAGGAGTCGAGAGAATCAGGGAGCGAGCTGCATCAGGATCGACACCCTCCAGATAGTTCAGAACATCACGGAACAGTTGACGTTCACCTGCACCACCGCGAACGTCACGTGCCCACAGCGCGATACGCAGAGCCAGTTCGCGATTTTCCACGAATGCTGCGGTGAACTGAGGAACAATGTTTTTTCCGCGGCTTGCACCAATCTTGAAGAACAGGTCCACGTTAGAGTCCATGGTGGACTGGAGAGCGGCCATACCGTTCGTGGTGGTGGTTTCTTGAGCCTTGAATGCGTTTGCGAGATCCATATTGTTCCTTTGTTTACTGGTTGGTTAAATTGAGTTTGCTGAACCCAACCTGGGTTTCATTATCTGTGAGGAATGCATTGTAGCACCTGGAAAACCTGGCAACTACACTTTTATGAATTTTTCTACAGCGAGGCGAGTTTTTTCAATCTGTTCGCTGACGGGAGTGGTTGGCCTGGCTTGTGTTTTGGTTTTATCGGTAGGTTTGTGTTCTTCGCGATTGAAGAATAGGGAAATTCTAGCGTTGGGGTCCATCCCAACTAGAGCTAGATATCGTTGTTCATTATACGCCAGAATAGCACCACCGCATATCAAGTCCTCGCCCGTTACCACATCATGGAACACCACGGCCGGCGTATTATCCATAGTGATAAACATGAATTCTTTCCCGTAACACACCCTGATATCTTCGATTTCATTGGACACTACGATCCACAATTTACCAAGTCGTGATTGCGCCTCGTGTTCTCGAAAACTCTGCCGATCCTGGTTTCGAGAGTCGAAGAACTTCTTCACTTGCAGGTCAACCTCTTGGTTGATAGCGTCGCGCATCAACCAAGACGCAAATTTGGATTTCAAGTCACGTATATTCATTAGCCAACTCTAGCATCACAAGTGGAATTCATCAATCTCAAAAGGCGATGAGCGGATTGCTCCGCTCATCATTTACTGGATCGTTCCGGGAACATCCCGGCCTGCTGCCCCTTTCGGGAATGATGTCCTGCCACTAGACCAAACCCACCAGGTGGGCTATGAGGAATCGAACCTCATGATTTCAATTTGATATACATTTAAGTATGCTGTATCGATCCAAAAAACTTCAAAATAACGGGTTCACTTTTTTATGAGTCGGCTGCTCTCCCAACTGAGCTAATAGTCCCAAGGAACTATGCGGGGCTCGAACCCGCGACAGGCTGATTGAAAATTAGTTGCTGAACGGAACCCAAATTTAACGGAATGTGATGCCCTTCCATGGGCAAAGTTATGAACGTTGCCATTCATAACAGGAGTCGAACCTGCAATTTTATTTGCTGCGCACATTCCAAATTTTAACAGGATAGCAGGTCTTTCGACCCAAAACATTTGATGCGTTTACCAATTTCGCCACCTAGTGATTGCTCACTAGAAAGGGGCTCGAACCCTTAGTTCTCAAATTCCATTGTTATAGATTGCTGCATCTATCCTAATAACTCTATTCTACTACCAATTTTCTAGATTTCAATCTACCTGCTGATATTCTTTAACAATCTTTTGATATTGTTCGAGCTCACGAATATAGACAACTGGTTGGAATTCATAGTCCTGGCTGAGGATGTTGGAAATGATTCCCCAATCCCCACCACCAAGACCAGCACCAATCAAGGGCATGGCCAGCTCAATGGGTTCCTCTTCTTCAAAAGGAGTCCAACCATATCCCCTACTTTGTTGGGCGAATCGATTACCCTCAAATTCTCGTTTGGCGTCATTGATCAGCTTGTTGATCGAAACAAGGGCGGTGGATATCGCGGAGTAGTCCACGTACCTCCGACCATCCTTACCAAAGAATTCTTGGGTGATGGCATTGAAGATCACATGTCGACCACAATCTACCGCGACGACGGAGCCCATCACCAGTTTGTTTTCTTCCTCGTACTTTTCTCGATACTTGGTGTATGCCAATGGATAGGTTGCTCTGATTTCTTTTGCAACACCGGAACCCATAACACCCTGAGCGTTACAGCCGTGCATGACGAATCGGCCTTTGTGTGACAATAGATCACCATGTCGATATTGAACTTGCTTTTTCATTTCTGAACCACTTCTTTTAGTTTTGGAAGACCGCATTGTTTACAGTCAGTCTGCATATCGTAGTACAAACTCTTGGTGTCCGAGTACCTACCAGAGTGGACTATCTTCCATCTAGTCCACTTATGAATACCAATACGGCACCACATGTTGGGTTGACGATCACCATATGTTAATGTGTCTATTACATCTTGGGAATCACTCATTTCAACAACTCACGAGTTTGTTTTTCCAACTTACCACAGTATTCACATTCTCTTGTGGAGCAAATGTATCGTGTTAAGTAGAGCTCATGCTTTATCTCTCGATGGTTCCATCTCTCCCACTTGTGGATACCCATTCGACACCAGAAGGAGGGTTTAAACGCCAACCCCTGAAGTTTTCTCATGAGGTTCTCAGACATCGAGGTAAAGAATGACATCAGTTAATCAACTTCAAATGTCTGGTGATAGGATCAAGAACGGAAGCAAGTGCCGGACCAATCGCAATAGCGGTATGAGTCGGAACACCATGGAAGGCAGTCTTGCCGTTATCCTTGATTAGGATCGTATGAAGTCCAGCATCCAGGGCTTGGTGATGTAATGCCATCAACTCGGCTTCATCCGCACACCATACGGCAATCTTGGTAAAAGAACCACGAAGCCAACCTTCTATGGCTGGATCGAGGTCAATCACAAACTGAGTCTTTCCGTCAGGATTGGTTTGAAACGATCCATTCCGCAGGATCGCACCCATACTTGCGTGGGCACCTTGGGCGATGAGTTTACCCTTTCCCATATCGAGATCTTTTCTCAATACGATGATCTGTTTTTCGTAGTCTTGCATATTCATTTGGTTGATATAGTTGCCATAACTCTACACTATGGTGGCGCCATATGTTGAGTTCCTGTCAAATTCCTCAAAATCTACCTGGAGATTCCTGGAACGAAGTGACAATCTCGTTGAATAATCGTGACAATCTCGTTGAATTGCCTATTGTGAATCCCTGGTTGTACATCACATCTCCCAGATCCAATAGGTCTTGTTGGGATCAAATTGTTTGAAGCAATGTCCCAATTCATCGTCACTCAGTATATGTTGAATTTTTTCTGATTCCCCTAGGCCATACCAACCCTGATGAGCTATCCATTGATTCATTCTTTCCCTGGAATCCAATAGTTCGTTGGGAAAATAGGTCTGGGTTCTCATGTACCTGCGCATATTGGCAAGCTGGGTATCAAAGTTTGCCAATATGTTTGCACTGGGGGTCTTACTGGGCCAATCAATGGCAATCATGAGGTCAGCCATTTCCCCTCGTCCCTTTGTTTCACCACAGATCATATCCAGGAACGCGTCTGGGAAGGAACCCAGATTACTATCACTCAGATATAGGTTGATAGGTTTGCCGTTTATAGCTAATACCAGAACTCCGTTCAGGAACAATTGCTCCAGACAAACACTAAGTTGGTGTGGGCCGATCGATGATCTGAAATCGTAAACAACTTCATCCATAGTCTCTCACATATTCAGCCAACCTGTCATTGGACAACATGGCAATTACTTTATCGCGCTCATCCATGCCATACCAACCACCATGTTGTTCCCATTTTTCCAAAGACATCATGTCGGGGAAAAGGGCTCGTGGTTCCCACTTCTTCATTTCATTCTCGGATTCCAGACAGCTCTGTAGGGCATCTGCTCGATACAATTGCATCAGACGATCTCTGACCAGTCTATCCATTGATTGCAGCGCCTTGAATTCTTCGGCCATGGTTTCCGGGTGTGCGTTCAACTCCCACACCATGTTGGGAAGATCCTGAGAATCACCGACGATAACCTTCTTGACTAGCGCCGCCACTCGTGGATTTGTTTCATCAACTGTTCCATGCTCCACTGATAGATGACAACTAATTCGTCCTTGAAAGAACCAAGACCCCAGATCCAACATCATGTACCTTCGTCCGAATCGAAGGTGCCATACGTCATATTTTTTGTCACATGGAGTCTCCCAGAATTCCTCTGGTTCTTCGTAATTGATGTTCATGATTATGGGTGCAAGGCGCGACTATCGTAGAAC